ATAATGGCAGAAGTAGAACTAGCATACCATTAATCAGTGTTGTGGGAGCAAGTAACGAACTCCCCCAAGATGAAGAGCTAGCAGCTTTGTATGATCGATTTATTCTCAGATATAACGTTAAATACATTCAAGACAGCAAAAACTGGTGTTCGTTGATGGCTGGTGCGGTTAATGCAACCAATAGTAATAATGAGACCACTATCACCTTGGAAGAACTTGAATCGGCTCAACAGGAGGTTGCACGAGTTAAGTTTCCAGAGCTTGTTATAAGTACTATGCGGGACATCAAGATGACCCTGGAGCGTGAAGGTATCGTAGCCAGTGATAGACGTTGGAAGCAGACGGTTCGTGTTCTTCAAGCATGGGCCTGGCTTGACGGTCGTGACGAGGTTACTGAACAAGACTTGGAATTGCTGTGTGATATGTTGTGGCAAGAACCGGAACAAAGGACAACCCTGGTATCTAAGATTTTGTCGGTTACTAACCCATTGGACCTGGAAGCAACCCGATATTATGACGACTGTATGGGGGTATTTTCACAATTTAGTCCTAATGCACCGTCCCATTTGAAAGAAGAAATTGCCGCCAAATTGAAACAGGCAATGAGTAAAATTGATGACACTGTAAAAATCGCTGACAAGGGTAAGACCAGGAAATTGCTTGAAGTTCGAGAATCTATTAAGAGTATGTATCGACAAACCATTGCGGCATTGGAGATTTAGATGGGTGAATATTACGATGAGGATGTAGAACGATTAAGACGAAATCCTTTACTAATACTATTAAAATTTATATATAATGCATTTAAATTCTCAATTTTCGCGGCTTTATTTGTGAGTCTGTGCATCTCAACTCGATGTAATAATGCAATATATGAAGTATGTCAATTTGTTAGGCTTTGTGATAAGTAGGAGACAACATGCTAGTACCGTGCGACAAATGGGACACTAGAATGTTTAATGAGGCCATGGCATCTAACCCTCACATGTCAGAAATTGAAAAGGAAGGGTCTAGTAGAGCATTTAATTATTCGGAATTCATGAAGGATATTTTCTCGTCTGCCTACAAACTGGCACCAGAAACTATTCCAGAAGACCAAGTACCTCCAGAATATAAATGGGCGCATAAAATTTATAATGAAATCACCCAATTACAGGAATGGCGTACACTTCGCGAAAGAACAAAGCTTAACGAAGAGGCAACAGCTTCTGCCTGTGTGAAATTTTGCGGTGATTTTATGGAAGCTCTGCCTAGGGCCAACAACCGAGAATCCGGAGGCACCGGGGTACCTGACCCCGATAATTTTGATATGTCGCTCGTAAGGAGAGCTGCGAGACAAGCATGCACCGAAGCCGCTGAAGAGGCCGATAAAACCAATGAAATGTTGGGGGCGTTCGGATATGGATCAGGAGATGGTCGTCCCCAATATGCATCACCTACCATGAAACGGGAAATTGCAGGACGATTGATGGACAATGATCACCTGAAACGGATCGCCGAACTAGCGGGTCGCTTCCGACGCATCGCAGTAGAAAAACAGAAACAGAAGACCCGACATGGAGTTGATGAGCTGGCTGACATTATGTTGGGGGATGATCTGGCTAGATTAGTGCCGTCAGAACTATCTAAACTGGCTCATCCATTACTCAAAAAGGATTTCCAGAAGCGGTACTTAGAGAAACAACTTGTCCAATACAGGCTTCGTGGACGAGAGAAACTTTCACGAGGTCCGATCGTATGTCTCGTGGACGAAAGTAGTTCCATGCAAGGCGAGCCAGACGTGTGGTGCAAGGCTGTATGTATGGCACTCCTCCAAGTCGCACAGACACAAAAACGGGCATTTGCGATTGTTCATTTCAGTGGATCAGTAGTTAGGGTCGATAAATTTTCAGGCAAGGTAAATCCTAACGATGTTATGGACGCGATCTCACATTTCGATGGAGGTGGCACAAATTTCATGGAACCTCTAAACGAAGCCATTCAAATCATCAAAGAAGATTCTACCTACAAGGATTCTGACATTATCATGATCACAGATGGTGATGCCAACATTACTGAAGAATGGCTCCGGGTATTTACAGAAGCCAAACGATTAACTGAGTGCAACATTATCTCTATACTAATTGGGGTTACTAAAAGTGTATTGGAACGAGTATCAGATCATTTGTTTACATTAGATGATTTAACCCAGGCAGATCCAGCTTTGAATACAATCTTTAGTGTTTGATGAGGTAAATATGCCATGCCAAATGTGTGACGGCGTAGAGTTAATCGATAAATGTCCACAATGTGGTCGTCTACCCCGAGACCCTAATTTTGTGGCTCTGGTAGAGGTTCAGGAATTACTTAAACATCTTAGTACGCTTCCGAAACATGGTACTTGTTCCCATGAAGTATTTAGATGTCTTCAATTACTTACCGGTGTTTGCTACCGATTGATGAGGGATAAAACATGAAGAACTTATCTTTGAAGTTCGCCCAACAAGCAGTTAAAGTTCTAAACCGAGCATTGAAAGAGGACCCTAAATCGATCCGTAAATTGATGACGGCACGTATTCGATGCAACCAAAAACTCACTAACGATCCAACCATTCAGGTAAGCGGGCTCGGTAGAATTACCATGGTAGGACCCCTAGGGTTAATCAACGGTATTATTGGTGTCCGGAAGAATGGTTGTGGATATGTAACGGCTGTATACAACATTAAATGCCTAGTCCATGGTGAAGAAAGACCAGATTTCAAGAATAAGAAGGTTGGCGATACGTGCGGTATTAGGGATTGTGAAGCTAAATTGACGCTTGGAAAACTGGTTCAATTTAAAGTGTGGGATAAGACATGATTCGTGGAAAACCGATTAAAACCATCGTAACACTGCAAATGTCTAGATCCAGTCTTGATTTGTTCCATCTTCAAATTGAAGACGGTAAAAGCCATACTTTGATTGCTGAAATAAGTCTCAATAGTGAACAATTTGCAGACTTTTTAAGTACCAGACAAGCCCACGAATGTGAAGCCACCATCGATATGTGGAGGATAAAATATGAACACCGAAAATGTAAAAGTACGAGAATTTTGGTATGATAACGAAACACGAGCAACACTTGCCGAAAATCAAACCTGTGAACTACAAAACGAGTTTCATGGTGAATATGATGTAGATTGGCTAATTGTCTTTGATCAAAACGGTCATGAATTACGCCGTGTAAGAGCTGACCGAGTGCTTGAAATTGTGTGGGAGGACGCATGATTCGTGGTGACCGTGAAAAATTGGCGCATGAGCTTGGAGACGCTGTGTTTAAAGAGGCGGGCAAATGATCCCTAGATATTCTATCCCCGAATTAGAAGCAATTTGGACCGACGAGCATAAGATTAAGTTATGGCTGAGGATTGAACAGACAGCCATGAATGTAATGCATAAACACGGAGCCATTCCAGAAAGAATCACATTTTCAATCAACGATGCCAGTTCACAGGAATTCATTAGCGCCTGTAAAGAAAAAGAAAAATCAACCCAACACGATGTAGTTGCTTTTCTATCTGTATTAGAAGATGCTCTTGGTAAACCTGGCAGGTATATTCATTACGGAATGACCTCTAGCGATCTGGTAGACACTGGACTAGCGCTTCAAATGAAAGAGTCCGTGGGCCTCATACAAGATACATTGGCTGTTCTATGCAGTGCTGTATTAGAAAAAGCTGTTGAACACAAAAACACACTTATTATGGCCCGTACTCATGGACGTTTCGCTGAGCCGTCAACATTTGGTTTAGTATTATTGAATCATTATAGTGAATTGTGTCGACATATAACGAGACTTGTTAACGTAAAATCCATGGTTGCGGTGGGCAAACTTTCAGGTTCTATTGGTCTATATGCCTATGTTCCACCAACCATTGAACAAGAACTCATGAAAGTTCTTGAGTTAACCGCTGAGCCAATTTCAAGTCAAATCGTAGCCCGTGATCGACATGCCGAACTTATTAGTGAATTGGCACTTCTTGCCACCGCTATTGAGCGCCTTGCCCTAGAAATCAGATTGCTGGCTAGGTCAGATGTTCAAGAATTAGCAGAAGGTCACGGATCAGGTTATAAAGGATCATCTAGTATGCCTCATAAAGTTAACCCGATCGTTTGCGAAAATTTATGTGGGCTGACTAGAGTGGTTCGCAGTTATGTGGCCCCAATGCTTGAAGATGTAGCACTTTGGCATGAACGTGACATCTCACACTCTTCAGTAGAACGCTTAGTTATTCCAGACGCCTTTGGAATTGTATACTACATGATTAAACGAATGACTAAAGTTATAAAAGAATTATGGGTTGATAAACAGAAAATGGAGTCTAGGGTTCGAGAATCAGTATATCAGTGGACCTCACAATCGATTATGTTGGATCTTATCGATCAAGGAATGTCAAGACAAGAAGCACATACTGCGGTCCAACATGACCTATTTAGTAGAACAAATGATGAACCAATACCAACCACCGATGAACGATTGGCACGACACTTGAAACATGTGGATGAGATATTCAGCAGATTTGAGGACAAACATGAAACCAGTCGCTGATTCGATCCTTGAACGGTTGAAGGCACGCGTGGAAGTGGCACAAGCACAATACAGCGAGGCATTTACTAACATATTAGCCCCGCCTATTGGCTCAACACCTGGGTGTCTCGGCGGCAGATATCTACAGTAGATCAAAACGTCTCGACCGCTGCGCGGCCAAGGTGGTGAAACCATGAGCAAGCAACGATCCGTCAACACAGACCTGGACTTGGTGGCGGCTCTTGGTGATGTTCTCGAAAACGTCAAGGGACCGGAGAGCGAAGAGGAAATCGACGCTGTTCTGCGCGAAGCCGGCCACGATCCGGACGCCGTAGCTCGTGGTACCTCAGCCTTTGTCGACGACCTTGTTCGGGCGACGATCGTGAACACCGCACCAATTAACTTAATGCTAAACCTTCATGATACTAAATCTGAGGGGCAAATGAGGGAAGTAGCGAAACCGGAGGGCCGTGTGTGCTTTCACTGCTACCACGAGTCCAAGCGAAAAGTTGTGCTGTGGACGTGCATGGTTTGCGGCAGACAGTGTTGCACTCACAACTGTACCGATAAAGAGGCCCACAACTCCTGTATTTGTCAGACCTGTTATTTGGAACGGAGGAGAAAAATGTCGAAAAATTGTATATGAACGACATCTAAAGCCCAATAGTTTTCCTATTCCTCGAGAATGGAAATTGTAATGAAACAAAAATTTAGGGTTACAAAATTCAAATCTGTTAGTGCGGCTCGTATTGAACAATGTAATGGCATTATTGACCAATATTTAGATCAGGGACTAAGACTCACGTTACGTCAACTATACTACCAATTGGAGCTTGATCAATGAAACTCTACCTAGGAGATGCGGTATATGCCGATTTTGATGGATATATGATCACACTTACCACTGAAGACGGGATTAACGTTACCAATACCATCCACTTGGAGCCTGAAGTATACGAAGCTCTTAAGATTTATGTTGATCAGATTAAGACTCAAAATGGAAGTGATGGAACATGAAACCATTGAAATTAACTAATGTTAGAAAGGGTGGTATAAACTCACTACCAACAACTGTTCGGCCAAATGGGGCGGGCACTACAAAATTAAATACTAAAAATCAAAGATCTCCAGTATGTCCACACTGTGGGTATCAATGCCCATACAAGAAATGGCACGTGCCAATAGAGGATGGTGACACTCTTGCCCCCGTTATATGTATAAGGTGCGACCATTACTTTGTAGCTACCGGCAATGTGGTATGGTCAACCCGTAAATATCGTAAACGAAAGGATGAAGAATATGACGACGAACCAACCGAATAAAAAGATTAACACTAAAAATCAGAAATGTATGGTTTGTCCATGCTGTGGATATAAATTTCCTATTAAGCGGATACCACTTGAGCATTGCATCGGTACGGATCGTATAGAACAAATCGTAATGCTTACGGGACTTGGGTTCATTGATCGTCGCAGAGGAATAGATAGTTTGGTGTGTGGCCCCGGTTATGAACTTATTGGATGTCCTAAGTGTGAAGGTGTATTTACTGCTAAGGCCACCATTATTTGGTCCACTAAACGAGGCATGAGGTAGTAAATGAGCCATAGAGATGTAGAATCATGGTACAACAAAGTATACTCACTAATTCATGAGATGGAAAGAAACACAGAAACTCACCGCATGAAAAGTGGAGAACTTAGGTATCTGTATAATCAATGCTGCTTGCTAAATAAGAAATTAGATAACTTAGCGATTGGGGCTGGTCGCCTAGCAGATGAAAGATATGGAGATGGAACATGAACAATAGAGACGCTGAACATGAGATGTATCTCAAAATGAAAGAATATGTTGATAAACTTGCCAACCAGATTTTGGTGGCTCGTGACGAATACTATAATGGCACTCCGTCAATGTCAGATGATGAATATGATGCTCTAGAAAGTGAACTCCGCAAATTGGACGCTGACCACCAAGTGTTAAAGAGGGTCGGAGCAGAACCAGCAAGTGCCTGGGAGAAGCATCAGCATGTAATCCCTATGGGTTCGTTGGACAAGGCTCAAAATGAACAAGAATTTGTTAAATGGGCCAATAAACTTGATCCCAAGACCACATACAGCATTACCGATAAACTAGACGGCATTTCAATCGAAGTAGAATATTTGAAGGGATCGTTCCAAGTAGCATCTACCAGAGGAAATGGATATCAAGGAGAAGATATCAGTCAGAATGTCTTGAAAATGAAGGGTGTTCGGCGGATTCTGCCAGAACCATTCACTGGGTCACTTCGTGGTGAGATTGTGTTGCTGAAAGAAGACTGGCTTCGTCATATGCCAGACATGAAAAACCCACGAAATGGCTGTTCTGGAACCGCTAAACGGTTGGATGGTAGTGGTTGTCAGCATTTGACAGTTATCTTTTATGAGGTAATCGGCGACGTAAAACTGCCAACCCACGTTGACCAATTGTGTTTCCTAAAGACCCTGGGTCTCCAGGTTCCTAACTATGGATTTTGCAAAGGTGCTGATGTTCCCAAATGGGTAGAAGATCGACTTAAGGAACGTGACAAGATCCCATACGAAATTGATGGTTTGGTGGTTCGAATCGACAACCAAGAAACATTTGATAGTCTAGGTGATCTAGATATGCGACCTCGTGGTGCTATCGCGTATAAACCGCCACCAGAGACAAAAGTTACGACTGTAAAAAATATCGTGTGGCAAGTGGGACGTATTGGTCGTGTGTGTCCAGTTGCTGAATTGGAGGCGGTGGATATTGGGGGTGTAACAATTAGCAGAGTGTCCCTGCATACCGCCAAGATGGCCGTTGAATTGAAAGCAGGACCAGGTTCCAAAGTTTTGGTCAGTCGTCGGAATGATGTGATCCCATATGTTGAAGAAGTTCTTACACCAGTAAAGGTTGAAGTACCACGAGGGTGTCCAGTTTGTAGTGAACTCTTGGATTGGGATGGTGAATATCTACAATGCAATAACGGACTATGTCCATCAGTGCTTCATAGTGCCGTCAAGGTATGGACTGAAAGACTTGATGTTCTCCATTGGGGAGACGCCCTAATCGACCAACTAATTGATGGTGAATATGTGAAAACTCTTCCGGACATTTACAAGATCAAGTGGGATCGATTTAGTGTTGAACATGGTGGTGGTATTGCAACTAGAGCGATGGTATCTCTGAAAGAACATGAAAGGATGTCTATGGTTCAATTTATTACGGCACTCAACATTAGGCAGTGTCAAACAACGAGTCGTGACATAGTGTCAGCTGGTTACGATACTGCAGATAAGTTTCTAGCTCTAGATAGCACGACCCTTGCAGCGATTCCTGGTATTGGACCAGTAAAGGCAAAATTTATTAGTCGAGGGATTAAACAATTGGAACCAGTAATTCGTGAACTCGTTAAACACGTAACAATTAAGGAGCCTAAAATGGGGAAATTGAATGGTCAAAGTGTATGCTTTACCGGGAAGTCGTCACATTCACGCAAAGAACTATCAGAAATGGCCGAGGCGGCTGGGCTAGAGGTCAAAAACTCTGTTGGTGCCGGATTGACAATGCTGGTAATGGCGGACTCAAACAGTACCAGTTCTAAGGCTGAAAAAGCACGGAAGCTCGGAACGAAATGTGTGTCTGAGAACGAATTTGTAAAGATGGTATCGTAAACATATAGGAGGATTAAATCATGGCGTTTGGTAAAAAACAAGAATTTATTATTGTTGAGCCACCACGTACAGAAATGATGGTCGTAAAAGCCGTTGGCGACTCACCACTAATTATGCATGCTATGAGTGAAAAACATAGAAAACAACTACTGGCTTCTATGCAAAAGAAAAGCAAAGGTGTTCAGGTTGGTGGTAGGCCAGATAAAGATCCCGTAACAGAATATGAAAATTCTACATATAAGGTTGATGGTCACAGGGGCGATTTTATCCGTTGTATTAGTTTTAAGACAGCCGCTATTAATGCCTGCACGCACTGTGCAAATGTCACAAAAACAAGTGTGCGCGGCGCATTTTATATCCTGGGTGAATACGCCCAGATTATTGGTAAGAAGCATATGCGGGAGGATGTTGTAAGACTTAGTACGGGGGCTACTGATTTGAGATATAGGGCTGAATTTCCTGAGTGGGAAGTGGAATTAACAATTCAATATAATCCAAACATTATTTCTCCAGAACATATTATTAATCTTCTTAATTTGGCTGGTAAGACTATGGGAGTTGCTGAACGCCGCCCACAACAATGTGGTGATAGTTTCGGTCTATTTCACATTGAAAGCATTAAATCTAAGAGATCAAACAAGAAGGCAGCATAATGTTAAATATTCAAATCAAATACCAATGGAAACCATATGTTCGTGTTGGCATACCAGCACAAACTGTAGGTGAGCGACTAGAATATTTACGACAGAAACACAGGAAAATCACTCCAAAGATTATTGTATCAGACGCTAAACCGAAAAATTCCGTTCTCCATAAGGCATTTGAATGGAATAATACACGTGCGGCTGATCTGTACCGTTTAGATCAAGCAAAATACATATTACGCTCTATTGTGATTTGCACTTTACCCAATGGTCAAAAATGTGCGCCAACTAAAATGTGGGTTAATATTCAAAATGGTGCACACAAAAATAAACGGGAAAATGTTCATATCTATGACGCGATGAACAATCCAAAACTTCGTCGTTTGGTTATTAAACAGGCGTTAGCTGAACTTGAACAGTGGCGAAAAAGATATGAAGATTACGTTGAACTTGCGGAAATATTTAAAATGATTACCTTGGTTAGAAAACGAGCGGCATAGGTGGCAGGTCGGGTGAGGTTAGGCCGGATCGGGTCGACTCTGGTGCAATCAGGTATGGTCTGGTAGATCTAGGTTTGGTAAGGCAGGTGTGGTGTAATGTGGTGGGGTTAGGTCTCGGTCGGGTGTGGTGAAATTTGGTATGGCAGGTGAGGAGCCAGTGGGCACCGTTCAACATAATCTTGATGTGTCCACCAACAAGACTAATCCGGAGGCAACATGAACCATGAAATAAAATATCATGACATAACCAGTCAAGGAAAGTCAACAGAAATCCACTTATTGGCCTTGAGCCACCACAAACACGACCCTACAAAAATCCAGAACGCCAGGTGTGCCAAAGTCCAAACGTCGAAGAATGAGTTCCCAGTTATGCAGCAAAACCAGTTCATTGTTTTTGTAACCTCATTACGTCGTACAATGTCTTTCCCATTGCCATCAAAAGTTTTCCTCTGTTGATTAGATACTCTACTCCATCCTCATTGAAACACGCAGCAGCGATTAACTGCACCAGGTTGTTCAACGTGTGACGATTTTCTTCTGTAGTTTTTTCCCGTTTGACCATCTCCCTAAAGACTTGCCAACAGTCCCAACAAGCCTGTGACTTGTAGACTTTGCACGGTTGTCCCCACATACTCGCTCCCGTACGCCCCGTTCTACTTCGTGTAGAATGCCTCTAATCTCACGAGCCAAGGCTATAATCTGTGCTACATGTGAGGTCGCTTTATGGTTATGACGAAGAACACCCAAGAGTTTATCTGCCATCTTGCTCTTGCGTAGTGCATCAGCAAGAAGAAAGGTTATGTGCTCAATCCGGTCTACAGCGGACTGGGCGCGGTCATACTGCTGTAGATCTTGAGTGGTTATTTCTTCTTCTTTTTCTCACAAGCTATCTCTTTGGCTTTCTTCAACTCCTGGTCTAGCTGTATTCGTGTTATTACCAAATGCTCCATAGAACCCCACACAACACTCAAATCATTCTTGAGATTAACGATCTCAATCTTTTCCTCTTCACAGTCACAAGTGATCAGTTCAGGCTCCATGGTCATGACACAAGTGGCTGGCTTCCTGTCACAGGAAACCAGCGCAACCAAAATCAGGAGGAACAAAATCTTCATAACATTTTTAATCCCCTTATTAAATTCTGTTTTAGGCTTTCTTTTCTTACATCTAGAACATTTTTCATGTTGTACGCCATGATTGTGACACCGGGAAAGCCTTCTTGATCACTTTTTTAACTTTACCAGAGGCTTTACACTTTGGACACTTCGGCTTGGACTTAGAATTCAGAGCTATTGATGCCTCAAATTCATAAGGTTTTTTACCATGATTAGAACATTCAAAGTCATGCAATATCATGACATCCTCCTATCGATTCTATTTTAATTGCGTCTCGTTTAACTTTTTCTTGAATTCGTTCAGCTTCTTTCTCTTGCATTCGTTTGGTCTCTTCCCAGATCAATGTTAAAAGGGTATCTGAGAATACATTATGATTACGTGTAACCATAATATTATAAAGTAAAACTTTATTTTGTTTATCTATTTTGAACATTAACATTGTCGTTTTATCTTCTCCAATTGCTGGATCTATTCCCATGGTAGTTTGAGATCTTTGGTCGTGGCTTTCTTGTGTATTAACTTCAGCATTTTGATTGATGTCTCGCATGGCGACTCCTCGTTAGCATATTTAATGCTAAGATGTTTCAGCCATTCAACTTCAAATTCATGCAGGTTGCTCTTGTGTGGTGACTGGTTTATCTCCATCAACAACCTTCGATGGTATGGAGTCAACATATTCAAATTTTGCCTTTTGAATTAAAACTGACAATACTTTTTGTGCGTATACCGCGTCGTCTCTCATAACATTTACCTTATCTGCGTCATCATATTCAATATTTAATAATTGTCCAACTTTCTTGAGAGCTACTATCTGTTTAGCAACCTCATGTATTCTGCCTCGTGGGTCAGGATTACTATCACTTTTTAATTCTTTGACTTTTTCATCTAACCATCTGTCTGGAAAATCACCAACCACCGCAGTCTTGAGGATGGATGACAATATTAGCTGTCTCTTAACTATTTCATATTGTGCAGTTGCCTGCCTGGTAACAGAATCCTTTAATGTTCTTTTCCATTCCTCCATATTCTTAAATCCAGCTGATATTGCCATGTCTTCATTTATTTCGGCTTCTTCACATGAATATACCCTAATAACCTTTACGTCTAATCGCATCTGTTTACCAGCCAGCTTACTACCCCATGATGGGGGTATATCATTAGTTTCAATTGTAAACGAATCATTTGGAAGTACCCCAATCAATTTTTCATATAGTGATTCTGGGTGTACATGATCCCGTATTAGTCGAATCCTAGTCGCTGACTCACAACCATCTGGGTATGGTACCCCGTCAACCATACAATTTATAGATACCTCTACAGTATTATTTTCTTGGGCCGGAAGTGGATTTCCTTTCTCATCTTCCTTATTTCGTAGGTATGGATGCATTTTTGTAAACGAATTAATCCTTCCATCCACATATTTATCTATATCAAAAGTTGGCATTTCATGGGTGTCAGACAATATTCGATCAACGTCATTTGTAGTAATCTGTGTGTCCGGTTCTAACCAGGCATTGAATTTGATATTAGTCCCTGATACCACATGATCCGACGTCAAAATAACTTTTCTAGGTGTGGTCTCGGCAAATTTAATATTAGCATATTGACTATACACCTCGCCTATCATATCTTCAATAGGTATTTTACGTTTCTTGGCTACCGACATGGGAATTTTACCAGGTCTGAAACCTCTAATTTTCATATTTTTGGAGAATGACTTCCAAAATGATTTAGTCATAGCTTGAGCTTGTTTCTTGGAAATAATTAACTCTATTGCAATACACCCATCCTTTTCATTGGTGGTAATCGTATATTCTTTTGGTGTATTCTTTGATGTCATTATGTTTCTCCTAGTTCAATAGTAGAAAATTCATTAGACTTAAGCACTGTCCAGATACCATCAAATTGCATGGTATTTAATAATCTAGCGTTGTGAGATATCACAATACAGGATGGACTATCATTAGCTATTGATTCAAATGCCTCAATCAAACGATCTGTATTAGCATCATCTAGGTCTTTGTCTATTTCATCAATAGCCGCCAAATTAATCCCGAGACCACGTTCATGAGCTAATCGTTTCATGGCCTTAAATGTTGCGATAACAACTGCCTTCTTTTCCCCACCAGAGTGCATTTCAATAGGCACCTCATCAACATTTGGGGTATATACCATAAGATCTATTTCTTGTTTGATTCCGCCTTTTGCTTTATCTTTGGCGGTAACAAATCTTGCGGTCAATCCGGGACCCCACACTTTATAAAGCTCTTCGTCAAGTAAAATATTTAATCTCTCGATAGCCGACTCATATTCTGTTAATTTAATTTTCTTAAGGTTACGTGACACCCAACTTAAATGATCAATTTCATGATTAGAACTAATTACAGCCGCTTGCAATCCAGCAAGTGTTTCATTAAGTTGTTTATATTCATTAATCTTATTGGTTAACATCTTTATACGGCTATTTACAGAAGATATTTTACTTTCTTGTACCAACGACTGTGACCTTATAGATTTTATTTCACCCCTAATAGCTTCCAATTTCATTTCTATAGTCATGGGAACAGTGGTTTTTGCAATTAACTTTTCCCTAGCTTGCCTAATTCCATCCATCTCATGCTCGAATTTTTGTTTAGTGGCATTACGAGCTTCTTTTATAGTGTGTTCGTGTTGACACACTATTTGAGTCTTTTGTGTTACAAGTAACGCTAGTGATTGTGAAAGTAATTGATTATTAGTTTCAAGAATTCCAATTTCTGTATTTAAATGATCTTGTGTGACTTTTTGACCACACATTGAACAATCACCCTCACCCAATAAGCGATATTTGTTAATCAACTGATTATTTCGAGCAACAGAGGATGATGTATCTGAGATTTCTTTACTAAGAACCGCAATTTCTGGTGGTTCTGGGCATTCTATGGTTTGTAATCTTTCTTGTGACCATCGTTCTTCAGCATTTAATAGATCTAGTTCTTGATTAACATTTCCCACTTCATTCTTAACAAACTCAAGTTCATTCTTAGTAATGGTCTCATCCACCAACAATTTATTTAATAGTGTTCCTATGTTAGTATATTCATTCTTAATCATTTCAAGCTCATAATTGGCAAAATCAATTTCATCTAAGGATGGAACAGTAATGGCTTTTACTGCTAAATCTAAACCATTAAACTTAGCCACCAATTGTTGGTGGTTTGTTGTATTAGTATCTATTAGTTTATTTACTGACATCACAGCACGTTCCCACAACGAAACGTCCGTTACTGCTTGTATTATTTTTTCTCTTTCACCACTAGTACCTGACACGAGTGCTGACTCAGATTGTTGCCCGAGACAGACATAAGCTGAAAATTGTTCATAAGTCATACCAATAATTTCTATAATTCGATCTCTTGTGCTGCTTGTTGTTTTATTGTTAATTGATGTTGGTCTCTCATCCACCCAGTTTTCTCCATCCCATCTATCAAGAAATAAGTCACTACCCTGGTATTTTCCACCACGAGTAATAACATCACTCGGTTCAGATAGTATGGAACTGTCTGGGGGTTCATCTTTCCATTTGCGTATTGACGATATACGCCAACGTTGGGACATGCTGTCCCTAAACCAAAGAATCATAAAATATCCGTTATTCCAATCTTTATGTTTATTTATTACTTGTGGTCCAGACTTTTCCGTATCATTTTCTTCATAAATAATTTCTTTTATCACATTTAAAATACTAGATTTACCAGCCCCATTAGATGAGCCGCCATGATCTTTATTTATTCCACGTACAAATATTGTGCCAATATTTTCTAATGATATAGTGGGACACAAACCAAAACTAAAGGCCCCAGAACAGTTTACTTTTTCAAGTATTATCATGTGGTCCGTGCGGCTTATCAATACCTGGACAACATTCACAATGAGCGGTCATGTGATCTTTGCCGGTCAACTTTACAATCATGTCCTGTAGCGCTGAATTACGAAGCATAAGTAGTGTTCGTTCTTGTCTTACTAAATTTAGATCATTCTCTGCATTCACGGCACGTCTATGTAATTCAAGACCACCACGAACAAAGTCCTTTATCGCTAAATATATGGCTTGATTATCATCTACTTTTTCACCACGAATAAAGCACTGCCCACTAGCAGTAAACCGCATAATTTCTGTACCGTCGCCTACGCGAAACGAAATGTTCCCTGGCTCATTTTCAATGTTCATGTATCACCTACCACACTACAGATTTTGGATCTATACTATTTTCAATTAATGTTCTTATTGTGTCAAAAATTATTTGTCGAGTCACATCGTCACCAGGCCAATGAAGTGCTAAAGCCGTACATCTAGCCATTTCATCTGGATCCCTAAGATAGCGCGGCTCTACATTATATGAGGTTGTTACATGTCCAATCATATATTCAGCCTCATCACCCCTATGTTGTAACTTCTCGTTATATCGACGTTGAAGGGCAAACATAATGCCTCGGGTAGATTTCAAATCCTCTTTCTCATCAAAAATATCACTCATAGTGTTTTCCTTGCTTCCTGAATTGCCCAGACCCCGATGTCTGACAGCATTTTCGGTTGTAACCCATCCATATTTGGGCCAACACCAGAAGCCACGTATGCATTCCATTTATCCTCTGGTGTAGACAATTGTTGAATGTTTGGTGCAATCTCTATTTTTTCAAACGTTCGATCAATAGAAATACGAATCTGTCTAGTCTTAAATATAGAAGACATACTGTCATGAATAAATTTAGTATTTATATTTCCAGCATCTTTACCAATAAGTGTCACGTCAACAATTATTGGATTATTACCAGCATCTTTAGATATCACTTCTGTAATCCTGCACAATGTTTCTATGTCATTTGATGCTTGAATCTTGATCCTGATAAACCTAGGAGATATAGTTGGAACAAATATGGTATTTATCGTCTGATCTATCTGAAAACGCCAAAATCCACGATCCTGACCTCTTGCCCCCCATGTGTGCTGGATTGGTGCCCCTAAATATACGCCATTTATACCTTTTAATTGTTGCGGTGTATGATTGTCACCACCAATATAAAGAATGCCTTCTAAATTACGAAGGCTCTCAATCGACATGCCCCGAGCGGTACCACCATTTTCCAATGTGGAACCAGCCACCATCCCATGAAACACAACTATTGTGCCTTTTTGGTGTGGGCGGTCTAGTGAATGACCTGCTGGAATAAATGTAAACCAAACACCATCAATATCCCGAATAGAATAATTATCTATTACTCGCACATTTTTCAAATCGGATGTAAATATGCCGACTGACGCAAAGGCATGTCCACCAACCGACGATTTGAACCACCAATCATGGTTTCCTATTACTGCGTATGTGGTAATGCCAGCATCTGATCTGCGTTTCCATGAAGCCTCAGCCGCCTTAATAACCTGCTGCGTTGGATTGGTGGCTCTAAATTGATCCCCATCAAATATTACGTGTTTGATTCTATGCTCAAGAGCATATGTGGTGATTTGATCTTCTATAGAAATAGTGTCATCTAATGTTATCCCATTAGTATAAACGTCATGATGTATGTCACTGAAGGCTAAAAAATCTAACATTATTTTACTGTACTGGAAAAACCATGTATATTTTGTTGTAATGCTTTTGTTTCACGCTCTATCAATTTTATTGCTGAATCAAGCTCGTCAATACATTCATCTATTACATTGACTGTTTTCCCACCCAATTTATTATTTTCTATAAATACACTCAGTTTATCACGTATACCTCTTATATAATTAATGTGTATATCGATTTCTCCATCAAAAAATTTGACAGAGGATCGACAGTCGTTACATCCAAAATGTAATTTCTTATGATCGCACATTATAGTAAAGATGGATCCATTACAATATAGATCACACTATCACTAGCAGTTTCAATAATCATGCCTCTAATAAGCGTGGAATTACCAACTAATCCATCTTGAATTGTGCCACCATTAATTTTAAATGGTTTCTTTTTGTCCTTAACGTCATCCCACCCAGTGATAAATTTTATGTCGCGACCTTCATTATTAATGGATAAATATGATAGTGGTTGTCCATTGGGGTATTTGGGGGACAACACATCTAATCTTTGATTTTTACTGTCTATGTTTACTTTTCTTACCACGGCATCAACAATCATTGTAAATCCTCCTCAATAAATTCCCTCATAGAAAGCATAATTGGGTTTATCAATTGGTCCCCTACCAACTTTAACAAAATAAGCCTGCAAATCCTCAAATTGTTCTTCGCACCATTTACGTTGCTTCTTCACGTAATCAACAATTGTCTTTGGAAAATCAGTCCTAGTGGCAGCAATTTTAAATAGAACACGACCAGTTACAGCCGCATCATTTCCAGCTCTATGTGCGCCAACATAAGGTATACCACATGTTTCAGCAGCGTTGACTAATTTTTTGCCTTTATTGAACTTATGCCACCTTTTAAACAAAATAAACGGGTCAATCACATACTTAGGCGGCAACTTCATTCCGAGTCTTTCGAATTCTTTTTTCAATACACCAATATCATAGTCGGCATTGTACATACACCAAAAATCAGCGGCGTTCATATTGTTATAAATAAACCACGATAAATCATTGAATGATGGGGAATTTTCTACATCTTCATTTTTAATATTGTGTATTTTAGTTGCTTCGGGATTAATTGGTATTCCAGGCTTAACAAATGAATTCCAAGACGACACCTGTTCAGTATTTCTAAATAATGTAAAACCAATTTCACACACGTGATCACCTAAAACACTAGTTTCGGTGTCTAGACACAGTATGTCTTGTTTTAGATAGCTTGGGATCATGTCTTGGGAACTTTGACTAAACGACCCTTCATGTCACGCACTTCTTCAATTTCTTCCTTTGGCCTATTCATAACACATCCGCAGGCTGGACATTCTAACGAGGCTGTGTTATCTATAATAGACCTAACATGAAGCATATTTGGCTTTTCACCCTTACCACAATCTGGACACGGAATGCCGGTGTCTTTACCAAATTTAATACTACGACCCGCTGCGGTAATTAGATCACCAACAATTGTTTCCGCACACATATTATCCAACCTTTCTGGATTTACTGTACCAATTTTGTTGTTTAGCGGTTCTTTTCTTATGGCAATTAGAACAAACTATATCACACTTAGCAATTTCCTTTAAAACAGTGTCCCAAGAGGACACATATTTAATAATATTAGCTATATTATATTTTTTATTCTTCAGATGATGAAACTCTAAAGTTATTGGGTTACTCTCACCACAATCAACACACGGGTGTTCTTTAAGATATTCTAATAACTTTTGTCTTAACACTATTCTACGTCTTGTAGTTATCTCATAGTGTATTGCTCGTGTATTACTATAATATTTTTTATGATATTTATTACAACATTTTTTACACCAAGAATTATAACCCGTACCACGCTTATTAAATAGCTTTACTGATTTAATTTCTTTACAATTACAGCACTTCTTAGTTTTCATATTATACCAATTTTGTTGTTTGGCAGTTCTTTTCTTGTGACAGTTAGCACAAACTACATCACACTTAGCAATTTCACTCATAATACGTGAAAGTTTACATCCTTTACCAATTAATGGAGCTATATTATATTTTTTATTCTTCAAATGATGAAATTCTAAGGCAATTGGATTAGTCTCACCACAATCAACACACGGGTGTTTTTGTAAATACTTCAAAATAGCTTTCCTAACCAAACCAGCATATCGTCGCCAAACTAATCGTCTATGTTTATTATAACATTGTTTACATAAGGGTCTATAACCCTTTGATCGCTGTTTGCTATTTACAAGTTCGCGTCGTAATTTCATAATACCACATCTATTACATTTAATCATTCCTAAAGAATATCATAATGATTTTGATTTGGCAATATTTTCAAAATCGCTATCCTCTTCCTTTTAATTCGAGCATGGTCTTAACCGCCATTTTATATCTTGGATGTTTTTCAAACTCAACCAACATATGGTGTATGGTACGACTTACGTTAATTATTTTATTGGGTAAATCATCAGGAACAACCCTAACTAATTCATCGTCTTCCATAAATGTTTTAATGGGACACCCAAACGAATCAAATATGGTAATCATACGACGCAATTGTTGTACCGTAGTAATAACATCAGCATCAGATATTTTAGCCATCTGACGCCTCCATACAGATTAAAAATTTAACACCATCAAATTCGTGAGCTGCATTTTCAAGAACATCTGGATTTACAGTTATTCTACCTCGTATAGAGGCATATTTTTTATTACCAACATCGATAATCTGATTTAGCATGCCACCTATTTTAGCTAACACGGCCTCTGGAGCATGACCGTTATTTACAAAAATTCCTTGTATTGGTAAACCATGAGTTAACATAACAGCATGTTTAACTGACAACGATATTCTACCTTCTCTAAATTTATCTGCCCTAGTTATACACTCAAACATACCAACTTGTCCAGGTACTAATATTTTTTCCATATCATTACACATTGGATACCATATATTAGTCATTGTTGAATCGCGTTCATCACTAATATGTACCACTAAATAAGGATTACCCTGATTCCTTCCTTCTTTAGTAATGAATTTCTTATTTATTGTGTCAACCATGCCAACCAACAATACCGTTTCTCCAACTTGACAGTCCTTAATCATGGACGGGCACACAACATGAGAGTCTGCTCTTTCCAAATACGGGGCAAGACGTTGATAAACTGCCGCTGGATGACCAGTAATAAATGAATTTAGTACTTCTCGTTCATTCTGCTGCCGTTGAATATCGGTGAAATCGATACCCGTAATGTAACATTCAGTGGCTATCTCAATGGGCGCTACTTTAGTGCCATCAAATTTTTTGTTCTTACGTCTAACGGCCTTATTAATAACGTCAATATTATCGGCTTTATCTCGATCACATAGTGATTTATCCCACTTAAATGCACCGGCTTTTATCAAATTTATTTTTGCTGTTTTATTAACAGACGACAAACGTTGACAAAACTCAATAAATGACCCAAACTTACCATTTCGATCACGTTCTTCAACAATCTCACCCGCTGAATTGCCAACATTTCTTACCGAACCAAGCCCCATGTAAATAACATTATTGTTAGTGGCATACCCTACACCAGACTCATTTACATCGGGTGGAACTACCGCATAATTTTTATGCATAATACCACGCATTAATGTAGTGATCTTGTCAGCTTTATCAGTTGAATCTAAAAGAGTAGTATAATACTCAGCCGGATAGTGGGTCTCAAGATATGCAGTAACATACGTAATCATTCCGTAACCCGCTGAATTATGAACTACAAAACCATTAGCTATAAAGTTTGGGTCTTGTTCCATGGTAAGATCCCAGACTTCACGATTTGATTCTGGTGTGATAGAATTAAAAGTAACGTCGGTAATATCCTTTTGTTCCAGAGGTTTTATATGAAAGAGATTGAAGTAGTCTGTGTTAAATGTTCCAATATCTTCGTCACTCCTAATAATATCCCTATCTATCATTGCCCCAGATGTCTTAACAGGTCCAAGAATACAAAGAGTATCAGATGCGGTGACTGCCGTAAAAAGATTACGGTTCACAGAACGGCCAAAAACAATAGCCTCTGCATCATATGCAATAGAAAACGGAACCCCTATTATAAACATGAAAAGTTGATTAGGAAGCTGCACGCACAGGGATTTGGCAGCAAGAATATACTTGAGGAACTTCCATTTAAAGCTAGCCCCGCTGCCCTCTCCAGATTTATCAAAGAGTGTGGTCTGAGTGGTAACCGCGTTTATGCAATTACGCCAAAAGTAAGAAAGGCAATCCTTGAAATAAGAAGTATGGGGTACAAAAGCCAAATTGCAATCTCTAGGAGACTGGCTGAAAGAAAGATCTTTATTAATCCCAGAAGTATTTATAAGTTCTTCAGAGATGGACGATCTGGTATTAAAATACGAAAAACTAGGAAAATTAGCAGATCTCTTAGATATAAACTTCTTGAACGAGATTGGTGTATGTGCGTCTTTTGTGGAACCAAAAAAAGACTTAGCCTTCACCACATTATACCATATGAAATTGTAAAGGCTGACGACGAATGGAACCTTGTTACGGTTTGTAATAGATGTCACAAAGATGTTGAAATGTCTTCTAAAAATCCCCTTATCAAGCATCTTCAGGCTATCAGTATAGTTCAGCTCAGACGCGTGTTTATACTGTTGTTTGGAGGTAAAATACCTATGATTAGATGTGGTCACAAGCTCTCTACCATCGCTGGATCTAACACGCACAGTATCGCGCCTACCATTGTTAATAACATTCATAACTCTATTTCTAAAAATATCTCCAGTCTTCTCTCTAATTGACCAAACCTCTTCTCCGATATTTATATATTTAATTGGAACCAACCCACGACCACATGTTAACACTAACGAGCTTCCATCCAGGCAGTGCCCTCGGTTCCAACTGTAACGTGCATGACCGGATATTTTCTTTATAAGATCATCCACCCAAGCCTCAAGAGATTTACCACATCCAGGTGGAGGGATTAGACCTTCTCTATTCAAAGCGCCGTCTTTAAATTTAGACATGGCCCTATCAAATTCTACCTGTGACTTTTTACCTACGGCATGTCTAAATTTATCTGCTTCAACACCATTAAAACCAGCAATTTTCTTTGCTAAAGCCAACAGTTGCTCCTGGAATACAATAAGCTGATAAGTTGTTGATAAATCTTCATCTAACCATGGATGCATGCTCTCAGAAGGTTTACGTCCATGTCTTCTCTCAACATATTCATCTGTCATACCACCACCAAGTGGCCCTGGACGGAACAGGGCATTCAAGGCCATGATGTGTTCGTATTTATCTGGTTTAAGTTGACGAGCTAATTTCCTGTAACCCGGCGAATCAAGCTGGAATACTGAAACATAATCTCCAGTAGATATCATATCATATGTTTGATTATCATCTAACGGAAGATTATGAACATCAATGTCTACATTATGAACCTGTTTAATTATGGCTAAGGTATTTTGAATAACATCAAGATTTCGCAAACCTAACATATCAAGTTTTAATAGACCAAGTATTTCTAGGTCTTTCATATCATATTGAACACCCTGAACACCATCAATCTCAGGCAATAGTGGCACCAAATCACCTATTGGATTATTGGCGATTGCGATACCAGCAGCGTGTACACCAAAATTCTTCGTTATACCAGACAGAGACTTAGCGTTGTCAGCCCACCCCTTAACTGTATTGAGTTCCTTCTTCACATCGTCTGATAGATCATCAATTTCTTCGACCTCTTCAGGAATTTTATTGCGTAGCTCTCTATTTTGTACAAACGCAACATCTAATGCTCTACCTACATTATCAATCGATGCCTTAAGACCCATGGTCTGAAAAGTAGCGATCTGTGCCACACGATCATGTCCATGTACTTCAGCAATATGTTTTAATACGTCGCCGCGACCTTCTTGTGTGATATCGGTATCAATGTCTGGTAAATCAATACGACCTTCATTAATAAATCGTTCAAATGGTATGCTCCACTTAATAGGGTCTATGGCTATAATATCAAGACAATAACAAATCATACTTCCGCAAGAAGATCCCCTGCCAAAAGGAGATAGCCAACCTCTGGATTTAATATAATCAACAATCTCAGCAATGATTAGAAAGTAACTAGCAAATTTCTTTCTCTTAATTACGTCAAGCTCATACTCGAGTCTCTTAATGTACTCTGGCTTATCAATTAAGCCTTTTGCAGCCAACCCGTTCCAGGTTTCTATTTGTAATTTTCCAAATGACTCTTCTATTCCCCACTCACCGTTCTGATCCTTAAAGGTTGGTACAATAAATTCCTTGTTGATGATCTGATAATCTTGTACCGAATCAGCTATGCGAATTGTATTTCGATACCACTCTTCATCAAATGGTAGTTGGGCCATCTCAGCAGGTGATTTAAAATAATATTCAGGATCTTGAAGTAAATAATCGTAGTGTCCTATTTTAAGTGCTATTTTATATGCGTCATGATCCGACTGATTTACATATCGTACATTATTAGTGGCAACAACTGGTAAATGTAGCTTATCAGCCACCACTCTTAATATTGCTAAATTATCATTATCTTGTTGGTTGTACCAGGTAGCTGCTAATGTCGGCTGTATCTTACCCGCCAACATGGTAACAAGTGATTCGAATCCCAGGCCAGATTGCTCTACTCCAATAATGGCTATTAAGCCATCTGAACTAATAATATCATTTATTTGTATTGACGGACCGTGTTCCTTACCAAACCTAATTTGCCATGCTAACGTATTAAGACGCACTAAATTCTTATACCCCGCATGATTAGTGGCTATAATAGTAATAGGATGAAATATTTCACCAATTTTTGTATTAAATGTGGTACCTAAAATAGGTTTAATACCAGCTTCTTTACATTCTTTTACAAAAGACGGTGCGCCACATAAATTTCCTAATTCTGTCTTGGCCAAAGCTGACATACCATATTCTTTGGCTTTATTAATTAAATCCTCAATTTTGCATGTTGCCTTCAGAAAACTTAGGTGGGTATGAACAACCAAGTGCACAAAATCAATTTTGACTTCTTCGCCCTGCTTTTCCATAATTACCATACCACAATTACCGCAAATTCTGGCATTAAAATCACTGCTCCAATAAATTGCTGGATTTTGACACCCGCAAGTTTTTAACCACATTTGTGGTTCACCAGACGTAAATATTACGGACATTTTCTAAAGTGATCTACAGCATTGATAGTGCATATGATCTCCAATACAAACTTATAATTCACATCACTACAACGTATATTTATTCAACGGATTCCGCTCCCCCACTAGTAAATGCTTTTTTGAAACATCCACCTTTTCGTATACACAAAACTTTATTTCCCTTTACCCCAAATTGATCAGTTAAAATACCACACTGATCACACTTTTCTTGGCCAATTTGTGGTTTTTGTATTTCTACCCCGCCCAGTTCTGACGCTAAAAGTTCACAATCAGACGCTGCGTCGGGCGGCATAAATTTTCTAAAGTTATCATTAATACCAACAGCCCGCTGTACCGTTAAACTAAAATACCCAATTCGTGGCTCTTGACCAGAAAGCCCCATATCTATCATAATATGTACGGTAGCAACACCCCCACCATCTATAGCATATTTCTTCTTCCATAACCTTTTCTCGTTAATCTCAAACCCTAATTTTACAGCCAGCTCACCAAGCGCGACTGCAAATGAACTTGGTTTAGATGGTAATTTTACTACTGGCTTTGATGGTAACTTCCTTACCGCTGTATTTCGTCCCTTAGGAATATTCTTACACTTTTCACATTTTTGATCCTTTTTGTCAAATTTTCCAACTAATACCGGCTCATTACATACAGAACATGGAACTATTTTTTGATTAGCATTAACCTTGGTGTTGTTGACCGCACTCCCTCTCATGTTTTTCTCCTTTACATTTACATTTATGTCTATAATGTAGTCTTTGTATAATACTAGAAATCAATGGAATACCAATCACCAGTGCAACCATGATACAATGCGGGCAAAGCAATGAATGAATCATATTTGTATTCCTCGATTTATAGCCTCTTGTTTTAATTTCTCTTTAGAGATAAAAAATAAGTGTGTAATTCTTGGCCTGGACACACCCATAACCTCAGCTAAATATGTATGGGTACCATCTATTAATCTAGCTTTATTAGATTCGTTAGCGTGTGCCATGCAAAATGATATCACTCGATATTCATTAGTATTAAGACTAATGCCATCATCAATAATATTTTTAATAGCGTTAATGGCATCGGCGCATGATTCATCTGGTTCAACATGCTGACTAGTTTCGAAATCACAAATCGCAGATCTGTCTGCTTCAGATATTTCTTCTTCTGAATCCGATTTTGGGTTCACACCAAATAGTGTATGACGTTTATAAAATCTTTGATCCTTAGAAAATCCCCATAGTATCCACTTCTTGATCCAACCCGTTCGTGGGTCGTTTCCAAACCAAAACGTTGACAGGTAGCTCCGTTCGCCGAGCTTATACCCCTCATCGGAGAGAAGACTTTCTATTACCCGTGACTCTATGTCAGGCAGTAGTGATTCAACATCTATATAACCACTACCAACCCTATCCCTAGCATTAGCAATTAATCTAACAATTCCTGGTCTAACCATATCCAACAATAACTTTGAACTAGCTTCTTTGTCAATCGAGTTTCTTATACGACAAGCAAGTATATTGAGAGTTACATTTCGTGGGGACGCACTAGGCGCAAAACATTTTTCAAGATATCTACAACTGTTACATTTTTGTTTATTATTTTTTGACATGTCGAATCCACTTACTCGTGTTATCCTTGGCCCACAATGGCTGCAAGTTTGTATAGTGGCAAGCCTGTAAGAATTGCTCTCTGTCAGTAAGATCAAAATCGACTAATGGTTTAATATGATCTATATGCCATCCATATAAACCATGGTTTTCCCAAATCATGCCAGGTTGGAATTGTTTTTCGAGGTATTCTTTGAGAAACTTAAGAGAGCACCCGAGGTCACTAACCGCAGAGCCAGCTTTACATTTACCTTTGGTGATACGTCTTATTTGACTGCTAACTCGACCTCGTAAACGACGGGCCAATTTAAATTGTTGTTTGGTCAATGTTATTTTACGGACCATTTTATCTCGCCAGTTTCAACGCATAATTTAGCGACTATTTCATTATTAACCACAAACATAAGCCAGTGATTAGGCCATATAATGACAGACTTGACTTCTGCGTTAGGATATCTTGCCACTATTTTTGCGAGTAATGCTAATAATATGTCAGCCGTAATTGGCATGGAAATCATATTTTACTTCTGCGAGATCTTCCCGTCAACACATTTAATTACTTCAGCCCTCTGCATCACTTCTTTAATAGGATCTTGGACCGGCCCCACCAATTCATAATAGGGGATAAAGTCACCATAAAGACAGACTCCTTGATTTTGATTTGGTGCCGCACACGACACCAAAAATAAGAATATTGTAATTAATCTAGGCATTTTCTTTTATGTCGTCAAAGACTATTGGAATACGTTGTTGCAATTCTTTAAGTAACGGAATCATAATTTCACGCATCTGTGGGTGGGCTGCACTTGATGTACGTTGTTTAAATATTAGCCGCCATTCTCTAATATTTCCTGTAATTACAAGTTCCGTTTTCAGACTATTTACTAACACAGATCGAGCTATCTGTGGAGATTCACCAAGATCCAACATCTCCAAATAATTCTCTTCCGATTGTTTAAGTGCTCGCAGCCACACATCAGCGGATTTTGGATTCTTCAAAAGATGTCGTAGATCAATAAATGTTACTTCGTTACCAAATTTGTCCTTTGAATAATTACAATATCGAGTACTTTCTTGACTAAAGCTTGCAATTCGATGTCTGACTAACTCATGCGAGCAGCCACGGTCAAATATAATACGCACCGTAAGTTTTTCATGCTCGAGCACCGACTCATGACTACGTTCAATTAACATTTTCACAAATTTTTTGGTTTTCTCGGGATCCCATCCACCCGCCATATAGCCAATACGAGAATTTTGCTCTTCACTCTTATAGCAGGTTCTACCAGAACGTTCAATCCGACGCAATAAATCCATACCATTAGTCCCGTGATCTGGATCCTCAACCACATATGATGTCGCGACTATCTTCATTATTATATCCCCCACAATAACTTATTTAATTTTCTAACAGCTTCTTCATATTCAGCTTTATTCCAAATCCAATTAACAGCTTTATGTTTAAAATTATTACCAAACCTGATGTGACGCCATTTTGCGCCTTGCATGGTTCCAAGTTTTTCATATGTTTTATTACCACAAGTACACTCACCAGGCCAACCCAAATGATCCATGCCACATCCAATACAAAAACACCATATTATTTCACCTACTTGTAATGGTGGTACCACATTGTCATTGAAATAAACACTGAAATCATTTGGATTACCAGTTCCACCGTGTCTTCCTACTGATAAACCAGAAGTTAATAAATCAAGAATCAAGTGTTCACCATTATCATCAAATATTACGTGGATATCACCATTTGACTCAAGTAAACATCTAACTGGTCTTCTAGTAAACATTATTTAATGTCCTTACGCAAACCTCTTGTTATCACATTGTGCTTCTCTATTAAACTAAATATGTGTTCACGAAGTTTTTCTAAATACTTAACAAATTCCTGTCTATTACGTTCGAATTCTTGATAAAACATTATGGTGCCCTATCTTTAGTCATTATATATGTAACCATTTTGAGTAGATCTTCAAACCACAATTCATCTTCTGCATGACCAAAAATTCTTATTACTTCACGGGTTTCACCATCAACACTGATGGTTACTTTCTCCGCCCACATGTCACCAAGCTCATTCAAGACATGAAATATATGATTACCAGATTTACAATCTGAACACACTTCTGAGCATAATGGAAATTTCACTTAGTTTCCTTGTATTCTAATCCAGCCGATCGAACCGCTGCTTCAACTCCAGATTTCATAAGCATGGTTACTGCTTCTAACCTATCTATTCTTTGTAATATTTCTCGTGGTACACAACTAAGATCAGCCGCCTGTCCCAGCCTCTTAATCATTTGTGGAATCAACACATAAAATAACTCAGACTCATAAGTTCTATCTGACGCAGAATATTTACAAATACTATTCTGATACACATACTTAACATGTTCTAGAAATTCTTTCATCGGAACATCGTCTATCACTGGTTCATTCATTATGACACCACAATATACCCGATTTTAATTTTAGGGAGCGGATTATCTACGTTTAATTCAATTGTGAGGCTCTGTACGTATTTCAATGGTTTCCACTCGTCACCATCTTTGAACTCAATCATACAATCGTGTGAACTTGTGCCACGTACACGAATCCCATTTTTGCCCGCCACTTCAACGTCGAATTCCTGGGGTTGAAGGATAACTTTTTTATTCCTAATTTTCCTACATCGTATACATTTGGCCTCATCAACCAAAGTTGGAAAAACACCATTACATTCAATATTATAATGAACTCTACTCATTGTTTACCTGCTCGATATTGTACTCCGGTGTTTGCTGGCGAACGTCCTAGTCTAAAATATCGTTTACATTCCGGAGTATAATTTGCTCGATATCGAAAATCATTATGTTGTGCCAAACATTTATTTTGACCAGCAATAGACAGGGCTCGCTTAGCTAGGTAAGCCTCCCATTTGGCGTCACGACTAGGTTCTGGTCTTGGCTCGTCTGCCGCATAAGTGCACGAGATTGAACCACGACGAATTGGAACTATATAGTCAGTACCGGTACTCGTAGAATTAAAATTGGTGGTATATCCATATTCACCAGTAGAATCATATAATGGAATAACAATCACGCGTTCTTTTTCTCAAGTAGTTCAACATATCGCTTAATATACCACAAACACTTACGGGCGTCTTGTAACCCTGAATTCCCGGCCTTTTTATTGAGACGTGAAATATACTTCACCGCCGACCCGAGATGAAATCCAAGACCCCACGCTTCAATTACCTTGATGGCCTCATATGGATTATCGGCACCCCCATAATGAGCCGGATGATCTACCATTTCAACATCTTTTGTAGTTAACAATCGCCCTTCCTTTACATCGTGTTTTGCTTTCATTTCGGTAACCCTTCTACACAATAAATCAAGACACCGCCTATCTTCCTCTTCTTGGATCTCCCACACTGCTATCTCAGAAAGTGATTCAACGGGTTTCTCAAACACAGAAGTAAGTTTCTTGATTGCACTCTTACACTTTTTACGTGTTCGTGATTTACGCATATTAATATCCTGTCGATCCAAACCCGGTTTCTGCTCGTTCTGTTACAGGAAGTTCATCCACATATTTAAGTTTTGGAACAATCCTCGGCATGATTATCAACTGAGCTAACCGTTCACCATTTGAAATTTCATGTGCTTTTGACCCTGGGTTCCACACGTAAATGAACAATGGGCCAACATACGCTTCATCTATAGTGCCGTCCATTACAAACAGTTCTCGTTTGGCAAATGTGCTAGATCTTGATCTAATAGAGCCCCAAGTATTTGGTGGTAGCTTAATGCTGGCACCTATTGGTACATTCACCATTTTATGTGGTGGAACAGATATCTTACAATTAATATCGTCAACCCAGCAAACCATGTCCATACCAACATCACCTGGTTTAGCTGGGGGCAAAATTGGTTGCCTATTTGGACATCTAGGATCTACCTTGATTTTCAATTCTCTAAATAGAATGCGTGGCAATACACCAAATAACCAAAATACAATCTTATTCATTATTTTCTCTGGTTTTCGAATTTCTACGGAGATTAGCGATCCAATCAAGTACACCTTTATTTTCAGGTTACCACTCACTAGGCGGTAGTTCCCCATTGGTTTTGAATAATACTAACAAATCATTGGTAGTGTATGTCTCATCTATTTTACTGTGATTAGTATCTGTTCCTGGTATACTGGCCACAAACCTCACAATTCCATGTGGATCACTCTCTTGATTATCAAATACGTGAGTTACTGTTCTGAATAAATTACTGGGACACTGATGACTATGGAAGAAATAATCCCAATGATCAATATGTCCATTTTGGTCGCCAATTACACTATGTTTAACCACTAAATAAATATCTCTAAATTTCAATAAAGATAGCGTGGAGTATTGATTTCCATCTCGTTCTGATTGTTCAACGGTAACTTTCCCATCTTGCACCTGACCTCGAACCACACAATCGCAACGATCTGTCTCACAATACCATGGCCCAAACGAAGTATTATTGCCCATCAAATGCTCTACTTCAAACTTATACTGATTACACGACGGACACAAAAAGTATCGTGTGTGTTGCAGTTCTGGAATCATTCTTCGTCTTCCTTCTTATCACCCACGAACTTCAGTTTTCGTAAACTTACTGGTACCAGATTACCATAATCGTCCTTCATTAATTCTCCACTTAAATTGCTGCCAGGTTTTTCTAGTTGCTTTAAGAGTCGTGAAGAATCTTCATCAATTTTCTTGAGGATACATTGATGCTGCGTCCCGTCTGGAGCATCCATGCCACCACATTTACAGGTTCTTTGTAGTTCTACGATTTTAGTGCCCACGTCATAAACATTATCAACTTTAATGGACCTGCTGCCAATATAATTCATATACACCGACGTGTCCATGTCAGTAATTAGAATAATAGGCTTATTCTTCTTAATAGCCTCATATAATTCTATGGGGGTTCCTATAGAAACCTGATCCTTCATAATTCTAGCCACCACCACATCAGACTCATATAGAGCAAACATATTTATGTCATGTATGTAGGCAGAAATTGATGGTGTAATACCATTAAAATGGTATGGCACTACAGGATCAAAGAACACAACACTCTTATTTCCATTCATGTTCTTCTTAAGTGTGTCTCGCCAATCAGCACCACGATCTACCACCATATCAATGGGGCCTGCTAAATATATTCTCATGATTCCACCGCTGTTTTCATAATTCCTATGGTTTGCTCACAACTATGTATTCATCATTCTAAGCTTAAAATTTTCCTTCATGTGCGTAATTATTTCCCCTAAGCACTAAAAACATACCAATTAAGGCAAGTAATCTTTCAATCGTTGAACTGGCTACCCACACATACCACATGAATGTTATAAAAAACATAAGACTTACAACATCTATGGTTATCGACAACTTCTTACGATTGCATATAATATCATTATACGTTTCTTTAAATGACATAATTATTTCCTATTGTCTTTTCAATATCAGGCACACACTTAAAACCACTACCGAACATTTTTAGGGGCATCAGCTTGTGGGCCACCAGTTGGCCTACCCACTACTTGTTTAGACTCAAGAATTTCAATCCTCTGTTCGTCAATCCAATTAGAATCAGACATTTCACCATCCTTATTAACGGGTGGGGTAACAGAATATTGTATGCATCCTGAAATGTATTCTGCGCGTCCGGTAACTCTACCTTTAAATCCAGTAATCGTATCTATTACTGTATCACCTAATGAAATTTTCATAATCTTTCCTTTCTATTATATACTTCTCTAGCCCTCAAACAATCACCAAGTGTTAACAACGTTTTGCCACCGCGACCCGAATATAAAATAATGTCGTCTGACGGAGTTGTATTGTAATGCTCGTCATTCTTTCCCCAAATCTTACGAGCCTCATCATCCAATGCGTTCTCATCGTAAGCGTCCGCAATATCAACTAATGGTTTCAACACATGTTTAGCTTCTTGACACTCACATAAAACGCAGCTATAATCTCTTACAGAAGCACCGATTGTTTCTTGAACTGTAACCGACATTTTATTAGTAACACTACAAATAGGACAATAAAAATCAGCTATTGAACCAGGAGCTAACAACATATCTATACCACACTTTTCACAATTTGGCATGCTACCAGTCTCCCTTAAAACCATTCTTATCAGCCCACCATCGTTTAACTGCCACGAGGTCATCATTATAATCTTCAATTAGCTTCTTAGGAATCCAAACGTCCTGACCTTTAATTGAAAATAAAATGGCCCCCTCATCATCTACTCCCTTTTTAGTCTCAAATTTGATCCCGTCATGATCAATGTAGACATTATCGTCATTTCCATAAACAAACCGACTCATTTCTTAAGCCCCACAAATTTAGCTAGCTGTTTAACTGCTAATGTAATGTCTTGATTTACAACAGTATAATACGGAAACCCATATTCTAGCAGTGTTTTGTCTAACTTATAAATCAATTGTTGTTGTGTATTAATCTTTTTTATTAGCGCTTCAAATTTATCCTGATCATCCCTCATACGATGCTTGGCACGTGTAACCAACGTGTCACCATCAGAAAATATTTGAACGAAGCACCCCTCCATGATAGTTCCCGCCAACTGATTATCTGCACACCATTTTACTTGTTCTGGAGTTCTTGGAAATCCATCAATAAATACAATTTCGCTACCCGAAGCTTTACGCTTATTAATGGTATTTAATATTTCCTCACGTAAAGGTTGTTCGTGTGGAAACAAATTACCTTCAGCCATATGTTGAGTTTCTACGGTTGTGGATAATCTGCGGGCTATATCACCACTACTAATTCTAGCCAAAATTTCTCTACTCGAGTCGATCAGTGCTTGAATTACAGTACTCTTACCAGAGCATGGTAGACCGAATACCCACACACAACGACCACTAAGAGGTTTTAATAAGTTTTGATATCTCACCATTTAATTACTCGTTTTTTGTATATTCTTTAATTATTGCTGCAACAACCGTCACACCAAGTAAGAGCAAGAACGTAAATACCACAATGTTCTTATGATCCCAAAACTCAAATAATGCTTCATTTATTGTCATGTTGATAGTCTAGCGTATAATTCTGCCTGTTCACTCGGTTTAGTCATCTCTATTAATCTAAGTGATGCGCTACGTTCATCAGTATCCAAAAACGCATGCACCATGTAATCAGAAATGCCCCCACGACGTTTACCAACTTTTATATATCGATTACCATTATGGGCACCATCTTCAATCAGTTGTTTCTTTGTTTTAGTCATGATCTCAATAAAATTATCACAATCTTGTGCAATCTGATAAGAACCACCAATACGCTGTGTCGTTTTAGCATTGTTATTTAAATCGCGATTTTGTTGCGCGATAATAATCGCTGCAAGCCCCATATCCTCAGTAACTCGATTTTTAATTATCTTAGATGCATTACCAATTACTTGTTCTCGTGCCACCTTATTTTGATAGGACGACTGTGATACAAGTTGAATATAATCCCAAAACACTACTTTGATCCCATACTTAAATCGATATTCATCTATAATAGCTAATATTTCGTCAATCGTTCCATCACGTGGCTTAGCAAAATAATACCCTGAACTAGCAATCTTCTCTTTTGCCTCTGCAACTATTTTTGCTTGTGCTTGGGTAATACCACCAGATTGAATCCTGCTATTGTGTATACCGGTCATTATCGAAATAAGACGTTGAGTATTCTCAACGCTTTGCATCTCTTGACCAATCCATAGTGTTGGCACACCAGCATCAATAGCAACGCATTTCACAGCATTCATACCAAAAGCAGATTTACCAGATCCTGTATCGCCAGCAACCACAGTATAGTGCCCGTTTTGTACGCCACCGAGAATAAGATTAATTGACGGTAACGAATAAAAATCATAGCCAATTATTAAATTACCACCAGCTTGTTGTCTATCTTTAAGTGTATCCCAAAATTCATTGGCCAGTTCTCTTGGAGTTCTAGCTTGTGGGCGACTACTAGAAACGGCATCAACCAATGTTCTTCTATGTTCATTAACTATCTCAACAAATGAGGCCGCTAGGTCACGCGACGACAATATTAGTCGTTTTGCCTGTTCTGATGCCCTTCTACGCCTCCACATATCAAGAACTATGTCTACTGCTGCGCCTTCAGTGTATTTGTATTCACCCTCCATGACTGTTTGTAATATGACCGGTAAGTCTGGTGCGGCAAAGTAGGCCATCGCTTCATCAAGAACAGCCTGTGTTGTATACTTATCAGCAAATTTCTTATACGCAAAACCACATGCTTCAAATAATTTTTGATATCCTGATAATGTAAATGCTTCCTTCCTAATACTAGCTGCAACAGCCGCATTATACGACACCGAATTACTGACCACATAATGAATTAACGTTCGTTCAGCCTCTAAATTAAATAATTGACTGTAACTCGCTTTAATTTCTGAAACATAATCGAGAACACTAGCCTGCGTACTCTCTAACATTTTGGCTAGATAAGCAGCCACCATATCAAGACGTACACCCGAAATCTGGTTAAGATATTCCTTTAATGTGCTAAGCAACTTATATTTTTCAGCAAGACTAAGTGTTCCAGGATCACCAAATGTAGTGGTAATATAATGCTCGATAGGTAAGACCGCCTTACTTAGCATTCTATATACTGCTTCGTCACCACCTTCTTTCCACACATCGTGTGGATCTTTATCGGCATCTGGACGCGCCACTAGGACCAGCATATTCCCATGATCCTGCGGGGCGCTAATCATCTTTAGCGTTTTCTTCCAACCAGTCTCATCACCATCATAACAGATAACTAACTGTGTGACTTTATATTTATTAAGTTCAGTTATTTGTTTGTCAGATAGTTCACTACCCATAACGGCAGCTGCTCTTAGGGCAATCGCGTCTCGTTCTCCTTCAACTATAACCAATCTACCGTTATTTTTACGAATGTCCTTTTTAGCCTCATGAAAACCATATAATATGCTTAAATCAAATAGCGGGTGAGTTGATCTACACCCAATACGCGGTGAGCCTGGTGGATTCAGCTTTTGAGATCTAAAGTATACAACCTCACCAGAATGATTGTGAACCGGATATACTAAAGCATCCGTAAACACATCATCTCTATTAAATTCTAATTTATATACATCGTCTTCTGTAAGACGAATTTTGCCGCTAACATGACTAATTAATAGGTCTTTAGTCGGGCTATACCCTATCTGATACGGTACAATTTGATCCCAAGTAAATCCAGATCGAGACAGATAATTATCACGAATTACAGCGTTTTCTCTAAGAAGCTGCTGCATAAAATCAGCTGCTATGGTATTAATCTGTTTATATCGATATTGCTGCACCTCTTCTGGTGTTGGGTCTCTAAGAAACTGAGTAATATCTATTTTAAACCGATCAGCTAGATATATAATTGATTCTTCAAATCTATAACACTGATTAAGCATTACCCACGCGAAAATATCTCCACTATGTTGCTCACCACCCCAATCTTTAAATTTCTTTGTCCTAAGACTAACCTTAAACGATGGGTGTGATTCTTCTCTAAACGGTGACGTAGTTACCCATACATCACTACCCTCTTGTTTCCATTCTTTATCCCCGACATCTTCTCTTATGAGCTGTAATATATCAACTCGCTCACGTAGATATTCTTTAGCGGCGGTTGCATTAGCTAATTTTTTCATGTTAATTTGATTTTATCAAACTCATCTTCATTTTCTTTAATAGTGCTGGTGTCTTTCTCAATAAACTCCCAATCTATATGTTCAGACTTACTACGTGCCATATCTATTACAGCATTTAATATGTCTTTCGACTTATCTAGTAACTCTTTATTCTGCATCATTTCAATCTGTCTAGCCGCAAATTCTCTATCAATAATGGCCATTAAATATTCAAATGACCTATTACGAACATTATCTACTGCATCCATACACTCTTTGACTATTTCAATAGAATACCTCTTAGATACATCAAATATTCCAAACAAGGTCTTAACGCTAAAGTCAGCTATTAACCAGTTAGTATATAATCGATACATATCTTCGAATGGTTTCAGAACCCCATCAAGGTTACACAGAGCAATACTTCCTTTACGTTTTTCTTGAACAGACGACATCCACCACGTATCTGGAAACGATATTATTATAGAAAGCCAATCTATGTCCTTCCTGCGTATCCCCGTCACATTACCTCTAGTCTCTCGACCCGCTTTTTGTTGGTCCTTATATGCGGCAGATGTCATACGTAGAAACGCATTCCAGATCTCAGAAACATGTGCGTACATTACAGGACATTCCCAAACCATTGGGTTATATGCCGCCATGAACGTGTCAATAAATTTTTTCATGTCTGCTGGCAGCATGCCACTAGTACCGCACTCTATGGATTTATCCACGACAGCATCACGTAGCTGTCGTGCTTCTCGACTCATTACAACCTTAAGTGTTGGGTGGTTTAACCAGCCGCCCATTAGTTCTTAGCCCAAAATGGCGGCTTAAACCACAGATCATCGTCTGATGGTGCGGGTGTGTTATCAACCAGCTGTTTCTGAACAACCTTGTCCAATCTCATTTTCTTGGATGGATTGATCTTCATATTTCCTTCTACATATCCAACACCATCGTACATTGCTTTCTCTAAGGCAGCTATTACCCATTGTTTTATTTGAAACCCATTGTTCTTACAATACTGTTGAACTAATTTGTGTATTCTTTGATCTACATGAAAAACGGCCATGATATTATCCTATAGTATGCCAGTTATAATTAGTTAATCTCTATAAAATCTGTATATAAATTTTAGCTTTTCTTTCCCCAAAACTTTAATATACCCAATTTTATTTGCATATTCTAATTCTTTCATACTTAAACTACTAGCACGATTCCACAGGGTCTTTTTATGCATTACCCACCCATCTGGTGATACATAATAATAGTCTGGCCTTACCATCGAATGCAATTCCCAATTACTTGCTTTATATACAGCTCCTGTATGTCCGTATGTAGTATCAGCAAATGATACAAGACATTTAATTTTTACATTAATTAGATTTTTAATTTTAGATAGAAACCAACTAAGCAAATTTTTCTTTTGAAATTGCGGGTGTACACACAACCTAGACAGTTCTAATACATTTTTATGAGAATACCCTAATGATGTTGCGACTTCTTTTCTATGCGGCGAGGTGAATCTAGCCAATACTATTAATTGACCATTAATATACCCACCATAATCTATACCATGTGTTCCACGATACATATAGTGCCAGTTATATAGAAAGTCATCTGCTTCTTTAATATTGGGTGTTTTTATGACGAGATCGTTAAAATTAAATTCCTTCACTTCTTGTAAAGTAATGCCAAGCCAATATTTTAATTTACTTTCTACTTGTCTATCAGTAAAACATTCATGTTCCCATATATATTTTAATTTATACTGAGGAAAATACTTAGATATATAAGACAATTTGCTGTTGTCTCTTCTAATCTGATCCTTAAAGCTATGCCAATAGTTACCTTGAACCTCAATTAATATATTATGTGTTGGTATAAAAACATCAAAAGTCCAAGGACCAATAACATACTCAACTTCATATTGAACATTTAATGCGTCCAGTATCGTTATGACCTTATTGTGTGGTTTGGTTAGCGATTTTTTATTTGTTCTTTGGGCAACCGCTAGTTTGTTTCTATATTCATCATCTTCCCATAGACCTCGAGCTATTTTTGATTTTTTCTGTTTATATTCATCACTGATCCATATATTCCTCATTTTCAATCGATGGTTTGGATTCTTCCATACATCTTTAGATATATCGGACATTTTTAATTTATGACTTGTCGTGTTCTGTCTAATAGCTGAAGATTCTGACGATTTTTGCCTATACCCCAGATCGCTCCATCTTTTCTTAATAGCGACCGATATTTTATGTCTTCTACCAGGATCTTTCCATCTTTCCATAGATATAGATGATAATTTATTTTTATACTCTTCAGTAGAATATAATGCCATTAAATTATTTCTATATTCTGGGTTATTCCATTTGTCTTTTGAAGCTCTTGACAGTTTAGCTTTAATCTCTGGAGTATCCATTGCTTTTTTAGTTGCTAATGACACATTATCTTTATATTGTTTACTTTTACAAGTCTCAATAGCGGCGTTAGTAGCTCTTTCTCTAAATTTGGGGTCGGTCCATTTTTCTTTTAATTTAGTAGATAAATATGCTCTATGTCTATTTTTATCCATTATATAGTTAATACTGTGTGTTTTTATGTAAATACGAATACTACGTATACTAACGTCATATTTTTTGGCCATTTCACATACCAGCATACCAATTGCACAATCTTTTCTTATCTGATCGTCCACTATTTTCATTGAATTTCTATAAACCATCTAGGATTAAATGGAATGTCTGTACCCTTAAGTTCCACTATCTTATGAATATAAAACGAACGAGTATTATTCCTTGTAAGATCGTGTCCATAAAATAATGTACCATATTTACCCATGCGCATGGAATATGGCTCTACATACCGCCAGACCAAATTATAATACACCTGCACCAGTAACCTGTGACGCGCCGCCTGTCGAATAGCATAAACAATGCTGGCCTCATTAATATAACTAGCTTTTCTTATGGGTTCTGGAACTTCTGGTTCTTCTATATCAATTGGTTCTTTAATAGGCCGCAGGGCAGGCTGAACAGCCAGCGTTGGTTTAAGCTTGTTAATCGTATCTTTAATTCTGTCATATAAACCCATGGCTCACTTCAACTTTATTGTGCTAATTCTAGACTTTTCTAACATCTCGATTGAATCAGTAACCCTATAATCTTGAGCATAATACACAGCCCTTACATTACCCAGATTTATTAGTCTTTTAGCACACATAACACACGGCATATGTGTCACAAACACTATCTTTTCCATGAATCTAGGAGCATCACAGTTTATTACTGCATTGTCTTCTGCGTGTAGACAACCACAATTACCTGGGTCTTCACGGTCGCATTTGTTAGAAAAACCTGTAGCATTCCCATTATAACCTATAGAAAGAACTTTACGAAAATCAACACTAGTAATTACAGCACCAACCTGTAAACGGGAACATGTAGATCTAGCGGCTAAAGCATGTGCTAATTGCATATAAATGTGCTGGAAGGTTGGTCGAATCATACCACCTGTCATTTTGTACTCTAATTCATTCATCTATTCTCTTCCATTTATTGGTTTGATACATAAAATATGTTGGTTTCATGTCACGGGTCATATATATAACCTTTGCTTGTTGTGGATTCAAACCAACAACATCCTCAACACTATCATCATTAGTGCCTACTAGAATCTGGTCTATATTATGAACAGTATTGTGAAATATGAGGCCCACATCCACATTGCCAAACCCATTATTAGCCAAATAATTCAACCTATCTATTAAGTCTCTAACTTTCATGGTTTTTCTCACATTTAACCATACAGTCAATTGCTAAAGACTGGCAACCATAATCAACATCATCACATCTAAACAACGGCTTACATTTCTCCAAACAGTCATCACACGCAAAAATAAACAAACCAAAACTTAATATCAGATATTTCATTTCTCGCTCTTCAATTTCTTGACCTTAAATATCTTTCTAACAAAACCCTTATAATTCAACATTTTAATAATAGGTTTAGCCAGTATTTTAGACATACGTTTTTGATTAAATTCCTTACGACGTGATTTAATTTGTTCTTCCGGTAAACGAGCAATGGATCTTAAAAATCTTAGTGTCTTTTTGTTGTCTTCTAATTTCCATTTAAGGTACTTGATATCACTTCTAGCACTTTTAATATCCTCACGTATCCAGGCCCTATCAGTCCACCATTCACGGTCGTATTCAACAATACTGTAGGCGATTTCCAAATCATCACACGATACCGGAATACCAGCATTTACTTTAGGAAATGTACGAAAGACTTTATGATCCTTGATAATTACCCACTTATCTTCATCCGGGTAACAACACCCATCATACACACCATCCAATAATTTACCTTCACCTGGTTGATCTGGCCAAATTTTCCAATCTACAGTATCACCAATTCCATATCGGTCGCCATCATCATACCCACATTTGATTTGGTACTCTTTACCACCAACAATTATGCTTGTGTACATACCCATAAATCACCCTAACATGACGTCATTGTCTTTTTTGTACTGTTTAGCACGCAAACCACTATGATAAAACAAATATGGCGCATAATCTACTAAATCCTCAACCATACCGTATTCTTTACCGTTTGCTTTTCTACACACACGACCTTTAATTTGTCGAACATCTTTCGGTGGGTATCCGACTATTATTGTATTTAAAGATTTTATGTTTAATCCGTAACTCCCGATGTCAGATACAACCAGCAACTTTTTCTTATCTTCTAAGTCTTTAAATATTTTCTGTCTTTTATCACGAGAAGTACTACCTTGTAACATAACTGGATCCATATTGCTAGTAGCATTGCAGATCGCCTCTCCAAATGCTATCCTGTTATAATAAACATACGTTGACATTCCATTTGTAACATAATGTCTCGTGCGTTCAGCGATCATTTCTATACGAGCTTGATTATTAATCACTTGTGCATCGATCACATTTCTAAATTCACCCTCAGATTTATCTTCTGGTGAATAATTTTTATATATATCTACTGACGGCGCAATCGGTCTCAAAATATATAATGGCACCGTAAGACCAAGTTTAATAAAGTCAACGATATCTCGAGAATCATAGCATTTAATACCAAAATTTTGCTCGAGTGGTAAATTAGCGGTCTTTTCAGAAGCATGTGCCCAAGAATATGGGGTAGCAGTAGTACCGATAAACCGATCAGCTTTAACTAACGAACAAATACCGGTCATGCTATCAGTATCTGCTTCGTGAACTTCGTCATCAATCAAAAGACCAACTTGATCTAACCATCCTTTTAATAATGATGCCTTATCGCTTGGTTCTTGTTTTCTTCCTATCCCAAGAATAGATGCTAGAGATTGGTAGGTGGCCACCACCACATCATTTAATTCAAAATCACCATCACCAATAATACCCACTTTACCAGGAATTATACTATCAAAATACTCGTAGACTTGATCTAATAATACACGACTATTTTCAATAATTAATGTTTGCGTGTTATTAAGCTTAACAGTCAGCGCCATCGCAACCGTTTTACCAGTACCAGTAGGTGACGCGATTATCCCATGAGTACAATTAATGGTAGATTTAGCGGCTTCTAGTTGAAACTCATGTGGATTAACACCAACATCTATATTTTCTAAATATTTAATGTTTGACTTCTTAACCCGCAGATCATGAATTTTATGCTCCACATTCTCCTGACTTAATATTCTACAAACCCGCCATAAAAGACCCGTACGAAATGATTGGTCCAGCATATTAAATAGGTACGTCTTCCCATCCCACTTCTTGAGTTTAAAGGCTCGCATAAAGCGATAGCCTTCTTGATAGTAACTTAGTTTATTTGATAATTTTACGAGTATTTCAGAAGATAGTTTTGGTTCTATTCTAGAATACGCATAATCAACAACAACGTTATACATTAGAACAAGTTAAGTTGTTTCTTGCCAACTGCAACCGCTTCTACTCTACCAGTCTCAAAATTCACCACCAAATTAACGCCCTGTTTATGTGCCTTTGACTGTTCTTTGAATTCGCTGAGATACGCGGTGACGTTATGACTGGCCTGTGCTAACCTTAACCATCCTTCATATGACAGATTAAGATTATACATCGATGCTTCATTCCTACTAATGCCTCTACCAACTGGCACCTTAGGACTAACAGAGTTAAAGGTTGTACCACCAAATGATCGTTCTTTAATGTTTGCCATGTTGATCTCCTATGGGTGTCTACTTTGTCTAGGATCAGGGGCTCCAATCCCCGTCATAATTCTCGACGCTGCTTCATACATCCTATCCAATGACTGGGCAGTCCGATACAATACTTCCTTTTTAGCCTCTAAATCCGTGTATTGATCCTCGCTGTGTTGTCCGTCTTTGGAACGCTTATGTTTCTTCTGCTCATATAAGGCGCAAAACACCACGTTATATAATTCAGTAATATAACTATGACTATTCGCAAAAATTGATAAAAGCGGCACTAGATCAGTTACATTAATGGGATGATTTGGTGTAAACTGTGGTACTTTATGAGACAAGACGTGAGTATTAATATATGCCGTAACCTCTTCTGGTTTCTTAATCAGAATATTGGTAATAGTAATCGGGTCATTACAAACGACCATTATTCTATCCTCACATTACATTCAGTTTCATTAGCAATGTACCGAGCACATAGTTCTTGAAGGTGATTCTTATATTCTGGACTTGCTCTACACATAAGCACTAAATCATTAAACAAATGAGAGGTTTGATTCTTTCGCTCTGTTTGAGTCCCACAATCAATACCTGCCGCGTAAGCCTTTTCTAGTTCCAGCGTCATGTCGCGTAATAAAGCGGTTCTATCCCGCTTCCAATCAAGCTGCTTATTGATGATGCTAGTCGCTATTTCATGTGCCCAAGCACTTGGCCTAGGAGCAATCATCCGGGAATCTCAAGTTTTACCGCAATGGTATCGAGCGGTGTAAGAATTACAGGCTCAACTGACTTAATATCCTTACCAGCACACCGGTCGCAAAGCCTCTTTTCACGCTTAATCTGTCGTGATCCATCATGACCACCATACCATTCAGTCACCACCACATTAGGTTTTGATCTTTGCGGCTGAGCCTCATTACACTGTTCACAACGAAATGACATATTATCTCCTGTCTTCCCATAAACCTGTTATGTGACACGTATCGTCATTATGTTGACCCTTAATATCAATAAAATCGTTAATATCTAATTCCTTGGATTTTTCCAACGCTTCTTCCAACGCTTCTTCCAACGATTTAGCCTCGATCTCTATATTAGTGCCGAAAAGTTCAATATCGGCCATAACACAATACGTATTCAACTTTTTCATTCATTATCTCCATTCTCACATTCAGGACACTCACAGTCTCGTCCCATTGGCATACGCCCACCACAACCGTCACGAAAGCATGTGGGACACGTAAGCTTATAGTGATATGGATCCTCAGGATCTTTTGATGCGTCATGACCGCAGTGTCCACACTTTGCATTAGGCCAAATTGGAAATCTTGGATTCGGTTTATTCATTTCCATTTCTCCGGAGAGGTGGCTAACATATCCTCTAACTTCCAAATATAAATACTATACCTTGGACGTTTAACTAGATTAAAATAATTAATATTAGTTCCATTAAGTGCGGTCACTATAAGGCTATCCTCCGGTGACGCGCACCAGGTAGGTTGATCAAATCTATTAAAAATTATTAAAATTAACTTATTAATGGGCCTGTCTCGCCCACACTGCTCTAACCATTCCCAGAATTTGAATTTTTCAGCGGACAAGAATTGATGTAATCCAGCAAAACTGCCGGGAGCATTTTTACATTCAACGTGATATGGCCAATTTTGAGCGGTAGTTGCAATATCCCCAGCAAGACCCCATCCTTGTTTAAGACTAGAGCCCCCACTTTGCGGAGTTCTTTTGAATTCGAACTGGAATTTACCATCTTGATTCCACCAGGTTTGAAGTTTCTTAGCTACGATACGTTCAAAAGCATGTCCTTTCCTACGCGCACTTGCTCCTGCTCTAGATTGTGTCTCTTCAAGAGATGGAAGAAAAACACACGCACACTGTGGGCACTTTACTTGTACTCTACTACTACCCATCTTGTGCCTCTACTTTAGGAGTTTTCCCATTCATCTTATCAAACACTTCAGCTCTGATTTCATTCATGGTTTCTGGTTTATCTCTAACCTTTAGAATCATGGCCTGTTCACCATTAGCACTAATAGGCCCAAAACTAAACCATGAACTTTTCTGAACAATAACACCCGTACGAATACCTGTGGCTACAAAATCTTTTACAACATCAACCCCACGATGATACTCCATTCCTGTTTCATCTTTAAATGGCTCAAAATATACATCGAACTCAAAATGATAATTAACACTGGGTAAATATGGTGGAATTGGTGCTGTTTTATTCTTAATAATTCTAACTTTTGATGTTACGCCAACTTTCTTCTCACGATAGACACCATCAGCACCCAACACATTTTTATGAATATCTTCTGCGTGCACTACCTCAAATCGATATGACGAATAAAATTTTAATGCATTTCCACCGGTCTCTATCTCAGAGCTTTCCCACGGCTTAGCCATTGGCCGACCACGTTTCTGATTAATAAAATGAACCAATGTTTGTCCATTCGCATTAACTATTGGCGTGATCTTATTTAACCCACTAGACATTAGCTGACCAATAGGTGATTTTTGACCATGACCGGTAACATTCATCATTACTTGACTAGGATTAAGAGCCGGACATGAATCAAGAATGATGTAATCAGCACCAAGACCAATTAATGTGGCCATAATATCAAAATATTCTTCACCAGAAATAATTTTCTCAGGCGTGCTCTGAACAAGGATCAATTCGTCTGTATTTAAACCAGCACTAGCGGCAAAACTCCTAGAGAACGTGCCTTCTGCATCAAGGAAAGCCACTACTCTATTAACAGCTTTTCCATCTTTATCAAGTTTAGTACATCTTTGTATATAACCGCCTATGGTCATACACATCAAGGTTTTACCCGTGCCCTCCCAACCAAATATGTCCATCACTCGTCCAAGAACTAAACCACCATTACTGACAGCAAGATCCATTGATAGAATACCAGAAGACAACACAATCGTTGGCTTTTCCTTTATTTCCTGGGCCACATTGGCCTTAAGCTGTGTGTTTAAGGTATCCCTTATTTTCTTCACATCCCCACTTTGAGATATGGTTGGGGCTACTTTTTCATCTTTCTTCTTCATATTTTTACGCTCTTGGAGCTAATTTAGTATCAACAGCCATCTTAAGAGTCTGCAGTTGATCAATTGGGGCATCAGAGAATTTGGTAGTGCCAATTACTTGTTGTAAGAACGGCATCATCGCAGTTACCACACCCTGCCCCTGAAATTCGGGAATAGACATGATTTTTTGGTTTATCTCTTTTACCAATTGTGATCTTACTGCCTCAGCATCTGGATTAACTTGTTGTGCCTGTGGTTGAGCGCTAGGTGTCTGTGTTGGTAGTTGGGTTCCACCCAATAGAGCTTCGATGGCCGGTGCAAGTTCCTTCTTGTTCCCCTTTAAAAATGAGAGATAACTAGCGTCATTGTCTTTAATCCAGCCCAAAGTTTTACCATCATGTTTACCACCACTTACAACGACCTGTCCCGGTCCACCAACCTGCATTGGTTGTGCCTGTTGAGATGGTTGAGCTGGTGGGGCAAATACCGGTTGAGATGTAACCGGTGCATTTGGCACATCAACTTTAGGTGGTGTCCACTGCTGTTGAGGTTGTGGGGGTGTCCACTGGGTCGGTGGCTGCTGCACTGGTGCTTGCTGTGCCGGTGGTTGCTGTACCGGTGTCCACTGTGGCTGTGAAGTTTGTTGTGGTACCGGTGGAGTCCACGCTTGTTGTGGTGCTGGTGGAGTCCATGCTTGTTGTGGTACTGGAGCGGTCCATTGCTGCTGAGACACTTGTTGCTGAGGCATCTGTTGTTGGGGTCCAGGAGGAGACCATTGTTGCTGTGGAGGTTGTGGTTGCTGCTGTGGTGGCTGTGGCTGTGGCTGTGGCTGTGGCTGTTGCCATTGTTGTGGAGTCGGCAAAGCGCCATGTTGAATTGGTGGGGTTCCACCAGGCATATACGCTGGCATAACATTATACGGCATACCAGTTTGCTCTGGAATCTGAGCCGGAGCATTTACCCCATGCGGAAACGCCGCAGCTTCTTCTACCACACTACCATAAATATACCTAAGCATCTCATCTTCTGTTTTAAATGGAACCAAATCACTTAAAGCCTGCTGAATCAGCACTTGGATTTTCTGTGCTAGAAGTTTAGGATCAATAAGTGGTGTAAATTGTGACCTATCTTGACGAGAAGTGAAATATCTCTTAGAAAAACCACTCCCCTCTGTCCACGCCATCCAATCACAATCGGTAACTTTACCACCACCCTCATCATATTTTTCCATGTCATCATAAAATTGATTTCCCTGCTTAACAATCTTTACGTCATTATCCATATAAGACCATATTGGTAAAATATGTTGCGGGCGAACCGCAAAATCTTGCCGTTTACCATCACGATCAAATTTATCCTTTGTATCTAGCAAATCCCACAATGGATCTGGATTATTCTTAAGCCATCTAGAAAAATCAGTGTCCAGGCTCATAAATCTGCGACGATCTTTCTTAACGTTGTTGATAATCTGCACACAAGCCGGAATAGAATACACAAACTTCCCCTTTGATTCTGACATCAACGGTCTAATCGGCTTGGGGGTAGATTCGATGCTCAAATAAATACTGTCTCGCTTAATCTGCAAAAACGCCATGGCTGTCTCCTAATGATTGAGTTCCTGATTAATACCATCAAGCTCTAATGACAACTGATACCATAAATGGTTCTGAGTTTCATAAATTATCGGAGTGGTAACTCCCGCTGCTTCCCTAGAATGTATAATCCTAATAAGATCCCGCTGCACAATCTCCAATATTTGTCGATTAGCCAATAATCTAGCCTTGTTGACATCTTCATGTTCGCCTGTCCACTCAAGAGACAATGACTCAAAGTTCCCAATATTAAATGTTCGTTTAATAGTCACCTTATGCATGACCAACTATAACACAATCATCTGACAAATTTATGGGGTATACACGATGGCAGACTCAAATAACACGCATACCTTTTCTAAGAAAATTAATAGCTTACGATGGTCTTTCCTGAGAGCACATGTATGACATGCCTCATTACCTGGATCCTCATCACAGCTTTGTTTCAATATCCGTACGTATTCAAGCATGCTAATTTTATCAACCTTATTTTCTACATGTTGGTAGCTAGAGCACATTGGCATTTATATCCTTGAATGCGCCCAGCTGATGTAGACGTAATGTCATCAGATATTCCTGGACCGCAAACTTCCGAGCCAACACCTGAATTACTTGATCATCCATAATGTCCGGATGACGACTATATAATCGTTTGAGAGCCTCCTTTACCATATTAGATGGCATCAACAATTCCATAGCAAACGCATTTGCCTCAGCTTCTTGATTACGCATTGAGTACAATATTAGCAACTAGTATTGCAATTTCATCATCAGTTAGTCGTTCACACTCCGCCATGAAATGTTTGATTGAAATATCATATTCTATAAGTCTTACATCCTTAGAATCATGAATATTGAACATCTTAAAACAGGGTACTGGTCGATGTTGTTCATCTTCACCCATAAGAATTTTTACATCACCCAATTGCATCCCTCATGGCTACGACATCACCACTCGCCATCGCTTCGTCATGATATCAACTCCTTTTATGTGCTGTACCTCACAAATGAGACCACAATCCCCATCGGTCGGATGCGGTCTATCGTATCCTTGAGCCCTGCCAGAAGTTCGTCACGATTCATAATTGTTCTCCTTCATTTTCAAGAGACGTGCATCACCCGAGAGAAGATGGATGCCCAAGTCATGATGCTTTACTGGAGTGATGCATATGTAATGACGAATATCGTCCACTGTTACACTAAGGTCATCAAAGGTGCGAAGCTCACCAGACGCTTTAAGCGCAACCAATGTGCTGCGTGACAATTCTTCGACTTCATGCACCAACCTGGAGGTTATTTGCAATTCAACCAGAGATTGAAGGCTCGCGTACAGTCGTTGAAGATACTCGCGCTCTATTTCAGTGGTTTCTATCATCGTGACTACTCCTTGTGTAAATCGAGTGCGATTTCGTAAACGCTTGGCATGACTGCAATCTTGAGTACATCCAACTTTTCCATAAAGCCACATAAGTATCATGACCAGCATAATACCACAACCAAAATATAAAAAGATATTAGCGTCCACTATAGTGTTGCTAGTAAAGCAAGGTATCGTTCAATTGTAATTTTATTACCTTGATTTACTACTTCCGTATATAATTTATTAGTTATATGTAGTTTTAATCTATACAATTCCAACTCAATTTCATGCATTTCTAAGGTTACACTACTTTCGGATCGTTTACTTTTCTTTTTCATGATTTCTCTCCTGATTACAGGGTTTGCCGCCCAATCTGAGCTTGGACCGCCAATTCACCAGGCGACTTACGAATAATAGTGTGCTCCGGTGCTGGGCCTGTTGACAAATAATTGAAGAAAATACCCATCTTGGTTTCCAAGACGGTAATCCAATCTCTCGTTTTCTGTGTTAGGCTGTCCCAAGAAGACTTATCTTTATCTTCATAATTTAGATAGTCCACAAAAGACAGCATCAATTTGGTGGGGCGATTAAGATCTAATGCACGTCTAAATGACTCTTCTCCAAACGTAGAAACACGTCTCTTTCTCTTGGTTGCACTCGTTAACTCTACAATTGGTTCTGGTGAACCAGAAAACTTAGTGACTTCTTCCCAAGTAATCTCTGTACCAGGCATCGGCCCTGAATCACCAAAAACACGAATGGGAAATGTTCTACATACCCCATAAATATCACGTACTGCTAGCGGGCTAATACCAGCCTCCATCACCCAATTGGATGCGTTGGTATCTCGACTAGTGGTCTTCCCTTGTGGGCCAAAGTGTAGAGACAAAATAGATCCTTGTGTTCCCTCTAGTAATATTGATTCATTATGATCAATCATTCTATTTAAAATATCTACTGTGTCTCCAATAAATGGTTTGATTACTTGATCGTCAGACGCAAATCTTACTGGAGACGCCTCAACGGCAGGAGCCCAATCTCTAATCGGTCCATTATTTACAGTCTCAAGAATAAATTCTTGAATTTCGTCATTGGTAGCGTCTTCTGGAAGTTTACTTCTAAAATACTTAGCCAGATCAAATTCCTGACCAAGCATAATTGCCATTTTGGTGCCACGCGTAATCTTTCTAATCGAATTAGCACCACCACCGTGTGTTGTACTACCTAATTTAGCCCAAGCGCTATCAGCTGGTAATTTGGGACACCCAACACATGTACCAGCAACCTTAGTCCAGGCCTTTTCATCACCAGCTTGACGATCATGTGCAAGATTATGAACCGTACAATCACGAGGATGATAGTAAAGCTCACCGCAATCTGGCATACGACCACCATTCTCAGCCATTTTATCAACAGAATCAATAATGGTGGCATTGGGATCAATAATCAATCGCGGTTTACCATTTTCATCAAGCCAACGATTGTTATCCTTTAAAATCTGAATTTCCTTATTCAAATATTCGTGATCAATTTGTGCATTTCCAGTTAAAATAATTTTAGCTTTAGGAAAATGTAGACAACCACACGGAAATTGATGAAAGAAAATCTTATTTCCATTAAATACAACACCATGAGATGCATTAGTTGAGCCCGAACGACATATGGCTTTATATGAAACATCCTGGAGTGCAGTAATTAACTTTCCCTTTGCTTCTGAACCACCCTGCAATCCAACCACAATATCAACACATTTATTAACCATTTTACTCTCCTGTAAATAGAGTGCTAGTTAACCCAGTATAACACTAAATATATATGGGTTTATTGGTTTTGCATCGCGTGCTGCAACATAGTATTAGAAGGCATACCCCTAACACGTAAAACAATCTTCCCTCTATCATTAAGCAGAATAGATGTTGGGAAGTTAATAACCCGATGCCGTGCTATGTCGAGAAGATCTGACAGCCTATTTGATTCAAACGGTATGTGATGAAAATCTAATCCTGGTGGTGTATTTAGCTTCTTAGTTCCATTCCTGGTAAACATCAAAAGACGCATTCTATTATCCTTCTGGAAAATTTAGTTTCGCACGATCACCAAATTTATCTTTAGCAGCTTCATCATATGCCCTAGCTGCTTCTTCTTCAGTATCAAAATATCCGAGATGAATATCCCGATCATCAATCCCCACATGGGCTTTCCAACGCCCATTCTTCATCTTGGTTACACCCTTGAATTTGGAACTACGATGATGCTTCGTCTTGGACTTGTTCATCGCATTTTCTTGATAACTACTAACTATAAGATTATCACGACGATTATCTAGAGTGTCACCATTCCGATGATCTACCACCACATCGCCATCTTCAGTGTCGGTCAAAAGCCTGTGAAGATAAACAATGTCTCCGAGAATTGATGTGGCGGCGTATGTTTTGCCCCGCTCATCAACTTGTGTATAAAATTCCATGTCCGACAACCAGTCATAATCATCATCATCAACAACGGTAGTGAGACCACGGGTAAGTTCAATTTCTCGTGACATCTTATTGTGACGAGAATTGTATCACAAAATTTACTGGCTGACAACTACTATTTAATCCACTTTTTTATGATTCTTTTAGGTATCTTAATCCTGCCATTATGAAATTCCTGATGACAGTTAAAACATAATAAGATACATTTTTTAATTTCTTTCTTAAACTTAGACCAACTATTTATATGGTGAAAATTAATATCTTTCTTACTAGGATCAACATGATGTAACACCAGTGCGCAATTATGTTTTTTATATCCACACAGTTGACACTCTCCGCCCCTATCTTTAACAGCTTTTTTCTTTATTGCACTTAGTCTTTGTTTCCAAAAACATTTCACACATTTTACTGATGTATTATGCGCATTGGTTTTAAATATAAATTTTTTACCACAATATCGACACATCATTTCTTTACCATTAAACGAAGAATACTTATAATGGCTTTGATTTCTAGTTAAACATTCAGGGCAATATTTACGTCTCGTATATCTTTTACCATTAATATAAGTATGAACCCTACACTCTTTACCACAATTTAAACATTTAAAAGTTTCATTGTTTAATTGTGGTAGGTATTTAATGGTTAAATCATATTTATCGTTATTACTTAAATTGGCCGGAACACACTTTAGACAATATCTGATTCTACGAACCATTTTATTACTAATTTTGGTTGATCTTAAAAAATCCTTATTACATATAATACATCTAACTATCGGATTTAAATGTCTCCCACAAAAACTGGCTATTTTTAATTGGTCCTGTCTAGTTGCGTGTAAAGGTAGGCATTTAAAACAATATGCTTTACGTTTACGCCGTTTCCCCTTTAATATTGGATTGGCCACAAATTCTATACCACATTCACGACATTTCATTATCATATAAACAATTATAATATATTATGGCTATATTCGTCAATGTTGGCGTATACTTTTCGATACATTAATACATTTACACATATTTCATCCACATCTAGAATATCCACAGGATGGTGAATAACATTTAATGCAGCCTTCTTCATAAGCAACTTGCCCACCACAATCTGGACACGCGCCTGCATGATAGGCCATGGCGTCAACTTTTTCTAATTTATTACCGGTACCATTCAGCATGTGCTCTGATAAAGCAACCGACATGGCGTCACTGCATGAGGTGATTGTGCGTGGTCGATCTCCTGTATATTTAGACTTGTAAAGAACATTTAAATGACATCTTATAGAGCCAAGCTGTTTAGCAACATATTCTGGATTTGCGCCGTGTTGCATTGCTATTGAGGCCATTCTACTAATTGCCTCAACTTGAGCGGAACTACATGACCCACCACGACCCAAACGGGCAATTATCTCTTCAACTTTACCATCTTGACCGCCTATGAAGGCCATGATATTACCACACCCACAGGGGATCTTCCGATTAGTACCATGTGTTACTTCACTACGCTTATTCTTTGATTTAACGAGCTTCTTGGTCTCTTTCATAGAAGATAGTGGTTGACCGGTTCTGGATCCATCTCGATAAACGGTGATCCCCTTACACCCACTCTTAAACGCCAGCAAATATGCGTTCGACACATCATCGACTGGAGCATCTTTCGGTAAATTAATGGTCTTCGATACCGCCGAAGTAATATGTCGCTGCCAAGTGGCCTGGTGTTTGACATGCCACGTGTAATCAATATCATGAGCTGATGGGAACAGATTCCTAATGTCCTCAGGCAAGAATTCTGCCTTCCTAACTGACCCCAAAATACCAAGTTTATCTTTAATCTCCTGAGTATCAAGACCACGATCTTTAAGAGTCTGCATGAGGATCGGATGGTAATCAACTTGCACCATTCCAGCTTGTTCTCTCCTCATAATTGGAAACATAATGGGCTCGATGCCCGACGAGCACCCAACGTACATAGATGTCTGACCCGTGGGCGCAATCGTGGTACGATTAGCACACCGCATATGTTTAACGCCTGACTTTTGCATTGGGGAACCATCAAAATATGGATAGTTACCACGGTCCTTACCTAATCGTTGACATTCATCCATAGATATCCCATCTATAAATTTTCCAATCTCATTAGCTTTAGCTATAGCAAGGTCAGAATCATATGCCGTGCTAAGTTTAATTAGCGTGTCAGCCCACCCCATGATTCCCAGCCCAATTTGCCGTGAATTCTTATTCATTTCAACCAATTGTGGAGTTGGTAGGTGATTAACTTCTACCACATCATCCAAGAATTGAGTGCCAAATCGAACCGCGTCTTCAAGACCATCCCAATTGATTTTTGATGCCACGTTATTCTCAATCACAAACTTGCTAAGATTTACATGGCCTAGGGTGCATGATGTGTTAGGAATACCACTGATCTCACCGCAAGGGTTAGTACATTCCATCTTGGCTATATTAGATAACATATTGTACCGATTAGCCGTGTCAACAAAAAATACTCCAGGTTCACCATGTTGATGCGCATTCTTAACAATAAGGTCCCATAATTCTTTAGCTTTGATATTTTTCACACGCTTCTTGGTGTGTGGATCTACTAAATACCAATCCTCATCATTCTCCACTGCGTTCATAAATTTGTCTGTAATAGATACTGAGGTATTAAATTTCTCAATACCAATTATCGACTTAATACGTTTTGCTTCTTCTAGTGAAACTTCAAATTGCTCAGCCAATTCCTCATCTATTAATTTGTATCCAGAATTTTTACATGTAATAAAGTCAACTATGTCTGGATGTCCAATATTAAGCATTGCCATGTTGGCACCGTCACGCATTCCCTGCACAACATGGCTAGCATTCTCATTGAACATCTTAAGCCAGCTAATCGGTCCCTTGGTGACGAATCTATCATGTGATGCCTTGGTTCCAGCAGATCGAATATTACCCAAATAAATACCTGTACCCCCACCACTCGCTTGAATTACCCCCTGATTGTAGTGGGTCTGATAAATAGACTGTAATGTGTCTTCAGTTGGCAAAATAAAACATGCCGAGCACTGAGCGTTCGAGAAACCAGCATTAACTATGATGGGTGTGTTGGGCATGAATTTACCCTCACCCATCATTTCTATCGTCTTCTCTTCAAATTTCTTTGCTTCTTTATCGTCAGTAAATACTCGATGACCGGTAGCGACAAATTTGGCGACTCTTTTATACGCATCTAATGGTGTTTCATGTTCACCATTTTCCTTTTTGAATAAAATCCTCTTCTTCATCATGTTGAGCGTTACATCAGACACGGACACACTCATTTGCTGCACGTTTGTTCTCCTGTAGAGATTATATGATGTGTACTAACAAAGAATTTATAACTGGCACCAGCAAATAGTCATATTAGCATGAAAACACAGAAATATGGTCACTCTTGATTTTTGTTCTGCAATGGTGGAACACACATGCCCCGAGACAAATCAACTCCCCAATTATCCAATTCTGTTTTCACACGAAAAGATAATTTTAGAAATATATTCTGCTTACGTAATGCTAGCTTTTCATGTTCAGCGCGTAGCCATCGCTCATCGGCCTCTATCAACAAAAACTCATTAATCTCTTCAGGGGTCAGTTTGAAGGGTTCCATACCCGTCATATAATAACCGGCACCACATGAGATTACTATATAGAAACATGACTAAGAAGGAATTAGAAAACCCATCAACTGAAGAGATTCTAATTCGGCGGGCAGCAAAACTAGGAATTCAACACTTAATATCACAGTCTCATGATCTGGGGGTCAGGATGCTACCAGAAAATACTACGATAGTGCCGTACCAAAGATTTAAAAATCACCAGCTTATTATTGGTCTATACATAAATACCAGGGTCACAAAATGAGAACAGTTCAAAAGCACTGAAGAGCATTGTAAAATGAAGGGCACCAAATACGTGGTTCGTAATGGTGAATTGGTTAATAAAGACCAAGTAACTGGTTGGTATATGGAAGAAATTGTTGGACATGCGTTAGAACACTTAATTAAATGTCCTGTTCATGGTGTGATAGCAGCAACTGGAATGTATCGTGGTTCAGATGGTAAAATGTTGTGCTTAAAGTGTTATCCACAAGTAATACATGGCCACGACGGTTCTGTAATACGAATTCACACAATAGATAGTAAATGATTATTGGTGGACAAGAATATATGCCGGGTCTAGACCGAGATTATCGGGCCGACGAACGGTTCAGAGCCCACCTATATCGGGGTACTTTTAGTGATCCCGGATGGCCAATGTGCCGACGTGGTTGGAATCGAGACCAGGGAACCGCTTACTCAATCTGGCGCAATAACACGGGGCTTGGAATCTGTCGAATATGTATGAGAAGAGCTGAACAAGGACTATCACCAGTTCCACCACGAGAAGAATCATGAAGTTACTTAAAAATGGTAATTTTGAACTTAAATGCTCTGACCGGGAACTTATAGCCTGTGAAGATACTATCGGGTTATGTATGAATCCTAGACGTATCGATAAAATTATGGCGGGATATGATGATTGTTTGGATCGAGACTATCACTTCACCGTTGAAGAGCGATTAGAAATTGCCAACTATATGATCAAACAATGGAAAGCGTTTAGAAACTCATTAAAATGACCTTTATACCCATAAAACCGGTTATACAACCAGAAAGCAAAAAATGAAGGAATACGAAATCTGGGTAAGCAAGGACATCGGTGGTTATGCTCCCGGTCCTGTACATCTAGCAGGAAAAGCCTATGGCACAACTTTTCGAGATGCCGTGGTGTCTTTTGGTATGGCTAATATGCAGTTTGGTCGTGATGTAGACCCTGATACTTTGACTTGGTGGTATCGTGCCCTTTGGCCAACAAAAGAAGAAGCTACAATCAATAATTATAAAGATCATCTGAAACTACGCGAAGAATCTTACGCCCACTTAAAAGATGGGTGCCATATCGTGGTAAAAGCATAATGCCATTTATGCCCATAAAACCAATTTTACAGCCAAATGTTATCGGGTTATGTACTGCGCCATATCCAGGACATCCACGGGGATGCCCAAATTTTAATAGGAAACTTACCTGCCCGCCACATATGCCTGTATATGATTCTATGTTTGACACGCATAGAAATGACGTGTTTGCTATTTATAATATTTTTGATTTAGAACAACATGTTAATAAGATGAAGCAAAAGCATCCAAATTGGTCATGGCGACAACTAGTTAACTGTTTATACTGGCAAGGAACCGCTAGAAAACAATTGAAAAACGAAATCAAATTATTTTTATCTACCAGAACACATCCAACCCTATATGGAATAACTACCTGTCCTGAAGCCATGGGGGTAAATATTACCCAGACCATGCGTCAGGTTGGTATAGAATTGGAATGGCCACCAATTCACAAAGCCTATCAGATAGCGTTAGCTGGAGTAAACTTATGACTCGAATAATCAAAAACGCAGAGTTTACCGAATATTCAATCACACCACGTGGGATTGAAGTTGGTGGACGTATTAAAGAATCGTTTGAAGATTTAAAATCCATGCGTTGTCTTCGGGATTGGTCTAACACACAGATTATTGAAGAGTTAGCCAAAGAAAAACGACGAGAAGATATAGAAGTATTTCATAAATTTATCAATTCTCCCAAAGGTTTTGATGCTTTACAAGGTGGCAATGTTCAACTCCTCGGTGAACCACTAACAGAGTTTGTAAGAGTGTATAGGGTTCTACTTGAATTTGGACGATTAGCGCCTGAAGTCCACTACTTAACCATACAACAATGGGAAGATATTAAATTGTGGAAGTAGGTGAATATATATGAGATCAAACGCTGACGTGTTATTGTACCAGGCCATGAAGAATTTTGAAAGAACCGAGATTATAGAACCATGGATGAAAGAAGTAGAAGAATATTTAAATGACATGTATCCCGAAGTAATTTCAATACCTGATCCCTCTCATTACTATAAGGTGGGCGATAGTGTGTCGATGATGGGGCACTCAGAATCATTTGGTGTGGTAATTAAAAGAGACGACAGAGAGTGCCAAGTAAAATTCCACAATGAAAAATTTAGATATGGTATCTAATGAGCACTCAGCGAGTTAGCGGACAGCGGGGCTGGGTTAATCCCAAGGCTTTACCTCGTGGACCCAATGATAGAGCCTTATGTCGGCAATGTAACGCTGAAGTACCAGTGGGTCGCCGATCATTTTGTGGCGATCAATGTGTAGATCGTTGGAAAATCAAAACAAATCCTACATATGTAAGAACCAAGTTATATGCTCGAGACCACGGTGTTTGTACCATATGTGGTATAGATTGCAAAGCCCTGGTCAAAAAACTAGAAAAGCTTGAAGATAAAAACGGCCCAAAGAATCAATACACCTGGGAATATGAAAACAATATTCTCAAAAACGTTAAGCTAATGACAAAGCTCCAAGAACTCAAAATACCGGTTCATCGGTATCGATCCAGACCCTGGTATGGAATTTGGGATGCTGACCATATTATACCGGTCATTGAAGGTGGTGGCGAATGTGGGCTCGACAATTATAGAACCCTATGTTGCCAGTGCCACAAACAAGAAACTGCCAAGCTTGCAGCCAAAAGGGCCAAGAGTACCAAAAATGAATAAAGTAACTGTTGTGTCACTCCAAAACTGGAAAGACATTTTACCAGATTTGGACCATACTATTAATAATCATTTCTTTAATGGTGGATCGCCGATTAACCTATATTTAATTGCAAACGACAATCGAGATTGTCAAAAATGCTGTGAGGAGCTATCAATGGCTAAAGAACTTACTTGTAAAGATGTTGGGTGTAGATGTGATAAGAAACCCCAATATGTGGAATGGACAAATCAAGAAAACACTTGGCGAGCCGCCTGGGTACCAAAGTCGTATGATACCTCGAACTACGAACTTAAATGTGAATTTCTAAGTAAAGACATGTTAGGTAACAATATGTGGAAACCGTGTGAAGACCCACATGTTTCTGTATTAATTCTAGCACTAATCAATAGCGATCGGGAAACAATCAAGATCCATCGAGAAAACTCTGTGGACCGAAGCGGCATGCTGTTACAAGCGGAAGACAAATGCCCAGAATCACCCACAACTGGTGATTGTTACTACAATCCCGGCGATGACGTGTTCAAACGATGGGACGGTGAACAATGGGTCATCTATGCGCCGAATCGATGGTTCTATATGAACTCGGTTAAGAAATAACATGGACCTAAATGCCTTAATAACTATGGACGACGACACATTTGAAGTGTTGGTCTTATCCAACCACAAACAACACATGTTAATAAGATTTGCCATACGAAATAAATATAACCTCATATGGGAATTTGGACAAGAGCCAAAACCATGGCAAACTTTTATTCATTACCTAAATGAACAAGATATTCGAGAATTAAGAAAACAATATCAGGAAACTGGTAAATATACACTATGACCCGTGGTGATCGATTACCTTGAATACCTTTCGGGTCATCAGTGTTTTCACGTCATCATAAGAAATCGGCGAATAATCGTGACTGTCAACGCTAACATCCAGCCTAGCCTGATACTCTGGTGACATAAGATTATTGTGCGTATGGCCGTGTAGGTGCCAAGACCCATGATGTCGCTTATTCCATGACTCAATCGGGTAATGAAATAGCACAATTACCTGAGTAACATCCATTTCTTCATCGTCAACCTTTACCTCGTGATAGTGACCCAAGAAATTGAGATTCTTGCCTGGTAATTCCTTGAGTTTCTTCAATTTATCACTATGATCATGGTTGCCCTTGATCAGATTAATACAACCATTTAATTGTCTAATAATCGTCATCCAATCTTCTGATCTACCAAACGCAAAATCACCCAAATGATATACCACATCATCTGGCTGAACTTTATTATTCCAACGTTTAATTAGCGTCTGATCATGAGTCCCAATATTGTCAAATGGACGACCACAATACTTAAGGATGTTAGCGTGTTTGAAATGTGTGTCCGATGTAAACCAAATCGCCATGTCTAACTATAAATTAATAGAACATCAAATTTATATATCGCTACATGGCAATTAATAGGTTCACAGGTATTTATCGATTCCTGTCTAATTTTTATGAATCACCGGTATACTTAAATGGTATTGAATATAAATCTGTAGAACATGCATATCAAGCAACCAAAACGTTTAATCCACAGGCCAGTGAGGCGATACGAAACACTTATTCACCAGGAGATGCGAGGATTCTAGGTAGACAGGTCACCATGCGTGCTGACTTCAGCAAAATCAAAATACCGCTCATGGAATATTTGGTTCGTAATAAGTTTGCTAACAGCCCATCGTTGACCCTAGATCTATTAGGAACCGGTAATGTAGAATTGATCGAAGGTAATACCTGGGGTGATAAGTTCTGGGGTGTATGTGGCGGCAAAGGACAAAATCATCTGGGTAAGATACTAATGCGTGTAAGACAAGAAATTATTGAAGGTCGTATGTACTGGGACCAAAAAATCTAAGGAGAATCCAATGATTCATTGTGTAACACCATTTAAGCTATCCCAATCACGAGACGTAAAGCCCCGATACGCGGAGCCCCATGAAATGACAACCGAGAATTGGGGACGTCCAATTGCTATGGACTGCTCACCCGAGGTACGGCTAACTGTCTCCCTTGACTTAATGTACGACGATCAACATAAAGATTTGATTAATAGTCTAATTAAAACCATCCACGAAATCGGGGCGATTGCAGAACAACCATGAAAACTATTATGGATATCGTGGGAGAGCGATTGGCAAAGTTCGGTGTCAATAACTGGTCAAGTTTCGACGCCACTTATCGGTGGCGAACTATTGATAATATGCTAGATCAACACACGAGAGAGCTGATGGTGTTCGAAGTCCCACGTGGAATGCGAATTGCTGCCTATACCGCAATTGCTCCTGTCTTCGATGCTAATGGCATGTTTAACCATCAAAGACAATTCGTGGTTCAAGAGCGTGCTATTACCGAGGAACCAAAAGATGACAACGACTGAAAGCTACCATCTACGTGAACACACTCTAGAACAGGGTGAAATATTAAAAATGGTTGAAGGTATTGCGAGCATACAACGCATTGATGATAAATACTTGATGGTTCAGACTAGATATCCAGAAAATATATACTTTGGCGATAACAATGTTGATATTGAGACCCTGTATCAACAAATTGTAAAACTCGCTGAATCACATGGTATAACAGACATCTACTGGAGAATTAAGCCGGTCCATAGTGATTCACCTAACTTTCCTGGAGAATTAAGCCGGTCCATAGTGATTCACCTAACTTTCACGGTAATTGTTTACATAAAGTTAGCGCAATGGCTGCGCTAGTACAAATGAAACCCCCAATGAACAGACCTGATGAACATATGCTCTATCCCGTCACCTTCCTTAAAGGGACATACTAATGAGTGAAATCAAACAATTAGTTGATCAAATTTATGATCGACACTGTGCGGGGTGTTGTCTTCACATTACATTAGACGACGGCAGCGTTGATGACGATCATCTGGATTTATGTTTGAAAGTAGCCCATGAAAACCAACATTCTGACTGATTACTCAATGAATCAATACTGTGGATACTATGGGTGTCCCGATACTAAAACTACAGCATTAACCCCAGAGGATGGGTGTCTGAGAAAACAAAAGGATAACAAATGACCCTTGACCCAACAGCCACGATTGAATTGATGCTCAAAGATTTGAGGCAGCAGAACCAAAGAATACTAAATTTAGAGTGTGCTTTGGGAGCAAGCCAGTCACACAGCGCTGGTGTAATTGTACATTGTCCAGACTGTAAAGCAAAGCTATACCTAACTTCTGCAAGTAATCTACCTAGTGATATACGTGTCGTGCTTGTAGAACATCAGTAAACAGACTTAATGGGTGTAGGCTCTACCTCGTCAGCCTCTACAGTTTCTTAATAAACTTAAATTTTTCTTTACCCCACACTTTAACATATCCAAATCTAGCAGCAAAATCGTTTTCAGTTAATCCAACATCCTTAGCCTTATTCCATAATGTTTTCTTATGCATTACCCAACCATCCTCTTTCACATACCAATAATCTGGTTTAGTTTCTGATATTAACTGCCAATTTGATGCCTTATAAACTGCCCCCGTATGTCCATATGTCATATCAGCAAACGATACCAAACACTTAATGTCTGGTCTTAAATGTCTAATGACACCCTCAACTCGTGACAAAAACCAAGAACCCAGATTCTTCTTCTGATATGCTGGATGGATACATAATCTAGATAATTCCAATACCTCTTTATGATGGTAGCCTATTGTTGTAGCCATTTCGAGACGAGTAACAGACGTAAAACGAGTCAACACAACCAGCTGATCACTTATAAAGCCACCTATATCTAGACCAAATCTGCCTTTATGTAAATAGTGCCAATCACGAATAAACTTACTAGCCACATCACGATCTACAGTTTTAATTTGTATATCGTCAAAATTGTAATCTTTAAGATTTATTTTAGCACCAAGCCAATATTCTAGCTTATGTCTAACATAATCTTCGGTCTCACATTCATGTTCCCATAATTCTTTATACCTATACTGCGGAAAATTGTTGGCTATGTATGATCCTTTAGCCCTATCTCGCCAGATTACATTTTTCTTTTCACCATGCCAATAATCACCTTGTGTTTCAATAAAAAGCTTATGAGAAGGTATCAAAATATCAAATCTATACTTAGCTATTGGAACCTCTGTTTGATATTCTATGCCCATAGCATCAAGTAAATTACATACCTGCCTATGTGGGGTGGTCATTGTTCTTGGAACTTTACTCTGACCAACTGCTACCTTATGTTGAAATTCTTCATTAGTCCAATTTTGTTTTGTCCTTTTACTAGCTTGCTGCCTTCTATTTGGATCATTCCACCAATCATTAGATTTTTGACGCTGTTTATTTCTAAATTCATTAGATGTAAATAATAACACTAAGTGATTTCTATATTTATCATCCTGCCACGCCAACTTTGATATTTCACCCTGACGCTTCGCGTAATCTGTCTTCTGGTAAGTTTCTTGAATCTTCTCACGATATTGCTCTGTGGCCCAGCGCTGCTTAGCTCGATTGCCAGTCTGTTGTCGTAATTCCTGATTGTCCCACATTTTATTAGATGCTTGAGACATTAAAGCACTATATCTTGGATTTTGAGAACGTGGTGTATATTTTATACCATATAATTTAATCTTTTGACTAATAGTGGTTTTGCTCACATTATACTTTCGGGCCATTTCAGATTGTAAAAGACCGTTTTCACAATCTTGTATTAAAGCATCTTCAGATATATCAATGCGCTGAGCCACATTATTCTATAGTTGCATAAAATATACCAATTATGTAAGATTTAATATGAATGTGGGGCGACGAGCGCCCCACAAATCATCACTTAATCATAACGCGTTGCGTTATTTGTGTCCCTTGCTGACACTACGTGGGTTCGGAATACCGAACCCAACGATCTCGCCAAACGCCCAACCCTTCGTTAATCGACGGTGCGAAAACATGTTGAAGGGCTCAGAAAACAGTTCCACCCTTACACCCATCTCGCCAAGATACTCACTACCGGTGGCTGCGTAGAATGTCCCTCTCGGTACCACTTCCTCAACTCCAGTACCAGCGGCCGTGATGATCTGAGCATTCAAGATGTTACCAATATAACCGGCGAGGATCAACTCGCGCTCGGTCACCGGATCCACCTGAGTACTCATGGTCTTCACGATATCAGAAAGCTCGGCACGGTTGATCAAGAACTTCTCAACCATCAGACGATGCCGCTCAACCTGGTATCGAACGTCTTCAAACGCCGAAATTCCAAGAGTCGCGAAAATCGTAACCGAATTCACGGTCAAAGCAGCTCGATCTAGAAGAGCCAAGCCTCGCTTGTCCTCTTCCAACTCGATCTCTTGACGAGCGGTATCCTGAGCGCGATCCAAAACATCATAGTTCATCTGATAGATGTCTTCGATGTCGACGGTCGGGAATGCCGTAACTTTGAACTCTGACGGCTGAATGAAACGACCGAACAAACGGCTCTCAATCGACTGACCATCTTGTCCCACAACCCAAGCCGTTGCACGAACATCCTTCGCGATACGGAACAACTCACCCTGAGCGAGTGGCCGAACCCGATAGATCTTCCGAGCCCAACCTTCGTAATCGATGATGTCCTTGATCGGGAGCAACAACTCCTGACCAACAATCGCGAAACCCTCACCCGAGGGATCCTGCATGGCGGCTGCGAGAACCTTGCGGCGCTCCTCAGCTGGCATATCAGTAGACGCTTCACGATAGAAGGTGCCAGGAGATGCCTTCTTGGTTACACTTTGGAGCAAGTAGGCAATCTGTTGCAGGGCGTCCTTGTCATCATACGCGTTAACTTCACCACGCTTGTCGAACATACGCTCTGACAGCTTGGTGTTGCCAACCGCTTGACGAATACCATCGCGGGTCGTCTCACCGGCATACGCGGTGGGGTTAAATGTTCCACTCTCATCCCATACCTTCTCATCTTCACGAGAAGCCAGATGAGTGTTTTCTGCCGCCTTTGTCCTATGTTGCTCAACAGCCTTCGGCGTGGCAGAACTTGCAACCATTTTACGTTGCTCGCTGGTAGGCTTTGCCGCCCCGGCTGCAGCAAGACGCTTGTACGGATTAATAACTGCACTCATTTTCCAATCCTCCTAGTTAATAAACTTTCCTTGTGGGAGAAGGGGTGGGACAAAATGTCCCACCCCATTCACCGGGTTAATTATGCATACTTCACTGGATCGCCACCCAACCGAACGCCGAGGAACGGGTCATCGGCTGTCGGAGGTTGGATAACGTGTCCAACGAACTCACCTTCAGCACTGTCTGTCGTGAACAAACCAGCCAGAGCTGCCGTAACGCCACCACCACAGTACAGGTTCTTCCCTGCACCCGTAAGCGCGTAATCATCACGAGATGTGTCATACATTGAGGTAAACAGAGCTGATGCATCGGTGATAACCGTAATTCTGTTATCCTGAATGGTAACATCGTCCGTGAAATTCCAGAAGTTACGACCCTGGAAGTCCAGATCCGCCGAAGCCAACTCATAGGTATATGTTGTATATACCGTTGTGCTGAGCGGAATTGGTGTTGTACCCGGATTCACTCGGGTAACAATACCATTGGTCGTATTAATGGTGTAATCGTTTGTGAGCACGTACTTAACACCACCAAGACTCACAGCACTACGCAATTGGAAGTTGCTAACATTTGGATGCTTCAAGGCCACAGCTGCCGTTGCGGTTGGGAACGAAATCGGCTCATCCACCGACGCTGCCGTGAAAACGACAGATTTGTTCCACTTTGCCACACCGAGAACTGACTTACCAGCACATTTTTCAATGTTACCGGTAGCGTCTTGCCGTACCAACATACCAGCTTCGAAACTGGCGGCTGATGCTGCGCGGAAGACACCAAGATCCTGAAGAATCACACACCGACCCAAATCTAGTCCTCGCGGGAAGACGGCATTCTGAAATGCGCCTAACCTAGGACTGGCCAAACCTGTAGAACCCATTGTTTTTCTCCTTTAAATTGGTTTGCCAAAACACCTTCTCTAGATTCATGCACAATGCATTTGTCCTAGGAAGGCAATCTTACCTCGCTAAACTAGCCACTTTAGTTGTACCAACTGCACGTCGAATCGCTTCACGCTTGTTGTTAATAGCTGGCGCGTCATCAACTGGCTTCGGTGCAAGCTGCAAATTACCCTGCTTAGCAGCCTGCTTCAACTCAAAATCACCATCCGTATTAACAACCGCTTCATCAAACGGAATAGTGGCTGTCTTAATATTTCTAAGATCAGTCTCCACCTGCATAAGCGCTTCATCGTTCATCTGCATTACAGACGCGGCGCGTTCAATCAATGAATCGATATGGTGTTCCCAAGCCGCCTTATCCACACCCTCAATAATAGGCTCACTGAACGCCGCCTCAATCAACTGAACTGCGGTCCCCTGATCCATGGGATTATAAAACTCTTTATCATTCAGGGCACGCTTATTACAAAGCGCAACACCCATAGCCAACTTAAGCGGCGAATATTCAAGATTCAGCGCTTGACGATGAGCAACCAGCTTCATAGCACGGGTAACTCGAGCCACAAGATTATTTTTGAAATCTTCCTTCTCTTTGGTCAAATCAGCAATCTTCCGTTCCAGTCGTGCCTTGTAAATACCCTCTAAGCGGGCAGCGTGAACTTGATTATCATATTTCTTAGATTCTGTCTTTTCAGCTACCTTCTCTTTATGGTCTGTTTGAATGTTCTTCACGACCGTATCCTTGCCAACATCTTTCTTTTCCCGCTTCTCTTTAGTGTCGGCATCCTGCATCTCAAGAATATTGAAGCCACCCCATTGATCCTTACCAGGCTCACGAGTATGTTTCTCATCCTCTACATCAACTTCACGATCCACAAGAACATTATCACCAAGACCCTTAACTTCCTGAGTCTCTTGACGATCAGCCGACTCACCAGCCTCAGTGGCGCTATCTTCTGGCTTAGCGCGCTCCTGTGTCATGTCAGAATCTTCTTTATCCTTAATAGAATCAGTCTTGATACGATCCTCATCCTCAATGTCGTCAGTTGCGTACTCAAGAACCTGAGCCAAACGTGGACCAACAATAGCATTGGTTCGTTTAATAGCGCCGCCAATACCAAAATCAGCAACCATGGTCAAAACTGACTTGGCCAGCTCTTCTGGATTCTTGGCCGCTATCTTAATGTTCGAATCAAGTCGATCTGGTTTAACTACAAAGAGTGTTCCCTCTGAATCAAAAATTCTAACATTACCAGCACTGGTAATTTCTGCCTTAATATGCTTATAAGATTGTGCAAAACGGAGCATGGATGGGCCTCCTAAATTGTTAATCATTTCTCTCAATGCCCTATCAACACTTGCTCCACGTTTTGGAGCGGCTGGGGCTTCCTTCTCTTCTTCAATACCCATGGCCGCAGGCGTTAAAGCTTCACCTGGTCCAGCGGGGGTCATTCCTTCACTCTCGGGGGTCATTTCTTCAATAGGGATCTTAGGTGGCGCTGGAACCTCTTCAAGAGGTTGCTCAGAATCAACACCAACACCAGGAGCATTAATATTAATAACAACCGGTGGTTGTCCAGCAGCTGAAGAGGGAAGAACACTGGAAGGAGCCGCTGCTGGATCCACCGGAGGAGCCATCATGGGATCCACCGGGGGAGCCATCATAGGATCTACCGGAGGAACTACTTGTGCTATCTTATTCAATTTCTCACCCAACTTTCGCTCAAGTTCAGCTACTCTAGCCTGAAGAGTAAGAATTTCTGATTCGTTTCGTAATTTATCAGTATGTTCAAGTTCAGCTACCTTAGCCGTGAGTTTAAGAATCTCATACTGCTCTGCTTTAGGATCTGCTGGATCATGAACACGACTAAATTCGTCGTAAATTACACCCTCACACCACTCAAATGACTTAGCTATCTTTTTGGGTTTACTAGCTCGCTTATCCTTCGACCCTTTTACAACAAAAGCTATCGGATTAAAACCAGGTTCTGATTCGTCATATTCTTTGCCCTTACCGCGAGCAATATGTCCACAAAACTCACTTCTAGTATACGCGACTTTACCACAAACATTGCAACGAGTACGAAGACAACTGCATCCCATCGATCCATGCTTAAGAACACCACTCATTACACCCTGGGCAAATGTGGGGTCTTTAGTCTTATCAATGGCTATGAGAAGTTCTACATATTCGTCTTTAACCACAGACCCACAGCTAGCACAATGAATACCGCTTTGATCACGGCCCTCTTTGCTAGCGGTCTTATGACCACAATTAGGACACTCATCTAGTGGCCCTGCTGAGTCGTTATAGTGGGCATCAACAATAAAGCCACGAGCGGCCTTAGGGTCACTTGCTCGATGTTGTACATGGTGTGGCTTAAGCTCATACGTACGATAAACTTGCTTGCCCAATCGGTGATCGAATCGCAATAATTCATTCTTATGAAATGCGTCATGATTTTCATTAGGAATGTTAGCAGTGTTACCACGAATTGCTTCAAATACGTAATCTTCTGGATTTGGCGAGATATTATATTCAGAGGCCACAATATCCAGAGCCGCTTTAATATCAATTGTACGTGAGCCGCTTAGATATGCGCTGCCCTGTTCGTCTTTGTATGCAGCGGACTTCTGAAAAATTTTACCATCACTAATAGCAACCGCTATTGTGGAGACGGAGGCCGTCTTAATAAAACCTTTAGAACTCATTTTTTATTTTTCTCTTCAAGCTTATCTTTATTTGGCTGCTGTACTTCAACGGTGGACTCTTGAACTGGTTTTGGCTGTTCAATAACGCCCATCGTGATACCCTTACTTGTTTTCTTAAACGTCATTTTTATCTCTTACCAAGAATATTCAATATTAAAGTTAGTCTTAGTAATTAACCCAATACCAACAACCATGTACAGGTGTACATTATTTAAAATGCGTGGAAAGAACACAAATTTGTGCTACGAAATGGTGTTCGGTTTTAACAGCTCAGAACACAAATTAGCGATTTTGAATTTGGGACAACTGTTTTACAGTTTGGAAAATCACCAGCTACAAACGACGACCTGTGTGTCTCATGCTGATTATTAAAAGCAGACTTTTGATCTGTAACAGATAAGGGGGTCGATACGATAACATTGTTTGATATATTCAAACAGTCTTTTATTAATTGTAATCCAACATCTTTATCAAAATGTTCTATCACATCAATCATGAGTGCTAAATCATACTTATTTCCTAATAACGACACAATTTCAGAAGCATTACCAAAATAAATGTTGTTATATATATAATCATATATTGGGTTCTTATACTGCGAGAAAACCTCTATTCCATCTATTTTAACTTTCCACTCATTATAAATATTTCTTCCATCCCATAGCTCAAGATACTCTCGAGCCAGCATGCCATACTTACCAAACCCAACACCTATGTCTAATATGGATTTAGGTTTAATCGATATAATTAAACCAACAATTTCATTTAACTGCTGCCAATGACTGGTAGGCATCTACTCTGGATCTTGAGCAAGCACATTGTGCATGATCCAACCAAACTGTGCTCTAGCAATTTCTGTGACACTAACAACATTCTTATATGAATCCAGGTATTTCTTACCACATTCAACACACAAAAATGCACCACGGTTGGACGATTTATTTCCACAACCAATAGCGACACACTCTACGCCTTTTGGAAGTGTACCAATAAGTTCATCAAGCTCTTTAGACCAATTGCGAAACACTAACTCACTGTTAGGGTCGTCGTGTTTAGACATCTTTCTCTTCGGTGGCATCGGTAGACTCCTTAACTAAGTGTTCTGTCCATAATTGAACGTTTTTATTTATACGATCATCACCCGGTACTTTTTCTAATGCCTTTTTAGCATTTTCGATTGCTCTAGACCAATTTTCTAGGTGGTGATGAGCCATTGACAACTTATCGTACCTTTCCCAATCATAGATGCTGCGTTGAATAAATAATCGTGCGTCGTGCGGGTATGGTAACGCACAGCCGAGTTCATACCATATCATAGCATCATAAAAACTTTCACACTCATAAAAAACGTCACCCATTAGTATGAATGCCTCTGCCCTATCATATTTTTCCTTAATGGCGTTATACAAACTTTCTCTAGCTTCTGTGTATCGACGAAGGTTAATCTGACATTCTGCCATATCATAATACGCCTGCCAACGCTCTTCATCCCACCCACCAGTTTTAAGATATTGTTGATACCAGAGTATTGCTTCCCAATATTTTCCAGATTCTTTGTGTGCTGTTGCTAGATAAAAAAGTGATCTAGTATCATTTGGATTCTGATCTACTTTCTTTCTAAATATCTCAACGTTAGTCTCACGTTGCTCATTTCTGGCAGCGCGTATATCAGTTGGTCGTATAGATTTATCATCCACCACCACAATATCACCTGTCCAAATGGTACTACTTGAATATGTCGTGGCGTCGGGTATATTATGTCGTGCATTAATCCATCGAACTTTATTCTTCATAAATCGAGAAAATTTCCAGGCATGAGATACATTCCCATATTTATCAACCCCCATACCACACGTAACATCCACGACATCTTTATCTTTACAATTCTCTAACAATTCAGGGATTTCTTCTGGATGTAATACATATTCATCATCATCTAATACTAAAGCCCACATACAGTCATTCATCGAATGAGCAATATTACGCGCATAACTAAAATCCCAAGGATCCGGGGCCTTAAACGATGTAACCTGTCCACGTAATTTCAGTTCTTTCGTTAAACCCTTAACTTTATTAACCGTATCATCAGTATCTCGATCATCCACCGCTACATAAAGAGCATCCAAATATTTAGCACAACTACGAACAGCCCGTTCTACCCCTTTGAAATTATCTTTAGTAATCATGCAAATGGCTAGAGACCCACAATCTATTTTAGCCAAAACACCGGACTTAGACTTGTGTTTTCTAGTCATGACGTCTCCGAGAATAGTATTATTAAGTTTAACAGCTTGTGTTGTGGCGCTGTAATGATCTTCAATCCACTGTCTACAACTTTTAGGGGTATCATCTGTATAAGATTCAACAATATCCACCAAGGAAGATATAGCTCTCCAAGTATAAGGCCATAATTTATTTGCACCATACCAATCATGAACCAATGGTTTTAGACCACAGGCCATCCCCTCAGCCACCGCTAAGTGAAAAGATTCCCCCAAAGATGTGCTAAGTATATATCGATAGTTGGGTTGTTGCATTATTTGTTCAATATGTTCACTGTGTGCGGAAAATCCAAGATTTGATAACGCCAAATGATCGAAGTAAATTTGTGATCGATCACACTGTATATCACCATAAACACGAAATTGATGGTTTGGTAAAGCTATGGCTGCTTGGGCTAATAATTGTGGCCCCTTCTTGAAATTAAGGGACCCCACATAAAGAATATCTGTACCTGGATGTTCTGCCAGTTTATATCGATTAAGATCAATTCCATGATGAATAACATGTTGCTTGGTTTTATCCATCGTTACATGCTTATTAAAAATTTCACGATAGTGTTCACTTACAAAAATTAAGGCGTCAACAACTTTCCAATTAAGTCGCTTAATCCAATCTTCATGGGCTTCATAAGCATGCAATCTGATAGTTATTCGGGGTCTCGATTTATAAGATTCTAACACTCTAACGCCTGCAACCGCCAGGTCGTCACACCAATCAAAATGAACTAAATCGTATTTACCTAAATCGAAAAGACTGTTAAGATATTCTATGTTGTGGTCTGGAAGTTTAATTTGTCGAGAAAACGCATTGTGATTATCGTGAAACTTGTCAACAATAGCGATGTTCATATCTAAGTATATTGCTTAAGATACTAAGATTTATTATTATGAGATAATATGTCCCATATTGCCGCCACTACCAACAACAATAAGAGAACAGCGGCAATAACAGCATCACGAGTCATGTTATGCGTGAGAATAAATTAGGGTGTTCTAAACAATATTTCTTAAGATGATCTGGCCGTATACGTTCTGGATTCCATGCTTCAACATCCGGCAATTGTGCGCCAGTACCATGAATCTTTCCTGCTATAACGAAACGTGCCACCAATTCTGTACAAAATTGTTGACCTGTGCTAGTATGCCATACTTTAATTCTACGACGAAATAACATCCATAATATTCTAATCCAACCAACAATTAATAGCCCACGAACATCAAACCATTGTCCAATTAAATTATTAACAACTTTAAATGAGTCGGTTGTATCAAAATTACAAGTAAATTCACAAACCACATCATGTCTAGCTATGTGAACCGGTGTTAAATGTGCTTTTGGAAAAGTGGCTTCAACAATTAAATCCTCGGGCCATAAACTAGACGTAAATTGGATCATGCCGTGACTCACATCACTTTTAGTAATGGCACGAATCAGTCGTGGAATAATCTTATGAGTAGCAGTAAAAACTAGCCGAACCACTTACCACCTCTTTATATAGCAAACTTGTCGAGCAGCCAATAGATGCCCAAGACACCGGTTACCGTGGTCAACGGGTCCGAGATCAAACTATTCCACCAGCTCTCGGGTTTCTTCCATCGATCTGGCCAGCGCTTGAACGCGATGAAATGCTCAAAGGCTTCCCAGCCATACGCAGCAACCATACAACCCAGCAACGCCCACCAACGATTTGCGCCCAAGGCCCACAGGGATGAGCCAATAAACACCCAGAACCCCAGATGCGGTAGTGTCCACACATCCAAGAACGAGTAACCTGTCTTGCCTATGAATCGGTTCATCAGAATGGATACCTTCCTACAATTAGGGTCCACGTCACATCCAACTGATGCGTGCCGGTGCCGTGGTGAACAGTGACCTCGTGAATCCAATGGGGCAGTAACGCTTTCGGACTCGCAGCAAATGGCCTCAAGTCTCTAGTACCGTCACCTAGCAGGCCCAGCACCGGAAGGTGTGGCGGCAAATACACGTCGAAATCGAACAGATTGTAACTACCAGCATGGTCTGGGTTCACAACCAGCGTGTCGGTCGTAGGATTGTAATCAAACCAGCCAGTCCCTGGAACACATGGCACTGGAACAGCCTTGGTGAAATTCACGTTGGCGTTCAGTTTCTCAGTCAGGTTCAAGTCCCAGTCACCATCTCCTGTCGAGACGTAGACGTACATATTGCAGCTTGTGGCTACTTGGAACTTGTCGAAATCTCCCGCACCCACATTCTCGGTGCCTGCCGTAGCTGGACAATAGATTTTGTGTTTTGCGTAGTCTCCAATAGTCCCGTTCTTTCGCACCATATCGCCGCCGACCAGATACAATAAATCGATGAACTGAGCTTCAAAAACAGTGTCACCTTCGGAATTAGCAGAGACTTGAAACCGATCTCCGGCCCAACGGACACCCGTTGTAGCGTTATCGGCGCAATCGGCAAACACCGCGATAGTGCCTGCAGGGAACATGTCTGGGGTAAAGAAGGGCTTGTTGTCGGTCATCTTCGGAGAAGACAACTGAACCAGGGATATCCCTGGACTTGGCGCAATGCCCTGATGCACGGCCACAACTCCATTCAACATGGTCTCTTCGCCACCGGACAATGCGGCTTTGAACCAGATGTCGCAGTTATCTCCAGCAGTATCAATATGATCCAACGCGACCGTGATGGCAGACAGTCCGATCTCGGTTGTCAGCGTCGTGCTGTCGACCTTGTGATTCGGGAAATCTGTTTGAATCGAGTATATGTATTTTGTGGCCACCATATCGAATCTCCTACCCAATCTTGAGCAACGTCATGGTCCGTTGGTATGCGGTGGCGGTTGCCACGCTTGTGCGCCATTTTACTTCAATGACTTGTGCGGCTGAAACCGTCACGACCGCTTGGGTTGCTAGCGGCACCACCATGCCGATCTGTTTCAAATCGGCGGCTGTTCTACGTCGCTCTGATGCCGCGACTTGTACGCTGTTGGCATAGATCGACACGTAAAGTGCGCCCGCCGCGTCTGAATGTGCGGCCGATGTACTGAACATCACCAGATACGTCCCAGCACCTGGCGTCAGGGTCATGCTGTCCATCTGCACGTCTGTAGCCGAGGTCGTAGTCGTTGTGCCGGTTGCCGTAGCTTCACTGGGGACAACACCACTGCTCGAAGGTGCAGCCCATGCACCATCTGCTCGCAGGAAGTTGGCTGTCCCACCACCGAGCTTCGGCAAGAGACCGTGCTGTCCTGTGGTGGCATTGAGTGTTGTAACGTCTGTAGGTGCGGCCAGCTCATCTAATTTGATGCTGTCACCACCCGCGCTCTTATGACTGGTCGCGTGGCTGGTGGGTGCACGAGAATCACTCAACCGCGAGTCGTTACCAGCACATGCCGCTGTTGCCCCAGTACCAAGTGTTCTGAGAGAACCTGTGCCTGCCGCCGCGTCAATAGCAAGCGCATCACCGCCACCCGCATTATGCGACGACGCATGGCTGGTAGGTGTACGAGAGTCGCTCAACCGCGAATCATTACCAGCGCACGCCGCTGTTGCCGCAGTACCGAGCGTTCGTAGAGAACCCGTACCTGCCGCTGCGTCAATGGCAAGTGCATCACCACCACCCGCGTTATGTGACGATGCGTGGCTAGTTGGTGTACGAGCATCTGAAAGTCTGGAATCGTTACCCTGGCAAATTGAATCCACAGTTGTGCCATAAGGGGCACGCGAAGCTCCAGTAACTCGCCAGCGAGAGCATACGCCACAATACTGTAACTCACAGTTCTGGTCTGGGTTCAGCACGAGATTCTGTGCTGACGTGTGCAGGAATCTGTTGGCTGCTGTACTGGCAGAACTTTCATTAACAATCGTGAGTTTGAACGCACTGGCGTTGTGCAGGATCATCATCCTGCCACCAACACCACCGGCAAGTCCCGTGATGTTGTATGCACCACTGGCAGTCAGACGAATCGAAGTAGCATCGGCCAAGCCTGTTGGGCTGTAATCGTTTTGGTCTGCACCGATGGAAGCAGGAGCAATGCCACCGGTCAAAGCAAATGACTTGCTGGCTTTTGCAACCGTAGGACTAGGGTATGTATCAGCCAGATCACCGCTTGCCGTACCTGTGGGGGCACGAGAATCAGACAATCGAGAATCATTGCCTTGGCAAATCGTGTTCGCCTGATTTCCATAGGGTGTGCGAGAACACCCGATGACACGCCATCTTGTAGTTGTGGCATCATAGTGGAGAATCACGGTCTGATCAGGCCAAAGCACAAAATCATCGGTGCTTGGTAGGGCAAATCTATTTGCTGCCGTGCTAGATGCGCTCTCATCCTTCAAGGTTAGGTTGTTGGCCCCAATGTTGTGAATAATAACGACACGACCCGATGTACCACCCGCCAATCCCGTGATGTTGTATGAGCCGCTGGATGATAGGCGCAAGAATGTGGCGGTCGACAGCCCTGTAGGATCGTAGTTGTTTTGGTTGGCTCCAATAGACGTTGGAGTGATAGCGCCCCTCAGTGAGAATGCACTACTAATATCAACGCTACCAGCACCAGTGATTCGTAGTCGCTCGTTGGCAAGCGCAAAACCACCACTATGGAATACCACGTCCTTGTTGGCTGTTCCCGTGCCCAGGACAAACTGGCCATCCATGCAGTAGAGATAGACGTCGTTGGTCAACAGGAGAGGATATGCCGGATCTGTATTACCCGAGCTATTGATCCCAAAATCACCATAATAATTCAAATCTGTGCTGAGATCATTGCCAACACAAACGTCAGTAGATGCCTGAGGCGCACCACTCACGTTCGTGAGGCAAACCTGGATGTAGGTATTCAGGTTCTTTTCGAGATACTCCAGAATGCCGTTTAGACTTGGGTTTGTAGGTCCGACAATCAGGTAATGGCCAACAGCATCCCATTTGAATAAGTCATCGGACGCGAATGACCCTGCTTGACTCCCCCGGAACTGTATGTTGTCCTTAGCGCCCGCCGCCGATGCTGTACCCTTGAGATTGGCAAACTGGACTTTTTTCTTAACCCCACTTGCCGCGCTGTCCTCAAGAATGAACAGATCGGCATCTGCCATTGTGGTCTTCTCAGTAATGGTACTGATTTCGTTGGCGGCATTTTTATGGATTGCGTTCGTATCGGAGCTACTACTCGGCAAATTACTAATCTGAACCTTTTTCTTGGCGTTACTGGCCGCACTATCCTCAATGACAATCAGGTCAGCACCGACTGGCGTGCCTTTCTCAGTCATACCCGCAATCTCACCAGAAGTTGCCTTATGGATGGCGTTGCTGTCTGTTCGATTATCACTCAACCGCGAATCATTACCTACACATGCTGTAGATCCTGTAGCACCAAATGAAACAGATATCTGCCTTGTCTCGTCTGCACCTTCATTTAAAGTAGCTAATGAAACAGCTGTGCCAGCAACAACTTTAGCTTCTATGCTGCCTGGTGTAGTATCATTACCCGACACAGCAACTGCTCTATCAGTAACATCATCGGTGTCGGCAGATTCTTTAATGGCACCACCACGTTTTCTCTTAAATCTACTCTGACTAGAATTATACCACATCTCCCCATCTTCCGAGGAACTTGGATCAGTTGATACTGAATCAAGTATAACACTACCAAAGATATTAGGATCTGCCATATTTTACCTACTAAGTAGACTCACCATATTTTGTGGCGTGCCAGTCAACTTGTACTAGATAACTAATATTATTAACACCAAGGTTAATAACAAACCCATTAGCTGTTTTAGATTCGGCAGATGCCATATATCTAACACCACTAGGTGTTGAAATGGCAATTACATTGGGGGTATAGTTATCATTGTCAAAAGCACCAGTGAATGTAACGGTTGCTTTCTTTGGATTTCCAGCAAATGATGAAGCTAAAACACGACCCGACTTATGAACTAATACACCAGATGCTGTGCCTGTGGGTCCCGTTTTTCCGGTTTTACCTTTACTCCCCGTAACACCCTTAATGCCTGTTGGCCCGGTCTTCCCAGTTCCAGTCTTACCCGTCTTACCAGTAATTCCAGTCTTACCAGTCTTACCCTTAATACCAGTTGGACCAGTTCGTCCAGTTTTTCCAGTCTTACCAGTTATTCCAGTTAATCCAGTCTTACCGGTCTTACCAGTCTTACCAGTTATTCCAGTTAATCCGGTCTTCCCTGTCTTACCAGTTCGTCCGGTCTTACCAGTTATTCCAGTAATTCCGGTTTTTCCGGTCTTACCAGTTAATCCGGTGTTACCAGTTTTACCAGTTAAACCAGTCTTACCTTTAATTCCGGTTGAACCAGTTTTTCCGGTTTTTCCTTTAGTACCAGTTGAACCGGTTTTTCCTGTCTTTCCAGTAATTCCGGTTTTTCCAGTCTTTCCAGTCTTTCCAGTAATTCCGGTTTTTCCGGTCTTACCTGTTTTACCAGAACCTGTCTTACCAGTATGTCCAGTTGGACCTCTACCAGTCGGTCCGGTAATACCAGTCATACCCTTAATACCAGTTATGCCAGTTTTACCCGTGATCCCAGTTAAACCAGTTAAACCAGTTCGACCTGTTTTTCCAGTCTTCCCGGTCTTTCCAGTTCGACCTGTTTTTCCGGTCTTACCAGTTCTTCCTGTTTTCCCGGTTTTACCGGTACGACCAGTCTTACCAGTTATACCAGTTATACCAGTTATTCCAGTTATTCCAGTCTTTCCGGTCTTACCAGTTAATCCAGTCTTACCAGTTTTCCCAGTTAATCCGGTCTTACCAGTTTTCCCAGTTAATCCGGTCTTACCAGTTATTCCAGTCTTCCCGGTCTTACCAGTCTTACCAGTTAATCCGGTCTTACCAGTTAACCCGGTCTTACCAGTTAACCCGGTCCTACCTGTTTTCCCAGTTCTTCCGGTTTTCCCAGTTCTTCCGGTTTTCCCAGTTCTTCCGGTTTTCCCAGTTCTTCCCGTTTTCCCAGTTAATCCGGTCCTACCTGTTTTCCCAGTTAACCCGGTCCTACCTGTTTTCCCAGTTATTCCAGTTATTCCTGTTAAACCTGTTAAACCTGTTTTCCCAGTTAACCCGGTCCTACCTGTTTTCCCAGTTCTTCCTGTTTTCCCAGTTAACCCGGTTTTCCCAGTTCTCCCGGTTTTACCTGTCTTACCAGTTATACCAGTTTTCCCCGTATTTCCAGTTTTCCCCGTATTTCCAGTTTTCCCCGTATTTCCAGTCTTACCAGTCTTACCAGTCTTACCAGTCTTACCAGTTTTCCCTGTATTTCCAGTTAATCCAGTCTTCCCGGTAGTGCCAGTTTGTCCAGTCTTACCTGTTTTCCCAGTAATTCCAGTTCTACCTGTCTTACCAGTTAAACCAGTCTTGCCTGGCACACCAGTTAAACCTGTAGGACCCGTGGGGCCAGCTGGCCCCGGCCCAGTTGGTCCAGTAATACCAGTAGAACCGGTAGATCCTGTCTTACCACCATATCCAGTAAGTCCTGTTTTTCCTGTTACACCCGTTGTACCTTTAGGCCCAGTAATGCCTGTTGTACCTTTAGGACCTGTAGGCCCCCTACCAGTACCACCAGTCTTCCCAGTTCGACCAATTCCAGTCTTACCCGTCTTACCCGTCTTACCAGTAATTCCAGTCTTACCTGTCTTACCAGTTCGCCCAGTCCTACCCGTATAGCCTGTCTTTCCAGTAATCCCAGTAATCCCAGTAATCCCAGTAATCCCAGTATTTCCTGTCTTACCAGTTCGCCCAGTCCTACCAGTATAACCTGTCCTACCAGTTAAACCAGTCCTACCAGTTCTTCCCGTTTTCCCAGTAATTCCAGTTCTACCTGTTTTACCTGTTTTACCTGTTTTCCCAGTTAATCCAGTTTTTCCAGTTAAACCGGTTCTACCAGTTCTTCCCGTTTTCCCAGTAATTCCAGTTCTACCTGTTTTACCTGTTTTCCCTGTTAATCCAGTTTTTCCAGTTAAACCAGTCCTACCAGTTCTTCCTGTAAACCCAGTTAATCCAGTTTTTCCAGTTAAACCAGTCCTACCAGTTCTTCCTGTAAACCCAGTTAATCCAGTTCTTCCAGTTTTTCCGGTATTTCCAGTTCGACCGGTAAGTCCAGTTCGACCGGTAAGTCCAGTTCGACCGGTAAGTCCAGTTCGACCGGTAAGCCCAGTTATACCTGTTAAACCAATACCTGTTATACCAGTACGACCGGTCTTCCCGGTCTTACCAGTTCGTCCGGTCTTACCAGTTCGTCCGGTCTTACCAGTTATTCCAGTAATTCCGGTTTTTCCGGTCTTACCAGTTAATCCGGTTAATCCGGTTTTTCCAGTAATTCCAGTTCGACCAGTAACACCAGTAAGTCCAGTTATACCTGTTAAACCAATACCTGTTATACCAGTACGACCAGTCCTACCAGTATAACCTGTTTTACCAGTCTTCCCGGTTTTACCAGTCTTCCCGGTTTTACCAGTCTTCCCGGTTTTACCAGTCTTCCCGGTTTTACCAGTCTTACCAGTTAGTCCGGTCCTTCCTGTAAAACCAGTAATTCCAGTTAGTCCAGTCCTTCCTGTAAATCCAGTTAGTCCGGTTTTTCCAGTTCTACCTGTCTTCCCAGTTCTACCTGTCTTGCCTGTTTGACCAGTAAGTCCAGTTAAACCAGTTCCTCCTGTAAATCCAGTACGACCTGTAAATCCAGTTATTCCTGTAAATCCTGTTAAACCTGTCTTACCAGTTATACCAGTTCTACCTGTAAAACCAGTACGCCCAGTCTTACCAGTACGCCCAGTCTTACCCGTACGACCGGTTCTACCTGTAAAACCAGTACGCCCAGTCTTACCAGTGCGACCAGTTCTACCTGTAAACCCAGTCTTACCAGTTATACCAGTTCTACCTGTAAAACCAGTACGCCCAGTTCTACCTGTAAAACCAGTTCTACCTGTAAATCCAGTTCTACCTGTAAATCCCGTACGACCTGTTGCACCAGTAAATCCAGTTATTCCTGTAAAACCAGTTAAACCCGCAACACCAGTAAATCCAGTTTTTCCTGTTTTACCAGTCTTACCAGTCTTACCCGTCTTACCCGTTAAACCGGTTCTTCCTGTAAATCCGGTTCGTCCTGTTTTACCAGTCTTACCTGTTTTTCCAGTTATACCAGTCTTACCAGTTTTCCCAGTCTTACCAGTCTTACCAGTTTGACCTGTAGAACCAGTAAAACCAGTAGATCCTGTTGGTCCACGAGGACCACCAGATGGACCAGTAGGTCCAGTTATACCGGTTGGACCAACAGGACCACCAGATGGACCAGTTATACCTGTTTTACCAGTTTTTCCTGTAAATCCAGTACGTCCAGTTCTACCTGTAAACCCAGTTTTTCCTGTAAACCCGGTTTTTCCTGTAAAACCAGCTGTACCTGTTTTACCAGTTTTTCCTGTAAGCCCGGTACGACCAGTTCTACCTGTAAAACCCGTACGTCCAGTCTTACCCGTCTTACCAATAACTCCAGTCTTACCTGTAAAGCCAGTACGACCTGTTGGCCCAGTAAGTCCAGTTATTCCTGTAAGACCGGTTTTTCCATTTATGCTACCTTTAACACCAACATATCGATAACCACTAATTTTAAATGGAAAAGATATGCCGGACGCATCACCATTTAAAACAATGATACCATTTTGGTAATCAAAAGCCCAATCTATGGGATCAGTAATGTATATCTCATTACCAAGGTTATCAAATAAATGAACAGCATAAGAGTCACCAAACTTATCAGGAATCCAATCACGAAGTCTAGTACCAGGCGGATTTTCTGCCTTCCAGCACTGTCGATCTGGAACCGACACATCTTCTGTAAGAGCAAATAGTGTTCTCTGCTCAGCAACACCATCAATAATCGCCTGAATAGGATTATCATATGCTATTGAATCAACCCATACTTCTGAAGCATGAACATTTACCTCTGAAGGAGTACTTAGCTCGTTAAACCAAAACTTATTCTGAGAGTCTGTGGTCTCTCTACTAATAAATTGCTTAAAGCTCTTGTCTTCTTTACTCCACAAGACAGTACTCCACGGATATATATCTAAATAATCCGTCGAGAACTAAGAGTGGCAATTAACGAAGAAAGTAAAAGAAGATACACAGACTGGCTATGGCGATAGCATGAAGAAAAACACACACTAATCTTTTAAACAATATCCTGGGAACTCTATCTGCTATTTCACAAGCGTGAAACCACAAAGCAACAGCAGCCTCCTTATTATTTTCATTAATTAAACTTTCAATTTTCTTTAACATAAAGAATGGAATATATTTAACTATTCCATAGTTATGGGTATAAAATACCCCAAACCCCCTAGCCGTTCCTGTTTCTATGAAGAACCTGCCGCGCTCAAACACCACTTTACACTGACTGCTCATACATCCTAAAATATAATACAACAATGTCTACCGTCAATTATTTTAACACTTGAATCTGGCTGGAATTATCTGAAGTAGGTATTGCGCTTCATCAGACGTTTGCCCCTCTAACCATTTAATTAAACCATATCTAATCCTACGCATCTTATTCGCACACATGGTCTTGTTGATATTTAGATATTTACCGATGTTAGCATTATAGTTTGTGCATATGTTAATGTCAAAAGTTGTGCAATCACATAAATTACATGACGCACACATTTCCTTGGACGCATCTGGATTTATTAGAATCTGCATTATTTGATATGCTCTAGTGCCACTGCCAAGAACAGTTTCTGCAAATTCAAACAATAATTTACGAGCTTTAGTAAACATGTCAAAATCATCTAATTTTGAATATTGATCTTCAGCAGCAATTGACCCATCTTCTTCAACATATTTATAAACAGTAATCATGATGTCGCCACATTTTGTACAAACCTTATTATTCTTTACGGAGGCGCGTCGTCCACATGTCGGACATCCATACTCCAAATTCTTTCGATATAATGATGTGATGTAATTTCTGACCGCCATCTTCCCATGATATCTAAGAAAATGGATTGGGTTATTACTTGTCGGCCTATATTCTCTCTTTAGACCGGGGGCTTTTATCTCAACAATCTCACCGTACAACTTAGCTTTATCTAACTGCTCAAATACACCCCACCAAAACATTGCAATAATGTCATCAAAATAAAGCAGAAATTGTTCTGAAATTAACTCTTTAGCAAAACTACTTCGAATATGGCCCTGACGATCATGATTATCTAACTTATATCCTTCAATCCCGGAGACAGCATCCATAAAATCTTGAATACGTTTACCCTTACGTGCCGCCAATAAAAGTTCATTAGCTATCGCATTGTCAACCCACATTTTATCCTCCGAAAGCATGTTGTTCTCCGATTGCATAAATAGGGGTGCCAGGAACACTTGTTCGGAGGACCAAGCGTATCCAGGTGCGCGCCTGCCTGGCACCCACTCTTAATTTTTATCAAGAAAATCATTTGCATCAACATCCTCTCCCAAATCATTACGTAAATTGTATGGTAACATCAAAAACTCGTTATAGATTGTCCCCAATTTGGTAATAACTTCACTCAAATTGGTATTATACTTTTCTAAATATTCTAATCCATGATTATTAATTACAAATTTAACCGTTTCATCAATTAATTTCAATCTGGAAGCTGGCTCACCAACCGTAGTCATAATTTCCGCAATCTCTCGATTCTCTGGCTCAGCGTGATACTCCCCATCAAACTTAAATCCATATCTCAAAAACATATAAATCAGGTTGTTAACCTCATTACGATTCATTCCAGAAGCACATAACGCTCGCATGGTTACTTTCGGAAAATGTGGAAAACGCATTACTAACATAAATGGGCCTATTTTGTCTAGTGTACCGAACGCGATTGCATATTCACAATTGCGTTCAATATTCCGTTATCAATTTTACATTCAAGGCTATTTTCATCTTCCACATGCCCCATACCTTCCAACCTCTTCAATTTCTTAGTTAAAATTTCATTCATGTCTCTCATCGTGTCACTAAAGGTTAAAACTTCCTTCATCCTCTTCTTATAAGCTCTACATCTATTATCCCCATATAAACCATGCATCCACCAGCCAATACCAAACATTAGCAAAGAACCTACAATCAACATAGCGCACCTCCTACCAATTGATCGTTGCAGGTCCCATGCCAAACAATATTATACCAGAAACCTCTGATGACTATATTTATGATGGCACGTATCATGCACATTTACTATTGTAGGAGGTAGTATATGTCAATCGATGTAGGAAAATGGTATCATTCTAAAAGGGGGCACTTGTGCCGTGCCGAGCTATTACATCAAGACGGATCCGTTACAGTAACTAGCCACTATACAGGAAACAAGGTAAAATTACATGCTGAAGAAGTAAAGTATCTAAAAGAAACCCACGAACCAAACACTCCTATTGGAACAGCCCTACAAATAATCAATAGTGAAGAAAAAAATGAATACTTCGACTTATACAAAAAATATAAACACGTTATTCCTGGATCTATTTATAAAGTTCAAAGCACCAATAAAAGTGTAAAAGAAAAGGTATTTAAAGTAGACGGGAAAACACGAGTAAAAACAATAAAGACTAGTACAGCGAGTGCCACTAGATGTAAAATTAAATGTCAAACACCAAAGTGTAAAAACACTCGAGACATAAAAATTCAGGATGCATGGTCTGTAAAATTCTGTGAAGAATGTAGGAAAGCAAAAAAGCGAGAATACTTAAAAACATTTCTAAAACATAAGAAAAATGTATAACAACATCTACACCAAATATCCATATATAGTGCCCGGATCAATAGAGAAAATCCCGCCTGGCACTAAAATTTTATGTGGGAAAGATGATATCCTAATAAGTAAGGGTGTAATCTGTGTAATTAAATGCGCAACAGACGGCGCTATCACGACGTGTAGAAAAACTAGAATTATTAATATTCAAGATGCAAGTCAAGTTAAACAATGTAAAGCCTGTATTAAATATTTACATAACATGAAAAGACGACTACGAAGAATGGAGAAAAAGGAAGAAAGATCTTAATTCTATATCATTTAATGTCATACCTTCATTTTAAACCGCCCAATCTCATTACGTTCATTTTCCCAACAGATCAAGAAAAATAGATTTCCCGACCGGTCAAGCAGGGGGTGACACCGTAAGTTCTAGTTTTCCAACCACGAGGTTCTGCCATATAGACAGATTTTATGGCTGTTGCACCAGTTTTCAACATGATCAATTCGGCACAGTCCGGATCATGTGTGATGTCCTGTAAATACCGCATCATTGATTGTAGGACATTTTCTGGCACATGAATGTCACCCCAATCCACCGATTTCACAAATGCGCCAGTCTTCCACGTAGTATACGAGTTCGGCAGTTGCCGAAGAGAATCCCCGGCCTTCTCGATTGGACGGCGAGGGTGGGGATCACTCGACTTGCGTATCCAACTATGGCGTTTGTGCTTCGCTGGAACCTCTTTTACATCTGATTTACTACAATAGGCATTGGCAATTTGAATTACCAAACATGTTCTATGAGCAGAAGAAATATATTTCTTATGCAAGAATTTGCAGCCGGGGAGTTGACCCCCCTTTGATCTATACATATCTTCCGCTGCCGTAAAAGCGTCAATAGCATCTGTGGTTGTACAGGTGGCCTCAACCAGCATCTTGTTTGGGTCTAGACGTATGTATCTTGGTTGAACCACCACATCGGCGTCTTCAGTGCGCCGGATCATCGTGCGACTAGAACACCCCGCTAAATTTCCCTGGCGCTCACGACCTCGAGCTAATATGGTGCCCTGCTGCATTAATCGGCCAGACATCAATGCCTTGGTAGTATACATACTAGTAGGCATCACCCACCCATTAAATGGCCTGGTGAATTCACGGTCCGCATCTAATAACACTACAGGATTAACTCCCTGATCATCTGAATGTCTTCTATATTGGTCGTCCATTGCTACTTCGACCATTCGTCGATGACTAGTAATCGTATATCCAGTAGACAAATAATCTAAGAAACCATATCTTAGAGCCCTTTGGAGGCGTTTCTTGGCTGTTTTCTTGTCTACTGACATATTTTTAGATAGCCAGTCAATAAAATATATTGACGTTATACGCCCCGTGGTTTTTCCACGGTGTTTTGTGCGGTCATACTTTTGTGCTAGCATCCACACCATAAATGCGTCATGGAGTTTGTTGGCTAATGCCCAATAGATAATTGAACCAGCGCATTTGTAGTGCGCTGGGTTGTATTGATGTGTAGTTTGCCGCACCGCTTCTTTGTCAGCAGAAGCACCCATATGAGCATGCGCGGGCGGCAAATTTATGAACGACATTTTAACATGCCCATTATGGTTCTCGCAATCTTCTGCTGACAGATAAATAATAATATTCGAATTTCTTCTAGTAATTATTAGGCAGCAAACGCCCTAACAATGTCCCACGGATATGCTGGGCCGGGGTCAAGTTTGCGGGACGGGTCTACGTCTTCATGTCCAATTAAACGAGTCATTGGTGATTCTTTAATTATAGGAAATTCATTTACCAACTGACGCGTGATGTCTAAAACAGCATCAAGTTGTGTTTGTGGATATTCTTCCCAAAGTGAATATTTATATTCACTACCACCATATTTGTAAATCGGGCCTTTGAATTCTCGAGCCATGTCGATAGTAGCAAATATCTTGCCAGCAACCTCAACCAACGGACCGACGTTCATAATTTCAATACCAAGTGTGCGACCATTCACATTTGATCTGTTGAACAGATTAGACGTGGCACCACCAGCATGCCATGTTCTATCACACAATGGTGCTAGTTGATAGCAGGTTCCATCCCGAGAAATCAGAAAATGTGCTGATACTTTCGCGGTCGAATCGGTAAGCCAACCTAATGTTCCAGATGTGCCTAGTGAAGCCGTGTAATGGTAGACTATTGCCTCTATAGGCTCTATTTTCTCAGGTTTGTATTCTGAGAAATACCTGTTCGGCGTTAATTTTTTATAACAGTCTGGAACTATCCAATCCATTAGTCAGCTTTCCTTAGTACACACTCACCGGTTTCAATATCAATCGCGTACATTTTCAAGTCAATTTGTGCCCGTTCATTTACTTTGGCCGTAAATACTCTTTCCTGTATCATCACCTTGTCCATTTCCATATTACATATTTTCTTTTGTAATTGGATGTTCTTTAGTTCAAGAAGCTCAACTGGGCTCAACATAACTTTGTCTGGTGACGAACCATCTTGCATGAGACACTCCTATCAAAGTATACTTATACAATAGTACCGTCGTAATATTCATTATCTATTAACCATTGATAAAGTATTTCTTTAACTTTATCGTAGTATACTTCGCCTTCAGCGGCTGACTCGGCGGTTATCATATCAGTATAATCTGTTGCTTCACCACTGTCTTGAATGATAAGTGTCTGGTTTGATGCTGACCCAGTAGCTATGCCGGGAACCCACTCATTATTTACCGTATTACCATACTGACAATTAACCTCAATGAATTTTCTAATAGTATTAAGTGTAAATGTAATAATTTTTACCTGTGTGTATGGACCACTTGGATCAATTACACCTGTTTGAAGTGCTGTCGTTAATTGAATCGGCATGTCGTTCTCCTTAGATATTTGCTAAGACTCACTAATGTCTACTGTTAATGTGTCTAATCTTCCAGTCACGCCAGCGCCCGCAGGAGCACTTCCCATCCAAACATTAATAATAACAGTATTGACGTTTAAATTGAGGGTCGGGTTAAATGTATTAGAATATGGAGCAATCGAACCTGCTGGTGATATTAATGGTACTCCTGCTGGTGGGCCACCAATAGCCCCAATACCCCCAACAGAAATTGCGGTCATAGTCTTTATCACCACACATGCTGTTAAATCAGCCATGTCATTAACTGCCGCTGCTTTTTGTGGTGTAATGGCGACCACATATACATTTCCACCAACATTAATAGAAATCCAAAACCACGTCGGAGAGCCAGCAGCAGCCGTGATAATGCATGATGCTTTTATTCTAATCGTTGATCCTGTATTTAGTGTGGCTGCGGGGATGGTATAAGATTGACTGAAAATGTTGGAAGAGTTATTAACAGTAACGCTATCTAAAATAGACAAATGAGAAAATGGACAACCTACAGTACCACACCACTCAACCCCATTATATATTATTTCTCTTCCACTATTATTAAGTATACAAATATCGCCTCGTTGTCCATTAGGTGCCGAGCTTTGTGGTACGATTCGCAATGATGATCTAACGGTTGATTGTGCCTCTGCGATTACTCCATATCCAGTTCCACTATTACTCCCAAAAACACCATATGCTGTGTTATCAACAATACTACAAAGACAAAGCGTGCCGCGTTTAGTAATGTTAACAATTTGACTTCCTTGCACTCCTAGTATAAAACTATTAGCAGTACTACCATCTGCGGCATGGTAATACATCATTTCGGCACAATTACCCGCACTATCAGCTTTCCCAAATTGAAATAATTGATGGTGGGTATTAGCAACGTTGGGTGTGAATATTTGAACTACACGTTGATAATCAGACGTGGGGTTTGTGTTATCTTGAAGTGTAAGGGCTGAGGCTGAATGAACTGTTGTGCCGATTGCTATATTAGCAGCGGCACCAGATCCGATAGATTCCATTAAATTCATGTTACCATTAGAAGTTATACGAATTACATTAGTATTTCTAACAGTATCCCAAACATAAAAACGATTATCAGTGCCTTTCCCAACCGCCCAATAATCACCATTACGTCCATCTCGAAAATTTATGTAGGCAAGACTTGCAGGTTTACTAACTATGGTAAACGCCACAGACCCATTTAAATTACTAAGATGTAGTTGTGATAGTGGGTATCTAGCACCAAGTCCAATACCAACCCATTTATTAGTATAGAGTGCCGGACTAGTTTCTGGTATAGTGTCAACAGTATCTTCAAATGTTCCACCGTCATCTCTAATATCGTCTGGTCCTGTAATACCAAAAATTCTACGGTAGTTATATGGGTTATTTGGTGAATTGTATCCAAGGGCAAAACCATTACCTAAGAACGCAGACGCAGTACCGGAATACATAATGGTACCAGCATGTATTCTTGGCTCCATGAAAACATGGTATGTCTCTGTGGAAGAAATTATTTTATATACAGTTACAATTTCTTCCATGTTAGCTTGTGCGGCTATTGTAGAATTTACGTGTAGATCAATATAGTATTCTTCAGTACTATCGAATACTCTAATCGTTGAATTACCGGCCCCAGGAACCGCAACACCAATACCATAACTACCACCAGTTCCCGTGGAATCAAAATAGATCTTATCAACCGCAGTATCAAATTTAATTTTAACCGTGGCGTCAGATGTTCTAGCAAATCTTCTATCTATGTTTCGTAATTGAACATATGTTGCCATCGCGGGTGGTGGCGTGGTCGCATATCTTGCTCGCTCTTTCTTTTCCAATGTCGCAATTTTGTTAGATCCTTCAAGAACATATATATCATATAGTGACTGATAATTGGGCAATGCCCCGCCAAACTGTATATTTGAGCTTGCCAATAGATTGTGTTCTCGACCATTAAGATAGAACGCGTCTCCAGAAATGGGGGCCACAACATTTAATGAATGTGGTGCCGTGGTATTTACTGATAGTGTAAATAAATTGGTGGCAGACGTTCTAAGAACACCATTGCTATGAAATAAGTCTTGGTGTATTTCAACAATGCCCGATGAGACTCCAAGATCTTCTATGGTTAAGCCGTGGGGATTAAGAGTAGTTGGAATACCACTACCAATTAGAGACCTATGGTGAATATCTTCTGCGGTATATCGAGACACACTTTGTGAATAAATGTTTGTGATAGTAACAGTGTCTGTTTGATTAGTTCCAGGCAAAGATGGGCTTGTTACAATAACATAGAGTGATTTAAGAAATGTTCCACTTTTAACTTCATATATACCACTGGTTGAAACTGTTACTGCTGCTCCATAAGTATCAAGCGGATCTGGTGATTTCCAGGTGAGCTGTTGACCACCAGCCGCATAACTTAAAGAACCCGTACCCGCCATGGTGGTTCTGTCAACATTGTAAATTTGCACACCAGCAATGTTTGACGTTTTAACTGCTGAGATCGCACTTCCGAACGTAGTAGCATTTGTAATGTCTGAACTAGTTAGCGCTACACCAACTCCTCGAGCAGTAACTTTACCAATAATAAGTGCACGATCTTTAGCGTTATTGTTTAAGTTGTCATCTGTGGTTGGTAGTGCGTTGTATTGTGCTTCAGTGACAATTACAATTCGATAACTTCTAGCTGCGGCTGTCGGGTAACTATTTCCATTAGTTTCATGTGGTTTTAATAGCGTATTGGTTTCAGTATACATCCCCAACACATAATTAATGGTGCCGTTTGTATAGTCAGCTAGCTGTCTAGCGGTTTCAGCAGTGGTTGACTCAATATATTCACCGTTCGGTGTATATCCCGTAAATGCACTAATATCAATTAAAGTATTATTAAGTGTGTTTACAGTTACCTGTCCAGAGGTGACACCTAAAACAGATGCGTCGTCGTGACGTTGATTTATATGAAATTTCTTGGTGGTCTCGGTTCGTTCAAGATCAACCTGACCAACAACCACACCATCAGTATAAATGCTATGATCCATAATCAACCTCTAAAATCCCGGTGACGGGAATACCAATCCTTTGAGCACCATGCTGTGAATACGTACGTCTCTAACATCCTTTATATTGGTAATTTTAACACGAATTTGATGATATCGCAACGTACTATCTATCATATCATTTATATCAAATGCGGTATATGCTGTTACTGGTGGATTTGTGGCTCCACTTCTAATTTCACGCGTTATGGTTGCGGCCCTAAATAAATCAAGAATTCTTGCATTATATTCAAATGTATAAATTGCGTTAGCATTAAACTCTGACCCGTTAATACGGATATTGTTAGAGTCGATATAATCCCAATTTATTGTGGGTATAGTTCGTTTTGTTATCCCAGTGTCTTCAGTCAGCACTGATAACAATTTGTTTTGATCAGATCTTTGTGATAATGTGGCCGTAAAATCAGCACCAAATATAATCGATATGTTTTCACGGTATGTTGTTATATCACTTGTATGTCTATTCCACACAACAACATCAGCAAACCAATATGTTGAACTACTTCCAGCACCAACAAGATCTATTACCGGGGAGGTTGCCATTATTAATAGTTGATAGTCTAGTGTATATACCGCTGATGTGTTAAACCCGGTATTTACCTGAATTTGAGTCGACGAATTTACTTGCCATTGATCTTGAGGAACCGGCACACCATTTTCGTAAAGGATCATGACCGTTTGGTCACTATCACTAGTATGAGCTAAATTGGCCTGGTATGGTGGAGAACCAGTAAATGTTAATATTTCACCATAAATCATATTAGGAAGCGTTGGAACAACGTGATTGAATCTAGTTGGAGACCTAGTTATTAGCTGCATATTTACTAAACTAGCCCCAGACCAGCCACCTTTAATGGCACCAAGAACATTAAGAACATTTGGGCCACTTATTTCTGAAACATCAAATGCGTCAGTTAACTCCATAGCATTGCTGGTATCTAAAATTTTACCGTCTGCCGGTGTACCAGCACGACGTATAGTATCATTTAGACCTATTAATTGCATCTCTGTATTAGTCAAGACATCTGGTGACCAGACACACATTAATTCGCTATAGGTTTCCCTACCGGGAGAACGTGGTATCGTGCCGTCACCAAGAAATAATCCATCAAAATATCTCTTCCTAACCAATACATAATCAATAATAAATTTATTGGGTGTGGCGTTTGTGGTTCGTCTAATCCTAACTTGAAATTGTGTAGCATTATGAGGAACGATTGGCCTATGGTACATGAACATAGGCTTAAATCTATTAGAATCAGGAACAGTCAATGTATAAGTAGTTTCTGTCCACCCAAAACCAAAATTTGACCCTATCTTAAATTCTTGAGTATTAAACTCGCTTAAAGCTAGATTCCTAACCCAAACATCTATTTCATGCTGATATCCTAGCATTGAATCTTTAAGTGGTATGTCGATTACGAATGACGCATCTATACTATTAGTGTCGTTATATAATGAAGACTCAGCCAGCATCGCGTCGTTACTAATTCCATAGGTCGGTGAACCAGAGCCGGTATACTGCCAGCCATCTGGCAGTGTTGACCCATTGATTGTAACACTATCATTTTTATCTGCCGCTGGAACAAGGCTTATGTCAGCCTCAACATCTAGGTTTCCAAATGTGTCAACACCCTCTGTTATATATGGCCATTTATCATTAATAAGATATACTGATTGTGTGGTTTCATAATTTCCAGTAATTTGTCGATTTAAATTGAATATTTCGGGGGCTCCAGGTGTTACACTAGTAACTGTTACTTTCTCGCCCATGGACCATTTAACCAAATTATTTAAATTAATTCCGGCCCGATTATAAAATTTGCCAATATTGAATGTGTCTACTGTTAGTGGTACAGCTGGAAGTGATGGACCGCGTGATATAACGTCAACATACACACCAGAGTTAGCAAATAAACGATAGAATGAATCACCAAGACCATTTACTAACTGTGATGCTCCATATACTGCTTCGCCTACCCCCTTGAATCTTAGATAGTCGAAACCAGCAATTAATTGATGTTCAATTGTTCCAATCCCATACAATGATTTTGGATCTATCCCCACCACAATAACAGCGCCATTTAATGAACCACCAACAAAATCAGACGCGCCACAGCCCTTATACTTAACTATTGCAACCGTGTTACTAATAATTTGAACAATTTCATGAGCACCCATTAATTGGGTCTGTCCAAGTGTTAAACCATATACATTCACATGTGTATCACCAACAGCAAAGAATGGAACGCTAGTGGTTATGGTTGCTTGATCTGCATTCGCTACGGCCACTGTTATTGCGTACGTACCAGCCACTAATGCCTTTGGTCCGTAACCGACCATTACATCAAATGGTATCTGTGTGTCGTGGAACTGATTCCACGTTCCATTAGGCACTTGTATGGATGTTTGTCCAGATGAAACCACAGCAGATAGCGTAGCCTTATTTCTAGGAAAACCATACAATATGCTGGCAAAATTACATGGCCCATCCATCACCTTAATATTACTTAATCCCTGGATTGGCCATTCAGTATTTGACCAAAGTTTTACTTGGTCGTTTGCCACTAGTGTCGCAACACCAAAGTTAGCAGCCCTAAAGTATCGTTGTTTTGCAATAAATGTGTCAGACTTATTTATGCCCAGACCACCATAATTAATAAGTACATCCACCCAATATTTACTGGTTGCTGATACCAATCTGGCTGTACTTCCAGGTGTTACAGAAACAAATGTGCCAGGTACGATATTTAGAGGATCTTTATATCCCACATTACCAGACGCATCAACTATAATACTTCCTGTATTGTTAGTATAATCACCATCGCTAATATTATATATTTCAAGTAAACCAGCTAATTGTCCGGCTGGTTGAACTTCAACAACGCGCTTATAGTGATAGGCCGTATTTGCACTAAAAAATGAATTAATAACTACATCGTATGCGATTCCGGTAGTAAGATCAAAATTTATATCTACGACACCAATACCATCTATATTAAGATGGAGATGATCATATGTGCCAGCTACCCAGTTTTTAGGAAAATGTAATGACTCAAGAACAGCCATTGTTCTAGCGGTTTGCAATGAATATGTGCCATCAGCTAATAATGGTTCCATTTCCATTAATAGTGGCCATGCTGTACCGGCTGGTGGTTGCCACTTTAATCGTTTAAATTTTTGATAATAATATAACGAGCCCGTTCCAGGTAGCGTAAAATTGTCAGCAGATTTTAGCGTTATAAATTGGCCATTCACATTAATATTTGGTAATGTTCCTGACGGAATTCTAGTACAATCTACAATTCTTCGACCATACCCATATAGATAATCATACCCAAGGATCCATCTTTTACCATCTTTATATCGATAAAAAATAAGCGGATCGACACCTGTGATTGCCGCTATTGCTTCAAATTTCCCAGCTTCCATACCAACGTATTGGCGTAGTGCCTGGTGAATCATTTGAAGCATGTTTCGATATGCCTCTAATTCAGCACCAGATTCGTTGGCGGTATTAAGTGGTACCCCGTGTGCCAAATCTATGTCAGTAGACTTTGCTTTGGCCAAATAAAATGCATCTAGTGTGTCTTCTGTGTAGTCGTCGATTACCTTTAATTGATCTCCAATCGCTGCCAACCAATCGCCGTATATTCGAGTCGTACAATACGCAAGTACGTTGTCGGTACTAAATTCCCTTTGAATTTCTATTGTACAGTCACCAAGTGGTAGCTGTATACCAAAACTCGCGTTACCAGACCCATCTGTTGTAATAAATGTTGTCTGAGCACCATTGACCAATACTAAAAATCTAGTGTTTGAAAATGATGTTTCAAGAGTAAATGGTGTTGGTGCACTTCTAAATGGAATTACTAACCCACTAGACGCGTAAAATGTACCACCCGGAATCAGACTAGTTAGTTGATTGAAACGGTCACCGTCTTCTGGTGTATTTAATGTTAGTTTTATCGTCATGTTGTTAATGCAATGTCGGTAACATCTATTCTGGCAAATTCATTTTTGCCAACCACAACATCGGCATTACCTGTGCCAGGTTTTACATCAAGTTTTGTAAAGATGAAATTATCAACACCAGATATATTTCTTACCTCTCCTTGAATATCACTTTGTTCTACGTCCGCATCAAGAGATAGGGCATTAATCCAATTTAAAATAGCGTTTGTTACTGCCGTGGCGACCGTAGACCACGAGAACCCACCCAAGACAATTAACCTGGCAGCTAAAGTGATGTCTATTTGTGTGCCAGTTCTAATTAAGATATCCTGACCGCCAACAATACGATCTGGATCAGTGAAATCATTTTGGATTGTGTCCACCAGACTGTTTTGTGTATAAGTTATTTGTATTGTGTCTCCAACGGCTGGGAATGTACCGCCAGGAATAAATCTAATGGCATCTTGAGCCTGATTACTTCCAGATACACCGCTGGTGTCTGAAACAATCTCATAATCAGTACCCACTACATATGTTACTGGTCCGATTGGGTTAATAACACTAACAACTTGTGTAACAGGTTGATGATCTAAAATTATTAGTTGTCCCACACCTAAAAATATCTGGTTATCTACTCTTGATGACGCCTGTGATCCAGTAATAAATACGTCAACTGCATTTCCACTAGTACCAGTTCTAGTTACCAGTGGATCACCAGAATTAATTATTAATACGCCACCAACATCTATATATTGACTTACAATAAATAATCTTAATCCCTTGTTGGTGGCTAGCTGTGTTCCTTGTATTGCAATCTTATATCGTTCAATTAATCTATCATTAATTTCTCGGTCTACGACAGTAGACGTTCTACCAACATTTGTAACGGTATCAAATCCGGCCAAAGGTCTAAGAGGTCTATTAATTCTATTTGGACCAACTTCTCCAATTTTACCAGAGATTGTGGCTTGAACCGCTACTTCAAGTTCGTATCGTCCAGTTGTTATATTAAAATATGACGCGGCTTGTGCCGCTACCATAGTCTTTTGTTCGGTGGTAACAAACACAACCGTTTGACCAGTAGCTTCATCTGGCATTGTTGCGATTGGAAAACCACGTTGTACAGGAATATCTATTGTAGGAATAGTTGCTCGAGAAAATGTTACTGTACTAGTGGATCTACCACCGGTATTTCTAAGCATATCTTCATTAAACACAAAATCATCAACGTCAGTGTCGGTAAATGTTGCTGATTGATCCAATAATATTAGCTGTGATACTTGTCTAATTCTATCATTTTGGTTTTCCAACACCTGGGCAGTTGGTTGAATAACTATATCCGGAATGGGACCAATTTCAACATCGGCACCAGCATCTCTATTTTGAATACCTAAATTTAGGTTTGTAGTAAACTGATCTGCTGTGATTTTTGGGATTGGCATCGTATTTCCTAAGGCGTTATTTGACCTGATTGAGAAATAATCTTACCAGCAGTAGTCTTAGTATCTACCCTAAACCTATACGAAGTACGATCTGTATTTTGTGTAACCATTAAATTAGTAATATTAGCAAACTGTTCAAATAACGGTCTAGCTGACAATCTTTTCCGTTGTAAATTCTGTATCGCCGTAAACATGCTCCTAACACGACTTTTGATAAGAATAGAAACAGATCCAAATCCACTGCCTTCTAATGTTCCAATCAATTCGCTTATTCCAGCTCCAGACCCATCTCTTAATCTAACTATTGACAGACTTCTTTGTAGATCCTGGACACATTTTTCATGTGCTTTACCAACATCACTTTCACCAAACTCATTTCCGATCATTATTGGCCTACCAGTTATATTACTAATCATCACATCACCATTTTGTATTTCGAATGTTGTGGCCATATTATGCTCCTGTACACCCACTAATTACGTTTTTAATATTAGTAAATTGTGAAATTGCCCCATTGAGTTCAGTTACCAAGGCATTCAAATCATCTCTATAACTCAATAGTCTAGTCGCTTCATATGTAAGATCATCCGCAACCGCAAGAGCAGCATCTATCGACTGTTGTAAGTTAAGATTAAATTGACCAAGATCAACACATTCGGATATTAAATTAAGTGGAACCAGCATCGCAGATCCGCGCACCTTATCAACATAGGTTTGAGCTACTGCCCGTGCTGTTTCAATGGGAATAGCAAGAATATCATATTGAAGCAACTGAGTTTGAATAGCAACAATTTGAGCCTGTAATAAGGCAATCTGTCCATCAATAATGGCCTGCAATGAATTCAGAATAGCTTCTGAAAGCCCGCAAAGTATTTGACGTACACATGGGTGAAGATCAGCCATTACGCAACCGTTCCTGTTCCAGTGCCAGTTCCTGGGGCAGTGCCCGTACCAGGCATGACCGTAGTAACAGTTACTACGTCAGTGGTAGTAACCTGAGCATTAGTTTGTATGTGGGTTACTATATCAATCATGGCGTCTGAAACCGCCTCAGCAATTCGATTCCAAGCATCTTGTATTTTAGCTTTTGACGCCACATCTAAATCACTGGGGATGTCCGGTTCAAATTCGGCTTGTAATTTACTAAAAATCGTGGTTTTAGCCGTTGCCTTTAGCGCTATGCCATTCATTGCCATAGTTATGCCTTTTCAGTGTTGGCTTTGGTAGAATTAAAATAATTATTAGACACGTATGCTGCCAGCCAGGCTTGAATTGACGCTGTAACCGCTGGATTAAGAGGCACAGCATTCCCTAAATTTCCCACTCCCCAGAAATTAGCGTTAGCGATGAACACCTGTTGAATGAATTGTGAGAATGTATCCTTTAGCAGATTACCACATACCAGCGGCTCATTAGCCCCGACTTTACCTAATGTGATGGTATTACCATTAAATCGGGCGTCTTGGGTAGCTTCCATATCAAATGCCTGGGCTCGCATTTTGAATCCACTGGTACCTGTGTTTCCTTGTGTCCAAGATACATTGCCAAGTTGATCCACTTCAAATCGAAATATTTCAGTGGTACTTGTGGAATCGCCTAGACTAATAAGTCCCCTCAAATTAGAACCAAACTCACCGATTTCAGCTACCAATGTGGTATCATTAACTATATCACCAAAGTGTAATTTAGCTTTTGGTTGACCTGTTAGTGGTGCTCCTGTGGCTGGGTTTGCGTCATTAAGATTAATTAAGAACTCTTTACCACCAGGATTCACTACTCCTTCTGAAAAATCAGTTGGTTTAAGTTTTCTAAATATCGTTCCACATCTAGTCTCACAGGCATCAGATGTCTGGTGAAACTCAGAGGCTTTTGATTCCATTCTGTATGCTTGGCCGTCTAACTTAATAAAAGATTGACCGCCAGCTAGAAGCAATGTTCCGGCGTTTGATCCAAATATATAGGCATTGCCACTCGATTTGAAGTCAAACTCACCACGTTTTAATACTTTAAATGTTGAGAAACCAGGCACATTTTTTTCTTTATATGCTTGTGATAACTCAGTCCACCCCGGCCTGTCATCTTTAGTTAATGTTGCGTCATATCCATAAAATATTGCTGTATTGTCATTTCTATATGCCATGTGGACACGCTCATTCCCCATCGGCATATATCGTCCCCACGCAGATTGACGCCCATTGATTGATAACCATAATACTGGTGCTGTGACGTCCCTTTTACCTATAATTGTGTCACCAAATATTTGTAATTTTCCCTCTTCTGTATTTACAGAAGATATGATACCACGCTCAGGCCTATTAAGATACTGTTCATGATCTCTTAAATCACCGTGGGACCCACGCTCACCAGGATTTTTATCCCTACCAATCCTCATGCTTCTGCCTCTGTTATTGTTGGACGTGATGCCTCTGATTCACCAGACGGTGAGGCATTGCCACTAGTAACATCTTCTAATAAGTTAAATAACAACTTATAATTAAGTGGTCTGCTTGGAAGACCACCTATGGTGGTATATACCGGGTTATTGTGTATGTCTAATAAACCATCCCATCCTCTTATGTAATTTATGTTTAATCTAGTGTCCATACTACCACCCATTCCCCATTTAACCGAATGAGTGATACTAGTAAGAGTTCCAATACAATTACGTGGTAAAAAATACATCGGCCTATTTAACCATGTACCCAAATTTGGTACTGTGTTTATACCTAAATTTTTGGCGTCTGCATTCATTTTATTTAATGTGATATGGGCATAGGCGTGTGCTGCCTCGGCACTTGATATATGACCCTTTGGATCAGCTTGCTCTAAACGAGCCCAATATAATGGAATTAGATGTTTTAATTGCACAACTGCTGGTGGAAGTATTCCAGTAGATAACCCCACCGCTTTCCGCCAACCGGTTACAAGATTCCAATCACACGCTAGTTCAGTTCTAACTTTTTCATCTGTAATGCCTTTACTAAAATTTATAGTGTCTCGTTTTTCTATTATCCACCTAGGAGCAAATGGACCACATTTAATATCTTTAGATTCAAATTCTGATTTATAGCTAATTGGTATCACACTACGATCAGTAGCCCCAGGTAGACCATTAACGATATTCTTTTTAACTTCATTAAATCCCCAGTCATCTGGATCAAAATCATACAACGGAAATTCGCAAATCAAATCACCTTTAGGAGACTCATAAAATACAAATTCTATACGCTCGATAGTTTCATATATCATTGACAATCTACTTCTAAATGTTGTCGTCATTCCTGGAGATTGTATTAAGTCTTTCATTAATATATTTCTATTTGTTTCTGGATGAAATGACGCTGGAATAAGAATAATAAGAGCACCACTATCTGGTGGGTACAAATCCGTTCTTTTACCAAGAAAATCCATTAGACCATGTGGGTCAGGTGTACCATCAGCCTTTCGTGGTAAATTTTTCATATAATCATTAACTTCATTTAATACTTGTGTGCGTGTACCAGATGTTTTAGTTGCTGTCCAGCCCACATTTTCGTCTAACAAATCATATAGATCACTCTCTTTTAATTCATGGTCAATAATTGATTGGTATTCTTCTAGAGTAGACACACTACAATATGGTGTAGCACCCATATCAAGTTGATCTTCATTAATTTTTGTTGTTGTTTTTGGTCCATATTCAATTACCGTAGATCTACCATAATTGAATCTCCCAGCGGCAGCAAATCTTATTTGACTAGCACGAGCATTACCAGCCGCGTCTTTACTTCGTATGCTAAATTTGCCGCTACTTTCACCTGTTGGTTGCGCTATGTCACCATTTGGATCATTACCAAATATAAGAGCAAACATATATTCTGGAAGTGTAATATCATAAAAGCCCTCTTCCCAGAAACTACGATCAATAGCGTCCAATTTCGCAACTTGAATAGCACCCATGTCAACGATGCCAGGATTAGTAGCCATTCTTGCGTATCTAAGAATTTTAGTTGGCCCTTCTGCCACTATTGTTAATATTTTTTGATTATTTTCATCAACATGATCATCAAAATCACTCAAGAACCCAGTAAACCCATGATACCATCGTGACGGGTTAAATGGGTCCCTAAGAAATACTCTTATTGGATCATTGGCATGAAAAATTGGATCTTCAGCATGGAATGGATATCTAAACACATGGCCAGTTAATTGTCTTACATGAGACCCATCTGTTTTATCATTTATGTCGGGGGCCTCAATATCGTCTAATTTTTCTAAAAGTTTAGATAATAATACTAAACGTTTATTAGGAAATTGAATATGATCTAATTGTTGCAATATTTCACTTTCAGTTATTTGCTCCATTGTTTGTTCATCATTAAGTTGTCCACGGGTTTGTTCTATTAATTTCATATATTTATTTTCAATGGCTTCTCTAACCTTTGAACCAAAGAACAAAACCATTTCTTTTGTAGTTAGTATATATTTATCTAAATCATTAGCAAGAGTTACTGTACAAATATTTGGTGATTTACCAGTATGATATTTAATTTCAACATTTAATACATCTTCTGTTACATCTACACCGAATATATAAACTTTAAATGCTGGGAACGCGTGTCTGACTTGACCGGTCGTTGTCATATTAAATTTCCGGCTTCATCTGGATTAAACACAACATTACTTATGGTTGTCATTAAATCTTCCAAGGGTGGCACTACTTGTTGTACCGTAAATGACATTGAGTAATCTTTTGAAAATGGTTTATCTGCCGAGTCTGTCCATTCAAGTACACTACTGAAGAAACCAACCAACATTATTTCTTCTGGAATAATTATTGAACTGTATATGACCATAAACTCGTTGATAGTGTTGTCGTTCAGCAGTATTGGCTCTCTTGTTAGGCTCCAAAGATTATGCCATATTAATGACTTTTTAGCGGCCCCTGTATCACCAGCTTGTTTATTGGAACCAGTAAGCATGCTACTTACTAAGTTAATATTGCCGGTATTTCCTCTAAAATCCATCGTTAGAATATCGTTATTTTGCCCCTTACTATTGGTAAAATGGAAAAATATACTACCTTCTTGTGTATCTCTCTTAGTAAAACGCTTTGGTTGCTTCCAACTTATACTATTTGGATTAACGGCCATTTCAATTACAGGAAACTCACCAGTGCCACCAGTAAAAGTATAATTTGTGGCATTAAAAGCAAATTCTAAATTAGCTGTGGCTTTTTGTGATGACTCGGTTGGGGATAAAAACGTAGAAATGCTTTTGAAGCCCGGATCAGCCAATCTTAACCTACGAGTTGATGTAAATAGCATCGGAACTCTAGTGGTATTAGCGTATGGTGTGCCACCAAATATTGTTTGTGACAAAGCTGATGCTATGTTAGCACTAGATAAAATTCCCATTATTCACCTACTTTTGCTGCCGCTACGTCCCCAGGTATAAAGTCCTCTGTTACTTCCGTGATTTTGGTCCTTCTACGAATTATACCGGCTGATTCAAGTGCACGTGTCCCAAACTCAATCACTTCACCCAGCGCTTCTTCTGGAGCGTACATAGCAAATTTACCAACCCCTTTAACAACGTCTCCTATGCCTTCTGGTCCACTCTTCTTTCTATGCCCCCTTTTTAGTACATCAGCGTAGGCTGCTTTTTCATCCCATGCCATTCCACCCATACCAGGAGCATCAGCTAAAGTTGATCCTGTTAATTTAGCTGCCCTGCGAATTTCATCAAACGCTGTATCAACTGATTTCCATGCTTTATCAGTTACCCCACGATAATGCTCCATTCCCATTTCAGCGACTTTAGCCCTAGCGTCGTCTTTAGAAATCCATGAATAATATACCCATTTTATTGCTTGTATTATCGCGGCCCCGGCAGACACCACAGCACCAAGTATTCCTTTCCCTAATTGTGCTATGCCGTCTTGTGCAAGCATTAATGCGCGTTGAAAATTAGATGTTTCTTGTCCCCTATCTACGAAAGCACTTGCTATATGTTCTTGATTTTCTTTGAGTGCTTGTTCAAGGGCCTTTGGGTCTTTTTGATGTTTTGCTATTTCTAATAATGCCCTGGTACCAGGTCCAGTTGGGTCCATTCCCATCTGAGCGCCTAAAATCATACGTTGCGCATATTCATTCCCCGGCGCGTTCTTTTGTGCAAGTTCAACAGACCTAAGAATAACGTTAGTTAAATACTCTTGATCTGCTGGTTTTCTAGTATCTTTAAGTAATCCCTCCTTGAATCTAAAAATAACTTCTAAAGGATCAGCAGTAGTTGTGGTCAACTGTCCTTGTTGTTTCATCATCTGACCGATAACGGCTGACCAACCAAGACTCATTCCTTGAATACCCTGCGTAATTTGAGCCATTCCTTGTTCGGCATATCCACCAGCCCATCGCATCTGTTCCTTTTCGGTTTTTCCTGGTGCAATAGTGCCAGCAATAGCGCGTTGTAATTTTAACTGTGACTCAGCCACTTCATTAAGATCAATCCGCTGTAATCTTAACACAGCACCAGACGCCATTACGGATTGTGTAAATACTTGAACATTTTGATATGTGTTTTGAGCAGCAGATCCCAATTTAGTAAATAGGTCTTGTGACTCAACTATTCCTGTTGCAAAATTTTTCATTATTTGACCAGCTGCCATGGCCGCTGCACCAGCTGGTAATTTAAATAATGAATCTAAACGCATTGAGGTTTTAGCAATAGACTCATCAATTATAGTAAGATTATCGCCTATTTCTGGGTCTACCAACTGCATGGGAGTAATAAAACTTTTTTGTCGTAACTCATCTACTTTGGCTCCAAATTGTGCAAAACCAGACGCTGCGGCAGCTAATTCATTTTGCATCCCACCAGGGCCTTTACCCAAATAAATACCTAGTCTATATGCCTCATGGCCAAGTTCACCTATAGCTTCTTTACCGACGTGTCCTGTCTGCTGCATCATTCGAACGGCTTCTGCGCTCTGTGAGCGTATCTGTTCAAATCGCTGCCCACCCAATAACATGAGACCAATAAGCCCACCAAATGGTAGTTCTCCTAGTATTGAGCCTCTTAATTGGCTAACAGCAGAACTCACACCTGACATTTGCCTGGGTATAAATTCACCAACCACTCTACCAAGTTCGCCGTGGGCTTCTACTAACCTGGTTCTAGTTATCTGTGACCATTCGATATAATATGTTAATAAACCAGCTACCTTATCCTTTGTCGTAAGTGTCATTGTGTCAGCATTTTTATGTAGTGCCGATAGACTTGCTTCAAGTCCTTTCATCTCGTCTTGTGCGCGTTTTGAGGCGTCTTCTGTTTCCTCCTTATTAGACGTTATGCTTTCCTTTAAAGCGTCCGCATGCTTAACAACAGTAGATAATTCCTGCTTAACCTTATCAAAATCTACAGATATGACATATTTTAGTTCAGGCATCGTCATCAAACAGTACCGATAATCCGTGTACTTGTTTCCTTTCACTTTCTAACTCTTTATCAACCTGTTGCCTTGCCGCTTGAATGTCTTTTATTCCTTCTTTTGTTTTTTCCCACGTTTTACTTTTATCAAATGAAATATGTATAGATGGTTCAATTTTATCAACTAATTTTATACCGGCTTTCTTTAAATCTTCTTCCTGTGCTGATTTTTTGATTTCATCCAACTTTAAATCAGAAATATCTAAGATAGGATCCATGTCACCTATGTCACCACTTGCTATGGCGGATGATAATTTTTCAAATTCCTCATCCTGAGTTACGCTCTTTATATTTGTTTCTTTTTCCATGTGATCAAATATTTCTTGTACAACTTCTCTTCTACCACCTAATATTGCCCATGGTATAAATATTTCAGGATTTTTTTCTAAATCTTCTTTTTTACAAATAAGATTAAGCCCTAGCATACCAATCACTTGTCTCTTAATTAATTTAAAAAATTCAAGTTGTCGTTCTACATCATTTTTTTCCTTTTGAACTAATGCCTCAAACTCCCACAACCATTGAGCCGTTGTCATACGTTGGACGTCTGGGTTACTGGCGAGGACACCTTTTCTGGCGAGCACGTAACTTTTGATTCGCCATAAGGAGTCCCCGCACACGATTTTTTTAATTCATCCCATGACTTGTCACGACGTTCAGTTAAAGCAACATATTCTTTCCATAACTCGATAATAAGTGGATTGGGTCTATCACCGAGCCACAAAAGCATTTGAGACATTTCCCAATAATGTCTATGCCAACTACTTTGCGTGTGGAATGCTTCGTTTGAATTTTGGTTTGAAAAATCAAATAGCTTATCTACCGTAATGTCATCAATTGCTCTAATAGATGCGGCTAAGGTTGGTAGTTTCATTGATGTAATCGCTGCCATTGCACTGTTGGAACTAACATAACCATCAGCCCACACCTCTTCATCAGCACTTAGTGTATGAAGTAGGTATTTATGTCCTGCTACCGTAGCAACAGTACTAATCTCAGCCCCCCTTGTCTGAGTTGCAATATCTTCCAATATTTGATGTCGATTTGCTACTGAAATACCGATTTTCTTAACTTCTTCGTTGTCAGCCATGGTGGCCTCCTCTGTTGAGGGTGGTTAAACTACATTTTACATCAAAAACTGTTTTATTTCAATCCCCCTACGCTAATCTAAGCCTACGTGTAAATTCTAATGTTGCTCGAGCTTTGACTATTCTATCATCTGTTGCACTTATAGTGTGACCTAAAGAGGAAAACCAGCACCCAACATAAACATATGCTATCATGCCACCAAATGGGTCTCGCCATACTTCTCTTACGTAGATTGGATTGATCTGTTGTACTAGTGAAAACATATCCGATCCATTTTGTATAGTAACATTAAATGCCTCACCCATATGTGCGGTATACAATTCATACCTATCTATCGATATACTATTAGTTCCTTGTATTTGTGGCACTCTTTCAAGAGGTTCACCAGTGTTGGCCGCCTGTACTTCAAACACAGTATCAACAGTTCTAGACATATTTGGTGACCAAGCTTGTATTCTACCTATTCTAAGACCGCGTTGTGATTTAATGGTTATAGCATGGGATAGTGCGGTCTGTGTCATCGGTGGCCCCTTTACAAATCCACCGGTATCTTGGGCATTTAACCAATCACTTGCACCCTGTATGAATGATTGAAAACTCATTGTATAAAACTACTAAATGATAGTACGTCCCCAATAACGCCACTTACCTTTAATTTTTTGGTGTATACTAACGTTGCATTTACATTTACGACTCTATTGTCATCTGATCGTAGCGTTCTACCAAGGTTACTAAACCAGCATTTCTGATAGATAAATCGTTCATCAACCTGAAAGTTTCTAGATGCCCAGATCTCCATAACATCAAACGGTTGGTTTTGGCGGGTTAGCATTACTAAATCAGGTGTTCCGAATGCTTCTTCCATTCTCTTTTTATATGTATCAAATCTACCAACAGCAATTGTAAGACCAGTGACGTTTCCTGGTACACTTTCTACAGGATTTCCAGAGTCATCTTCACCAACTTCATAAACTGGTGTTACAGTTCTGGCTTGTGTTGGATTCCAGCCATTAATAAGGCCAACCGTTACGCCACTAACTTTAATGGTAAGCGCGTGACTAGTGCGTACTTGCGTGCCAGGAACGTAACTCATAGATAACCTCTACGGGTTATTACGAGACTTGTCCCAACGAACGACGTACATACTCGAGGGTGGCATTAACATTGACAATTCGATCACCATCAGATCGAAAATTTCTGCCAATATTTGAGAACCAGCAACCCGTGTATGTTACGTATTCAGTACCACCTTGTGGTCTACGTTCAGTCTGTGGGAACATCCACTTTTCTACAACATCGAATGGATCGATCTGTATGGACAACATTGACAGGTCTGTAGTTCCAAACGCTGTTTCCATTCGTTGTGTGTAAATATCATATCTCTGAACGCCGATCGTTTGACCTGTAACGTTGCCAGGTACCTTCTCTACTGGCTCACCGCTTCTGGTCTGTCGATCATATGTCGCAATTTGATAGATTGGGGTAATGGTTCTACTTTGAGTTGGGTTCCAACCATTGATAAGACCAATGGTAACACCTTTAACTCTAATCGTTAGGGAATGAGACGTGCGAACTAATGTTCCTGGCGGTGAAGGGTCTGCCATGACTAAAACTCCTGTTAAACCTTAAGGTCTCCGACAATCATCGGGTTATGCGTTGAAGAATGGGTTGTCCGTTGAGAACTGACCCATAAATCGTAATGCTGGATATCTCAAGAAGAACCAATAACGGAAGTTGAATTTCGTAGGATCATTCTTGCTTTGTTCTGCTTGAACATCCTTAGAAAGATCAATATCCCGTGACACGCCATTAGCATCTCTGAATGGACCAATAGCACCTGTCTCAATAAGTGACGTTAACACCGCCGCAACAAATACCTTAATATCGAACACGAAATCTGACAAATCTGTAGGCACAACACCCTGCAGATTATTAGAAATTATCTGATCCATTAACCTGCTGACATTATCTTTTTGTGATGCGGTCTCCCGATACATAAACTTGGATGCCGCGCCACCACCAGCTTCAGTTGTAACTGGATCTAAAATTCGAAGGTTTCCACCATCCATCGTCACAACCATAACACCGTTCGATGCCAGTTGTGCTCTTTCAGCCTTTAAATAGATGGGGAATGTCGTGGCGTCGAATCCCGTGATAGTCTTATTGGCTAATGAAATGGCCGGTGATGTAAAGCTTGTGTGTCTAGCCGCGATAGCGCAGCACAATGCTGTTGAATTCATGGTAAGTGTGAGCTGCGAACCATCCTCAAGACTAATTGTTCTATCAACACCAGACGGGGCAACAAGAATCATGCGGCCTCGAGCTGGACTATCAGGAGCAACCTGCAGTGTAACAGCCGCTCGATAGACGAATGTGTCTGGGGTATCTTTATCACCAACCAATGTGCTGGTCGGCATGCCAAACCAACCGGATCGATAATTCTTTTCCGTAGGCGAGCTCTGAACTTCAATATGGTTCACTAGGTAAGTCTGAACATTAAGTCTAGTATCAGCTACCACCACATCAGTGGTGACAGATGATATCGCCAGCGCATCAATTGCCGATTTAATCTCATTGACGGTTGGGAATCCGGGGAGTGTTAGGTCGTTAACTTGGCAACACACTACCGATGGAGCACCATTTTCAAATGTAATCTGTCCATATGTTGACAGTATATTAGCCATAGACACTGGCGTAAGATCAGCGGTCATCTGATCTTCGCTGAAATATCTCTTAGGATTATTGTAATCCGCTGTTGGTCTATCATAGTCGTACGTAATAAAATAAATGACCCCAATTCCTGGCTTAGAACCAAGACCAAGCACTGTATAAGGAAGTTGTGAAGGAATTAAACCAAAAATAGCAGCGGTCGCATTCAATGATGTCGGAGCAGAAAGCTCAATGCTAGATGCAATACCTTCGGTCGGACTCACCAACTTGACCTTAGTACCAGTAGCCGCTGTTACAGCACATGCCCGGTATTTTGGTCCATAGTTAGCTGCAATAGCTATTACAGCATTAATATTATTAACGACTTCTTCAGCAGTAGTGGCTGCAGGTGCAACTGGAACCGCATAGCCCGGCACTACACCAGCTAACGCACCATTATTAAGATCAATCGTTACTGCAGCTTTACCATCAAACGCCACCCTAATATTATCATTGGTGCTGAGATCAAAATTTTCAGATGGTGAGCCAGTAAATGAAGCCGCTGTATCTGGCGACCAGTCAATATCACCAGTAGTTAGTAAATAATCGGTATTCTCGTAAAAACTTGTCACATTGGCAAATGAACCAGTTCGCGTAATCTTGGTTGCGGTGTTTGTAAGCGGATCAAGAGATGTATTCACCGCCACATAATCGATTTCATATGTAGCAGATACATTGTAATATACGGTGGCAATAGTGACAATTGTTGAAGCATATGCTGGAACTGTAAAGCCTAAAACAGCCGTTCCGCTATTTGCAAATGGAGCAACAATATATACATCAGAATATGGGGTAGTAAGAATACTGGTAAACACCAATTTATTGGTTGAAACAGTTACGGCGGCTGCGTATGTTGTACCATATCCGAGCGTAGTCGCGGCAACTAACGCGGCATTAATAGCCGTTGCAATCTCAGCTGGTGTTGCCGAAGCACCAGCAACCCCACTAAATGGGTGTTTTGAAATAACCAACGATCCTGAGATTGTTGTACTTGCGGCCATATTATATTCAAGCTGGATAGTAATTTCTTGTCCATTATCCATCTTGAAACCAAATGCTTTAGCCGTACTAATGTCAACTGTAGTAAGGACGCTGCCAGTTAACACCGCAAAACCAAAACTAATCGCAGAATCAGGCAGCTCGATCGTTTCACCAGACAATGTTCTACGAACCGTGGTGTTTGATACTCTACGATCACCACGGCTACCTAAAGTAGCCGTATGTGGCGCGACACCAGCAACAGTGAGAGTTTCACTAAATACCTGACCACGCTTTACCGCTTCATTAGTCGAACGCTTGCTACGATTACCATGAGCAACAATGGCGAGAACATCTGGGACCGTAGCTAATGAAATTTGAGCCGGGTTAACTACTTCGCCAATGTATGTGCCTGGGTCTTGATAGCCCGATAGTTCGAGTGCCATTAGAGCGCTCCTTTACGTAAATTATCCATGCACCATAAAGGTTGCAAGTTGGTGTAGTGGCAAGCCTGTAAAAACTGTTCACGATTAGTAAGATCAAATTGAACCAATGGCTTAATATGATCAACATGCCAACCATACTGCCCACGGTTCTTCCAAGTCATTGGCTCATTAGTCGTTGGATGATTATAAAATTTTTGCTCAAGGTATTCTTTCAAGAAAATAATTGAGCAACCCAGATCACGAACCGCAGATCCTGCTTTTGTACCGCTTCTAACAAGGCCGGTAATTCTAGTGCGCAATAAATGTGATAATCGTGACTGAATGCTGGTGTGTAATCTTTGTGCGCCTTGTTTAATTAGCCATTCTCTATTCTTTTTATAGTACTCTTTTTTGTAAATCGCTTTACATGCTCTACATTCTTGATGATATCCATCACTCTTATATTTGTCCTTCACAAAATCAGTTACCGGTTTATCAATACCGCAGGTACTACAGATTTTATGTGTAATGGACAACGTGCGATTGCTAGCTCTTTTAGTTTCTTCCACACAAACACACGCCTTACATGTTGGCTTATGTCCACTAGCATTATTAGATGATTTATAGAATTCTGAAAATGGCTTTAACTTATTACATTTGGCACAAATTTTATTCGTTATACCTTCATATTTACCAGCAAGCCGTGTAGCCCGGTTATTACGTTTTTCTGGGTTTGCGTGGTACCATGTTCTACTATGTTCTTTATTGCATTCTTTACAATAAATTACACATCCATCTTTGGTTCTAGTATTTTTATGAAATTCCGAATATGGTTTATAAATCCCACATTTACTACAGGTCTTTCCAATAACGATGGTATCTTCCAATAACATATATTACTCAGACAGCTTTATCCATTACTCAAAATAGTAGTGTTTAAGGTATCTTTAGAAATTATTCAATTCTTTTGAGGAATCCCATCATCGGGCTCTACAATACCTAGATACATAGGGGTAGTTGTGCCTGGTTTCAGGACGGCTTTATCTATAAACTGCATGGTGGTTACAGACACGTTAACCCTATTTACATATAACTTATCGCTTTCATCTCCTGGCCTAGGTATTTCTTGCTCGCCCGACATTGATGGATCTGGTTTAAGAACTATTTGATATGTTTCGTTCTTGATATTTGTATCGAACGTGCTTCTACCAAGAAACATATAACTTCTATCATTCATTTGATATGTGAAGAAATTCCAAAGTAAATCTGTAAGTTCTGTTCTAATATTATGATCTTCAGATACTACTTCTAACGCCACATCGACTGAAGTAGATTGAATATATCGATTATATGATGTAAAGTTTTTGTATTCTGCCTTTTGTCCAACAGTAAATCCTAAAGCTGTTAGAGCGGTTCCACCAACTATTTCTATATTACCTTTAACACCAGATGTAGAAGGACCACCGTACGATAGGGCAACCTTACCATTCGATGCGGCCCCAGACGCATATAGTGCTTGAAAATTTACTTCTTCGATTACTTCCTCGGCTGTTGCCTGTGCAATATTAGCAAATCGAGAAGCACGCAATATAATGGTGCTTTGGTTAATAACGCCTTTAAATGATGTTGTTTTATATATTATAGTTTGTCCATCTATCAACGCATATGGTTCAGCATTAGTAGAAATTATGGTGGGGGGATCCATTACACGATCAACAAATGATCCACCCAAACCCATACTCATGGGATAGTTACGACCTGTAGCCCCCAATACCGCGATCAACGGTAGGTGTTCTGTAATGTCTGGGTATTTCTGGATTAAATTTACAGCAGTCTCTTGAGATGATTCCGTGGGATTAAATGATATATCGAATTTTCTAATAGTAGGTAGTTCCTCGAGCATACTGGCGGTTTGGTTGGATCTATTGAAAAATTTACGAAACTCAATAATAAACACATCTTTGGTAGTTTCCATGGGCTGTCCGAAACGAACTGGATCCGTCAAATCATCGGGGACCGTAGGTATTGGTCGTCTTGACAGACTATCGCGAATCATTCTTTCACCAATTCTTCACACATTTTGTTCATATCAATATCAGACATCTGCCCGAGCGCCGAATCAATTACCCCTTTAATCATTTCTAATAGTTCTTTGGGTGGCTCACCATACCATGCACCAAATTCATTCTTAAACTCTATTGATATGGATGGTGGTTGAGTCGGCGTCTTTTCTACTTTAATACCATTTATAATGGACCTAATAACTTCTGGGTCAGAATTCTGACCAACAAAAGCCGCTATCTCCACAGATCTCTCGATCCTAGTTATAATTAAATCCTTAAAATATTTTACCATTTTATCAGTAGTTGAGTCGATAATAGTACGCAGAATATCATTAGTTACTTCTTCAACACTATTAGCAGCTTGATGCGCTGGCTTAAGTAGTGGACCCTTAATACTAATAGTTATATCTGACATTAAAACATTAACCTTGTGTATACCTCTTCTGGTTGTACACGTCGTGGAACAAATGACTGTTGTGTCATCTGGCCAAACTGTTCGTCATACGAAAGTTTTGTAGTTACATATCGATTACCAGCATCAATACCATCAATTCTACTATAGATTGAGTTTTCTAAAATCCTCGCGTCAGGTGTGTCGGCCTGTATGCTTGGATCAAAATAATCTAATGGAACAGTCCAGTATGTTTCTCCGATTTGTTCTGTTCTCTTACCATATTGTAGCCATGTAGGAATTTCCGTAATCTGGGGTCGTAAAATTTTAATATACGGCTCGTCTACTTTGGCGTGTCTTAATCGGAAAACTTCAAATTCAGGGCTTCGATCGTTTGCGCTAATTCTAGTAAGAACAACTCTAATATAAATATTACCTATACCGGTTGGTTTAATACCCACGTTGTTAATATTTGCAATCGGGTTATATGTAACACCATTTGTAGAAAATGTAACAGTTACACTATTTGTACTTTTAATGACTGGAGCGTCAAGTTTATATTCCCAGTTGTATCCAGAATTAGTAAATGCCGTTAATGCAAAGTCAATCGTTCCAGTAAGAAACGTATTATCTAATAATAATCTATGTGGTTTAATATTTGAGTCAAGATGAATGTTAGTAAGCGTTATGCCTGCTATTATAGACGGAAATGACAACGTACTGTGTAAGAACTTAATATAACCTGGAATAAAATTCGTGCCATAGCAACTATTACAAGTAATGTCTGGCCGTTTTGTGGTATCTTTAACACACGAACACTGTAAAGCATTTGGTGTATTAGGATATACCTGTTGCCATAAAAATACGCATTTACCTAGTGATTCCAATTTATCGATAAGTAGTGTTTCTATTTTATTAGTAAGATTCTCTGCTACTATCCGTTGATGAATATTCCTGCCCCACCAACCGGGACTTTGACCACCACTGGGGTAATTTTTCTTACAGGGCATTTATATCTCTGTGATGCCAGTAAGTGTTAAGGAGCCACTTCTAAAAATAACAATTAGTCGATATTCACTATTGTTAAGCGCTGTGGTGTGTGTTCCAACACTCCAGGCAAACACATTATTATGACTTAAAGTTTGATTTCTAGCACCAATGGAGTTCGCCATACTATTCCCAGACCCAGTGCCATTAAAGGCACCAACCGGTTTACCTAAATCAAAATATTTACCAGTAGTGCTTAAATGAATCAAAATATTTAAATCACCGGTACCATACGGTGATACCTGTGTTAGATTAGTAAGATTTGCGAGTGTAAGCTGTCCAGTAGATGCCGCAATCTTAGTGATAAATCTTTCATATTGTTGTGCCCCAACAAATCCTGGATAATCTGTTGGATTTGGATATTGTAAAACACCGTTGTGTCTTTGTTGTGCATTACCATTTACAAGCGGCACCGTAGAATCAAATGGTGTTGCATTTCCAGAAAATGTGCCGCTTCCCAATACAACACGTCGAGCCTCATCAAAAAATACGTCGGTTTTAGGTGTTGAAACAACACCGTATGTATTAATTGGCTGTGGTAGTGCAACGTTATTAATAACTGGTGTTCTAGCTGGCTTTTGAAGCGTATACTTCATAGATGGTGCAATAGATGATTCATCACTAATGTCTAATGTTACAGTTCTTGATACCGGTAGTGTGTCACTAACATTCGGCACACCAACTGGATTATCAGTAGACGAATGGCCAGGACACTCAACTAGTCCCACGGCTGTGGGGTGATAAGTCTTAGTGAAAATACCAGCAGCAGCAATATAGGCAATATCAATGGTTGTGTTTAGCCCCCAGGCCTCAATACCGGACAGCCATTTTGATACTTTAGTGTTTAACACAGCGGTTGGTACACCAGAAAATAATTGAATGGTATTTACGTCGTCATACACAAGCTCTGTATTTGCCGATTGACCCGACTCAGAGTGTCTTAATACATGAATCTGTCTACCTGGTGTAAGCTGTATAACGGCAATGGTTGCGTTTGCTTTTAACCAGATTACATTATATACTATCAAAGAATTTATTGTTATATTACCAATAGTGCCAACACCATGTACACCAATGTCGTAGCTCTCTGTTACAGATCCATTAACTAAATGTTCCAATAAACCAGCCGTAGATGGATCACTAGCTTTACCAGCTTTAAATCTGGTAAGTGGATCTGGAGAGTATATATTATATAAATTAGTTACTATTAAATTTGAAATGGTGGTTCCTGGCGTTGGCCAAGCACCAACATTACCGTTTGGTATCTTAGCAGAATACTGGATAACACCAGATATGCCTAGTTGCAGTCCAGTTAAGGTTCCTGGACTTGTTGGTGCGATCTGGAGTAAAAGCTCTGATATCTGGTCTACTGAATCCGCTATTAAAGTGTTTTGTGTCCAGTAATTGAAAAATCCATCGGCAAAACTTCCGTCTGTTGGTTCGCCAATTTTGTTGAAATATTGTATTAAACCAAGGATATATGGTGCTAACTCAATCTCGTCTCGCATCCCTGGATCTTCATTAACATAATACTCAATACGGTTATATAGTCTTAGAGCTTCTAATTCAATGTATAATTGGATGGGAATTGGTACCGTATCATATTGGACTATTAATTCTTGACCTATACCAGGAGCCACAGTACCAATGGTGGTTGATATTTGATAAAGAGTGTTATTTATTAACTTAATAACAGGCATGCTACGCCGCCTTCTTTAACCATGGTTTACGTTTATCATACAATACACACTTTTTAGTTTGTAGGCTCATATTACCTTAGCGTATAAATTCCTAAATAGTGCGCCTCCAGGAGCGGCGTCAATAAGTTGTTGAAGACGATAGTTGGGACCCATTTGCACGTGTATGCTACCAGAGTTTACAAAATGTAGCTTAAATTGAGGTATTAATTTGTCTAGCCTTTGAGACAAGAAATTAACATATTGAGCTATTTGGGGACTATGTGATAAGACGAAAGCATTCCCAGAGTCGTTCCATTGGGGTATATCGGTATCCACGGCAAATAATTGTTGTGAGAGTAAACCAGCAAGTAGTGATGTTTCTAATAATATAAAATCATACGTTCCATATGGGAATGTACTAAATGAAAATGATACATATGGTTGATATGAATTTATAATTTGCATGCCGCCTGATAAATATTGCCACAATTGTCCATTTGAATATCCCAAATAACAAGGATCATTTGGATTACTGTCAACAAATTTATGTGTCTTATCAATCATCAATCGGAATTTATTAAGGAGGGCACATAGTCGATGCGGAATAACTTTAACACTCACACAGACAGTGCTACTTCCATCTTCGTCAACACCACCAGTTAAAGGTGTTGCCCCCGCAACTGGAACTGGATCCGGTGGTAAATGTCCTGAATTGAGTGTTACAGTAACTATTTCTGCAATTGATGCATCAAGCGGAACTGCAGTTATGACATCACTTGCAGTGGTTGTTATTGCCCCAACACCATTTGTTGCCAATTTTACCTGAATTGCTGAGCCAACACGTACTAGTGTTAAAGACTGATTTGGTAATCCAGGATTGACATATTCAATAGTTATGAAATTACCCGGTGTTCCAATAGGTACCGCAGCCCAATCTAATGGTAGTATAGTTGCAGTAGCTCTTACAGTCGCTATCACAGCGGCCCGCCAAGTAAATAAATATTCAAGATGCTGGTCTGTTTTATTATATTTTAGTGGATCTGTTGAACCATTATCTAGACCAAATGGAAACGCGAATTTTCCCGATGATGGATTAAGAATTCGTGGTGGACTTGGATCTCTTTGAGCAAGTGGTAAATAGATATCATCAACCAGTGTATTACCACCAAGATCCGTAACCTGTAAAGAAAGTGCTTGAGGAGTTATTGGCGTTGGTGGATCACTGTCTGTTTGAAATGTTGCATTAATGTTCTGGACTGTATTTTCTAATACCAACTCAGTATCACCCTGCGCAATATCTCCTATGATAGTCATGGACAGTCCTTAGGCAAATAATACCACAAAATAATCATATCTTTAAATACTTTTGCTATATTATTTTACGTGTGTTTTGTCTAACACGTATGCAGAAACCACAATGATAGCAGCGCCTGTAAGAACACCACCAATATACACCACTACTGGTTGTTTATAAAATGGTGGTTCTGGGGGTCTAAGCTCCGGGAAGTATTTAAGAGCAGTATTTAACATATCTTTATTATAATTTGCGTATTCATTATACGATTGGATGGTAAGCTTATAAAGGTTAATAGCAGTATTTAAAGATGTTATTTGCTGGTCTTGTGCGTCAATAATGTCTAAAGCTAGTGGTAATTTCTTCTCTACTAGATTTAGCAATTTTTCAGCATCTCCAGTAGAGAACCAAATACCATCAGCACCCTGGTTCTTAACAACAACGGGTTTTAGGTCCTTAACAGCCTTTGTGATCTCAGCACGATCGATCTTCTGCGCATAAACAGAAGAACTAAATACCAAGACCGCGAAAACGCTCAGCAATCTCATTGGCAGTTAATCCTTGTTGCTTATACTCTGATTGAAGGGCCAGCTTTTGTTCAGCAATCGCGTCCGCAGTAACTCTAGCAGCTCGTTCGGCTTCTTCAGCACTCATCTGATTAGCTTGTGCCTTTGCTTTAGCAGTTGTGGCCTGTTCTTGAAGGCCTTGAATTGCTGTTTTAACTTTACGTTCGAGTAACAATGCTATCAAGCGTTGTCTAAGGTCCTTGTTAACCCCAACTAGTAGCAGTAGGGTAATGATCCCCACCGCTACTAGACCGAAAACAATCCAGCGACCGTAGTTTTTCAAGACTACTTACCTTTAAATGCTGCAATACCTTCTACGATAGTGGCTTTACCAAGCTTAGCGCCCTGATATCCAACTAGGGTCATCAAAATATAAAGTTCACCGTCACTAACATTACCACGCATAATAGTATTTACGCCTTCAATTACGGCTTCGGTGGTAGTATTCCAAATATACAAACAGTGTCCAAATACAATCCAGAATGATACCTTACCCATGGACGCAACCCACAGCTTCTCGCCGTTTTTCTGTTCCATGAATAAGCCGCCAAATATTTGCAAACTAATCTTCTTCAACCACCCATAAACAAATTGAACAATTTCCTTAAATGTGGACTTCTTAGTTTCCTCGGTCATAACAATCTCCTTATCCTTGTGACGCCAATAAATATATATTGGCTTCGATTGGACTTCCACCACTATTAGTAATTACTATTTCACTCTTTAATGGTAAAACGCCATCAGTTGACTGATAGCCTCTAGTAGATGGTCGCAACTCATCGGTTGTCGCTTGTTTTGCCTTCTTTACACCTGCAGCCGTAAATGTTGTGGCGGCACCATCAGTAAAACCACCAAACATTGGCTGAACCGACACATTGAGAATACCAAGTGTAGGAATAGATACCCAAGCGGTATAGTTCCTATATGGATATCCAGTTTCTAATCCGATGGTTTCAATACCAGCCGCTGCAATAGTTAACTTTTTACTAAGACATGTAAATTCATTCATGGTATTACTCGTCAGCTGAAGTGTTTTCAGCTTCTTCACTGTCTGATATTTCAGACATTTTCTGTTTACTCCATTTTTTCACGCTTTTGTAAAATCCATGAGCACGAATATGCTCAAGATCATCAAGTTTCAAATCTGGAAGTCCCTGGAGTTCATCAAGCAGGTCTTTGGCAGGCATTCTTTCTTCTTCAGGAATCTCATTCTTTACCTGATTGCAAAGATGAAGAACTCGAGGGTTAATAATATCGTCTTCTGCTACAACTTCTTTTGGCATTACGCGGTTACGTTCCCCAAAATGAGTAGCACCCTTGGGACCGGTACCGCTTTCAATAACTTCATGTATGGGTTCTGGGTCTTTATCAGTTACATTCTCACGAAGATTTTTATCTGCGGTTCGACGACGCTTTTCCTCACTCGAGTCAATAGCCGCATCAATATCTAATTTCCCAGATCTATCTTTTAATCCCTGTTGTGATGCTCTTTTCTCAAAATAAGCATTATATTCTTCTTCATTCAAAAGTTGAAGGGCTGGGGGTCTACGGCTCAACATTTTACGAAAGTCCATGGAATCTTTAATAGCATGAAATGGAATATGTTGAGTCAGATTGATGGGGTCCCGATTGTGTGGGAACGTGAATCCCTCGACCCTATTAGGCCCAATAGGGAATTCACAGGATACCTGTGCGTTCGCAAGATTCTGAACGTACACATCCTTCTCGTTACGGAAATACTCAGTAAAATTACGGGGTGCTGGCATGACTATTCTCCTTCTAATCTCGGCAGCTGACACCGTGCGTAAGAGCATTATTGCGAATGGTTGCCTAGAGAAAACACGTGCTTTGCCTTCTTTTAGCAACAATCTCGCAGTCCCAGGTCGCGTATACTCGAGAAATCGTCGCTCCGAATCGAGGACGATAATTTCCTGAGACCGGCCCATACACGAGCAGCCCCTCGATCGTTTGTACCCTATGCCAAGGGTACGGGTGTTATCCCACCTTGTTCTACAGCTCGCGAAATTGCGGGCTGGGAACAGTTTATATACTGCCGAAGCAGCCGCCCCACCAAGTGGGGGTGAAACTAAATAGTCTAGCGGTGGCACTAAACCATCAAGCATAAAATAGTAGAGCTTACAGGCATGCTAGCAATATATTAGAATTACTGGAGAACTATATCTGGATATGGGCGATATGGCAGACGACGCTATCAATGATGCCCTGGACAATTGGGACAATGAATGGGAATGTGAACAAGAAGATCAATATCCACGGTCATTTACATGTAGATATTGTGGTCATAAATATTTAAAGTGGGTGGTAACTGAACGAGGTTGGAGATTAGCTAACCAAAACGGTCGAATCCATACTTGTAAGAAATATGATAGGGAGACATAGGCACAAAATTTGCAATTCCCTATATTTGGAGGTCATATGCTTATAAAAGAGGCAAAATATAAAACATGTAAGTGTGGAAGTCGTAAAATCATGTCTGAGGCCACATATGGTTGCGATTGGTGTAAGCAACTAATTGACTTCAATAAGGATGATCGAGAATACTTAGAGATCAAAGTGTTTACCCAGGATCACGCATGTAAGCATTTACATCTATGTTCATGGCGGTGTGTCTATGACATTTTGCCAACCATAAAATCAGACTATTTTATTGATGTCCCATTCCTCACATTTGATAATAATGGTAAATTGTCGGCCCAGGAATTCTTCAAAGTATTCTATGGCAAAGGAAAACCATTTGATAACTTGTATTTAACCAAAAGGCTTAAAGAATATAAGAAACAAATCAAACAGCTCAAGAATGCAATTCGTTGGGCTCTAGGATATACCAATTTTAGGGCTCGCCAAGAAGGTGAAGGGCAATATTGGTGGAGGAAGGAACTTGGTGAGAGAGCGGGGATGCAAAATGGCTAGTACAGTAAATTGTGTGGTATGTGGGTCATCTATCGTCGAATATGAATCTGGTCATGTCCACATTAAAAATAAGGTGGTAATGGCTTCGCTTTGTAATGCTTGTGGTAAAATCACAATAGACGCCGCACGTAAATTACGTAATGTTGAAGACATATGTGGTCAAGGATGTTTTGGTACTTATATACCAAGAGATGGTTTGAAAGGATGGTTTAGAAAACCAGGACGTGGTAAAGCTTATCCAGCAATAGATGAGCTTAAACGTGGATGATAATTATGTATAAATGTGTTGTAGTTGATCCACCGTGGTGGGAACCAGGTGGTGGTAAAATAAAACGTGGTTCTGACAAGCACTACAACCTTCTACGTACCCCAGACGTTGTACGTGTCATTCTAAATTCGCCGTGTTGGGACTTCGTTGATGTGGACGCCCATCTGTGGATGTGGGTGACCTTAAATCATCTTCCTGATGCCTTGGTAGTGATGAAAGACATTGGGTTTAGGTATGTAACTCATATCGCGTGGGTCAAGATGGGCGCTAATGGGAAATTGCAAAAAGGTCTTGGTCGATACATCATGGGATCTCACGAACTGTGTCTATTGGGTACACGTGGTGCCGCGATGGTGCCAAAACCAATAAATAGAAAGCCATCAGTGGTATTTGCCACAAGAACTCGACATAGCAAGAAACCCGATGAGGCATTTGCTTATTTTGAAAGTATAAGTCCAAGTCCTAGACTTGAGATGTTCGCAAGGGAAATACGCTCAAACTGGGATCACTGGGGTAATGAGGTATAACAATGAATTGGTGGCAAACAACTCTTTTTATCATATCATTTAATTGGGTGGCTCCGCTCGTGATATGTTGGATCTATGCCCTATGTGGGTATTGGTCTGGTGATTTCATTCACACTGGTAGATGTGGTGCGTTTGTAAAATTTCGTTTATCTTATCGGATGAAGAAGTGGCATGATAAACTCTGGAAGGATTGGGCGGGAGTTGGATTATTCTTATTTATGGTTTATCGTGATGAAGTTGGACCAGAAGATGATGCATCGGTTGCTAGAATAGTGGTTCACGAGGGCACACATTGTTGGCAATGGTTGTGGTTAGGTCTACTGTTTTATGTTACCTATATGGGTCATATGATCGTTATATACTTATTCCAAAAGAATCGGCACCCATATTTGGATTGTTGGGCTGAACGAATGGCTAGAAAACGAGCGGGGCAATTGGTGAACGTTCCAAGAGAACAATGGATTGACGGACCTAACGATAGATGGCCGTGGTGGTAAATGTCAATAAACATTCAAGCTGCAATCGACATCGTAACTAACGGTTTAGTTAATCGTGGTATTGATCCCATTAAAATCGACAGTCAACTATTTAATGCCGTGGTTGGAATAGTTGATGGTGTCCTTGAGGGAGAACGCATTGATCTTCGTTGGGCGATTGAAAATAATCGAGAATTAGTTACCCAGTATATTGATAAAATCGGAGCTGGAAACGTAACATGTAAATGTGACGGTGGGTGGATTCGTCATCAACACCCTATGAAACCAATTGGTGTAATCATGAATAGCACACCATGTCTCATCTGTAATTATAATGGTTTAAAACCTGACCCGCTAACAGAAGCTAAATACACTATAACTCACACCATACCGGAAGACAAATAGAATGAATATACAAGACGCGCATCGAGAGATTAGCGGTTATTTAAATAAAATTGCTCAAATGTTTGATCGACCATATGAAACTAAAATTACTATTTTGATAAGAAATCCATGGTTAGAAGATGGTGATATGTTATTAACAAATGATGCTGACGACATGATTTTAACAGGAATTAAAAAACTACAAAAACCAAAATGACTGAACTTATTTGGGATGAACAGGAATATTGGCGATTCATTCAAAATAAGCTTTTAGATGCTAAGCGTGTGGACATAGCATCGTATGGTGTTATTCTATATAAACAAGCGTCTAACATGTTAAATATGATTAAGGGTCGCAATATTCCATGTAGACTGTTAATTGGCGCTCCACCTAAAAATGGTTTCCTAAAATTAAAAACCAATACTTCATTTGATAAATGCGTTGAGAAAGCAAGGAGCATTTCGAAACACATCGGGCATCAAATGACTTGTCGAGTATTACCTAAAAGTCATTTTAAATGTGTAATAATTTATGGGACAAAACCGGTAGCAATTCTTGGTGGAAGAAATTGGTCCCCCAGCACAATGTTTGACTGTTCTATTGTAATAACTGACAAAAAATTAATTACCGACATTATCAACAAATTTAGTTTTACTTGGGATCGGGCATTTATGTTAGACCAAAACATAAATGATGCTACCGACTATAATAGAATATATGAACCACAATATGGTACATAGCCTTCCACCATATAGGGTTAAAATCTTATTAGACAGAGCAAGAGCTAAGTTTGCGGGATCGTACACCGCCGACAAGCAACAATGTAGGCATCAATATCACCACCCACCCCCAGCACCCAAAATACCGGGAACATACGAATATAAATGCCCAGAATGTAATAAAAGATCAATGACTGTGGTAAAGGATCCAACATGGTAAATGTTAAAATGAAAATTTATTTAGTAGAAACACGAGAAGAATCTAACCATATTACTGGAGAACGTAGGGGACTGTGGTACCAATGTGGGTATGAGATTCATCACACAAAACGAAGTGCCATGAAAGAAATTAAAGAATTTAAGATGGGCCACGATGCCCCGTATAGAGTTGTGGAATATGTTCGTAAGAAGTAATTATCTAGGAATCTTATCACTAATATCCCCGCTCCAGGACCCAATATCTTGATTTCCATGACCAACGTAGAGTAACTCTGGATTTCCCATTTCTACTGTGCCAGTCTTTTCACCATCTATTTGTGCTGATAGTCGTTCCATGGCATCTTGATCGTTTAATGTACCACTATCATCCATTTTCCGTTCAACAGACTTTAATACTTCTACATCACCAGTCGATATGTCCTTTAGAACCCCCTCTTCATCGAGAATTCTACGTAGTTGTCGGATGTCATCTGCCGGATATCCATGGTCAGTCAAGTGATCTTCAATAACCTCAAGGACTTGCCAAGCGTCCTGGGAATTCACAGCCTTTCTAAATGCTGGACCATCCATATCACCCCACAATGGTGAGTCAGTATGTCCCTCGCGGATCAACTGATCAAGCTCATGAATTTCTGACGCCGACCAATTCCCGGACCTACCTTTACGATCCCAGATACTGGATTCCATATCACGAACTGCTGGATCCTTCTTACCTGAAGGACCCGTACCACCACCTGCCCCCGCTTTATCAGACGACGCTTCAGCACCTGGACCCATGGCTCCTGGAGGTAATGCCCCAGCGCCTGGTTCAGGCTCACCACCCATTGGGGCCGGTGGCCCTCCTCCAGTAGGCATTGGTGGAGCACCACCGGGTGCACCAGGTCCACCCGCCACTTGACTAGGCGCAATATATGGGGCTAGCTCCATTTCGAATTTTTGCTCTTCCTTGATCTTCCGAACCTCTTCCTCAAACTTCTTATTCACCGCCGCATACTTGGTGGTCTTGGAGAACTTGATCCCTAGACCCTCGAGTGAGGTCATGGCATTTACCAAATCACTATTAATGGTCTGGTCAAGTTGTTTTTCCCATTCAATATGTGGGATTATGTACCGATTTTGTTGTTCAATCTCTCGCTGGGATCTCTTAATTCGGTACCGATGGTTCAGTTCACCCTTGTCACTCTTCACCCAACCGTTCATCTTCGCAATTGGAGTAAAGAACTTGGGGATCACCCAACTATTAACAAAGAAATTACGCATCGCCTTCATGCGTTGCAAGAAAACTGAAAGACCCGTGTAGGCCGAGCTATACGTGACCTCGCCCGATAGGAACGCTTTACTAATTCCGAGTGCAACTAACTTAATCCGTTCAATCACTTCATTGTGTTGGCTGATGTTCATTACTCGTTCTTGAACACCAACCAACTCAAATTGGATCCCGTAATGGTACGTGATCCATGCCGCAGGATCCATTTCAGCCTGAGCTAACAAACGTAGTAGACGTTGTTCATGTTCAGGGCTGGGAATCCAGCCTGTTTGCGGATTTCCTAGTTTAGCGATCTTCAAGGGACTACTCTGTCTTCTAGCCGTTTGAATAGATGCATTATAAATCGAATTATATGTTGCGACATTTGCATTTAAATATGAGTGATCACCAGATGTTTCAAGACTATAGACTAATCCATCATATTTTTCGATGGCCACCTTGGTGATTGGTAACAATATGTGTGTCTTAGTTACAACAACACGTGATTGCGATCTGTGATCCATAACAGATCGTTCTCTAACTTTACCCCAAACAACCGACGCTAGCTTATCACCATGACGACCAGTACATTCTATATAATTAATTTTTCGTCTATTTCTTCCATCATTGTTGGGTGGTTGATAGACCCTAATCTTAGCAAAAATTCCCAATTGGGCAAGGATTAGTTGTATTTGATACGCCAGAGCAGATGATACGGTTGCTGCTTTTACAGTGCTTTGAACTGTACGTCTTTGTGTTATTTTTGTTTTAGGCTTACACAATAGATTATATGATCCATCGCCTCTAAAATAACCACGAATAAATTCTTGTTTAAGTTTTAGAGGCCACCCCATTACCATTTGAGAGAGCTGTTTTGTAGCCGCGTGTTCACCTCCATTACTAAACATCCAATCAGCTAACCAGATGTCTGCTTTTTTGTGAGTGTGTATTGCACAGCCATTTCTACTTAAATTTGACTTCCCAACATAAAATTTTGGACTACAATTTATTTTAGTGCATATTTCAAGAATATCTTTAGCTAAGGTGTTCTTTTCATCTAATGATAGAGCCCAGGATAATCCATGGTGATATTTATAGGTCTTTCCTTTATATTGACTAGATATATTAGTTCTAGATCCCTCGGCCACATAATAACCCAATAATCTGGCCATGGAACTAGTAGAATTTTTATCTAACTTAGATTTAACAAATTGTCGAGGTATTGATAAATAGTCACCAATCTGTATATTTGAAGCAAGCGTTTTTATAGAACCACTACGATAGCTATCCTTTTTGAATATTGGCCATTTATGGCTCTTGGTACAGTTAATTGTCCAACCACCATGAATTTTAATTTCCATAAGTTCTTCTGAGTATTTTTCAGAGATATGAGTTATTTTTTGTATGTCACCGTTTTTACCAACAATTAGATCATTAATAGATATTTGTTCAATTGGTGTATTTGTGCCATCTGGTCTGGTAATTGGGGTTCCAGGTGGTTGGCTATCCTCATACATCAGTATCCGCCACATTCTACTGATAATGCTGGTGCCACGAGTATCATAGGGATGTAAACGACGAGGAATAAAAGTAGCATTAATAGGGCTAAGCGGTATATTTTGTCGTGCAATTAGACGAGCGATCAGCTCGGCAGGCATTTGCTCTCTAATACGACGCAACAGATGATTATTGGAGGTAAGAACTGCTCGTAATCGATCGTCAGGAATAAACTCGATTACCGGTTGCATTTTTATGAATGGGGCATCGATTACTTCTAGCTGATCAGGATTATGAAGCGCCACATAGGTCCAGATGCCCTTTGAATCATCGAAGAAGCAATGGTTACACACTTCACCGACCACTAAGAATTCCTTAACCATATATTCAAGAATTTTTAGTATCTCACACTCTTTCCACATTTCCTCGTAGGCTTCTTTAATTTCACCGGTAACCCCTTCACCTGTTAATTGGCAATCTGACCATGGCATTGTGGCCATGAGATCGACACAATTGCCAATAGTTGGATCTAACTTATAGAATAAACGCCAGTAACGATTAGCCAAAATTCGATGGATGGGATAGGCTTGTCTCGAGGGATCGCTGAACTCTGGCTGGTAGGGTTGTTGTGGGGTCACCATGGTACCACCACCACCCCCAACCCCTCCACCAATAAAGTTACTCAATGCGCCGCCACCCGGTATATTGAATTGTGCCTGCCGATGTGTTCTGGGTGACAGTTCTGCGCCCTCAGGCAGCAAACCTTCAAAGAATTGTTTTGATGCTGTGCCTTGTGAGCTGGAAATACCGGGCACGAAATTTTCGAATCTCGAGGCTAGTTGTTCGATAGAATCAGGAGTCATACCATGGGGTAGTTCGCGAGATGCCTGGACTCTAGGATCCCCATACATACTACCCCGGATTAAACTTGTCATTATATTACCTCGTTAATAATCATTAGGCATTATACCACAGATACCGGGACAACGCTACACATTTCGGTATTTGGCACGTTCTGTGTCATGCTCTCTCAAGATGTCTCGGTTTTGATCTGTTTCCACGGGATCGGTCCGTAGATTCTCATTATCTTGAGCACCAGGAAACACCGATGATTCGACATCACTACCCTCAGACATTCTAGGAGCCTCCTCCACGATATCAGCGACTTCTTCAGGGACAAAGTAAGCGTTGGCTTTGGTGCCGTCGTCCAATTCAATTTCTTGACGATAGTAGGGATGTTCGTATTGGTCGATCTCTGCCATCACGTGATCCGGGACCTCGTATAATTCACCTTCCACGGCACTCTCACCCGGTACCATACCAGCCGCTTGGGTAATCACCAAATGATACTTAGGCTGGGTTTTTACTGTCTTGACAAATTTACTGTCGGCTAGAAATTTCTCATAGTATGGCTCACCTCGGCGCAAGGCACCATAGACAAACAAATAATTAGGATTCTTTTGAGCAATCTTGGATTGACTTAAAATTTCTGGTGTAACAATCTTGGCGGGTATTGTAAATTGCTTATCTAAAATAGCCCGCACAACACGATGGAACCCATCCACGATGATATGATCTGATTTAATCAATATTGGAGCTGACAAGTCCACATTTTGAGTTCGTTGTAATTCTTGTTGGTCATTTACGAGTGTTGACAATAATTCATCGATACCTTGTTTATTGTCTGGGTGCTCAGCAACACTTTGGACATTTACTGATACAATTGGTAGATTATCTGATGATTCAATCAATTTAGATACTTCATACTTACCAGTTTCGTCTTCATAATAATTATCTGACGTATCAGCCGCTACACCCCCAATATCACCAACCTGTCGAGACTGAGGTCCCACGTAATCTGATTTTGTTTTCCGGTTTATTCGAGGATCAAAAACGTCTGACTTCTTGTCACCACCCACCAAACCAGTGAAAAACCCCGAACCATCTGGTAGTCTATGGATCTGCGACCATTTATTAAATTGTTCAGCAACTTTCTTTTCTAGCTGTTCGTCGCCCGAATCATCTAGTTTAATAATTCGTGGATCACCGAGCCCCCAAATTTCTATTTCATTTACTAGCCATGAACCCATGGGCATTACATCTGAAAATTGTGGCTCTTCGCCAGGATCAACATATTCAATCGTTACATGGCCTTTAAATGGTCTATCAGGATGTTTAAACTCAAATCCTTCATCTATTAATCGTTCTTTAATAATGCCGCTAAGTGGTTCAAGAATGTCACCTTTTACTGGACTGTGTAAGATGGTTTGATCTTCATCATTAACAAATGTGTCGGGTGGCAACAATTCAACTTCAAAAGGCCCCATTCTAGTAAGTTCTTCTCTAACGATCTGTTCAAGATCGTCAAATTTATTGTTGGGAACATCTCCTACATATAATAATGTAACGTGTGGGTCTGAATCGTCTTCACCAGCTTTACCCTCTGGTGGATATTGCTTAGCCAATTCTTTAGGAAGTAAGATAAATAATCCAACCTTTTCACCAGGGGTTTTACCGGCCATATACCTCAGACCAGCAGATTTGTATAACCATTCTTTATCAGTAAGTTCAATATCTTCACCTGGTTCTGATTTACGGATTCGTAGACAATGGATTGCTCGATCAAGATTAAATGCTTGTTTTGATATTTCTTCTGACGGCACTAAGTCTTCTTCGCCCCGTCGATCCTCGGGCTCTCCATGTAGCACTTTAAATTTAGGGTTATTGATGTGTGCTCCTCCTACATAATATATGCCCCCACATGGTATGATAATTTTATGCATGTGCTAACCTCAATGTTTTAGTCATTAATTTACGGACCGATTTCATTTCAAATTTAGCAAAAAATTCTCCCGGATCTTTATTGTGTTTAGACGCATTACAAGATCGACATAAAATTATGGCATTTCCCAATTCTAGTGGGTGTCCTTTAGATAACGGGTAAAAATGATCTAACGTTAAATGTTTAGTAGTCCCACAATGGAAACAACGATATTTGAATACTTTAAATACAACCGCCTCATCTTCAGCTGTGAAATTTTCATTAACATGTATTTTCATACTTGAACGTTGAATACGCTTCTTACGATCATATTCACGACGTTTACCGAGGTGTTTTTTAAACCACGCTTCATGTGTGGCTTTAGCCTTTTCAGGATGTTTAGCTCTCCATCTGCGGGACGACGCATTTCGCTTATCAGGATTTTTTAAAGCCCATTCTCTTTGTTTTAATAAAATATGTTTTTTGTTGCGTAAATATTTAGCAGCAGACGTAATTTTACGTCTAGCTTTATTTTTATTATAATTTCTTTTAGTTCTAGTGCACACCTCTTCAGCATGATCTTCGTGGTATTGATTGTGTTTTGCGTTTATCTTTTCCTTATGGCTTATATAGTACTTATGTTGCGATTGACAATGCTTCTGATGTCGAATCGGGTCCTTTAGTAATTCTTTCTTACGTTTTTGTATACAAACCTTACATACTTTCCTACGCATGGATTTACTAGTACCACGTCTGGTACCATAGGCGCTTCTTATTTTATACTTATTGCATTTAGTACATTTATAGCGTTTCATTGCTCCTCCGATGGGACCAGATCTAAATCTCCTCTACGATCCTCTGGTTCACCATATAGAGCATTTACTAATTTATCTAATGGAATTTCACTTATGTCCCCGAGCATGTAAGCTGGAAGATGCTCTAAATACATGCCTGCTGCTTCCTCTTCTGAATCAAATCCAATCATTAGTTTTTGTTCATCAAAATTTCCATCAGCATCCAACTGTTCAACAATAAAAACCTTATCAGAATCTTTATCACCAAGATATACGTCAAGGCTATCAGAATCAACACCTTGTACATTCCGGATGTAACCATATGAAGCTAGCATGTGCGTTACATAAGTGTCGTCGCCTTCATATGACCGGATAGAACCCTTGGGCCACTCAATATCGATCTTAATTCCCCGATAATTTACCTGATCCTTAACCTTGTCGTCTTCAGCTATACGCTTAATTTCTCGATCCCACCTATCAGTGTATCCACGGCCAAGTGATAGGCCCTCAAGTGCCAGGGCACTAATTCTATACCATCGTTCCACGAATTCTACCATAGGGCCAGTTTGGTGTACTACATTCAGGGCATTACCAAATAATATAATGTCCCGATTAATATCGCCTGATGGAACCAGCGTTTTGGCTACTGTCTGGATTCTATCGACCACTAAACGATCTGTGGCTTCTCGACCACGGGTCTCGAGCCATCGACCATAAACCCCGTCTCGCAAAAACACAATGGCTTTACGTAATAGTTGGCTCAGTATTGACTTCATTTCAGTTAATGTCGCGGCACCACGTTCTGATATACCCTTTTCAGTTTGTTGATCCTCTAATTTAGATATTTTATAAAACATCTCATAGATCATTTCAATATCGTGAATTCCGAAATCTTCACCAGCGATTCTTTTGATATCACGATCCCATCGATCCGTATATCCTTCACCACTGGTGAGCGCTGATAACATTTCGGGATTGATATTGTACCAGTGACTCAAAAAATCCATCATCGATCCACTCGAATGTGCGGTGTTTAACGCCTGACTAAAAATTGCCATGTCTCGATGTACATTTCCAGTTGGCGTTAACTCTCTAAGGGTTGCCGCGACCTGATGACGCGCCGCATTAACCGCAGGAATCGCGGTTTGATCAGGGGCTGAGGTTGACTTCATCCAAGGAATATATACCTTGTTCTTCATGAAGTCTATCGCTAATTTAAGAAGTTTAGACAATACGACGGATATTTCCCTGATGTTAGCGGCACCTTCTTCACTAAGACCTTCTTCTACTTTCTTGTCTTCTAACCTAGAAATCTTGTAATAATATTCATAGATTAGTTCAATATCATCAATCGTGATCTCACCTGACGCCACCTTATCCATTCTACTCAAGATATTTTCTAGTGCATCTTCCCAGTCACCATCAAACGATATATTGCGATCATCTACATAGCAATGAGCTGGTAATTTCTTGCCCATATATATATCAGAATAGTGAATTTGGTGTTGGTCCAGAACTTCTTTAACGGCATCCCTCAAGACATTCTCTTCCGCATCATTGTGGGTAAAATATTGTCGGGCAGTATATATTGATATCCTAATCCCCTGATCCACTAATTTTTGGAGCGCTTCTCTTGCTCCAGGAAGTGGGTTTCCAAAGCAATGCTGGCCACTCGGATCTTGATATATCCCATTGGTCGGGGGCTCGAGGATGGTGCCGTCGAGGTCAACTGCGACCCAGAATTGTCGGGGTCCCTGGTTAGGATCAATCGCTTCTTGGTCTTCGGCTGCATGTAAAATAATATTCCGTTGCTTAGGGCTAGCATCCTCATATCTAGGATTTGGTTGCCCAATACCATCCGTATATGGGGGATAGACAGAGGAAGACAAGGGATCAGTGTCGTCGGGTTCAGATTCCCCAAGCTTTAAGTCTTTGTCTTCAAATTGGTTATCGTCGTGATAAGATTCATTCCATCGAGCTGGTTCGGTAAGTTTTTGTTTGACCTTACCAGTCTCCTGCTCGGTAGTTAATTGGGTAAGACCCTGACCAAATTCGGCAGTCTTATTAAGCTGGGCTTTGGCCCAAATCCAACATTTACCCCCATTACATACATGGTGTGAACCTACTTGTTCAATAGCAGCACGACCACAGCATCCACATCGATTACGAGGTTCGGATGCTTGTCTAGGCATATGATATGATGTCTCAATTGCGGTATCGGGATTACTATCTTCCTCACCAGCTGGGAATTTGGCGGGAACCGACAACTGATGACAGCCCGATGCCTGGCCGTCTGTAGGCATATCAACGATGTTTACGTCTGAATTCTTATCGCTGGTATTGAGAACTACCTTAAGAGCTTTGCTTAAGGCTTTACGCTTTCTAATATCACTACCAATCCAGCTTATGCGCTTTCGTTTCATACTTAATAATCCAAACGATTACACTTTCTAGAATTATCGGAAAACCACATCGGTTGAAGGTTACTATAGTGACAGGCTTTGAGAAATTGTTCTCGATCAGTTAAATCAAAACTGGAAAGTGGTATAATGTGATCAACACACCAGTTATTAATGGTTCCACCATAATTATCCCATGTCATGCCTGGTTGGAATTGAGTCTCGAGATGATGCTTAAGAAATTCAATAGAACATCCAAGATCTCTTACTGCAGATCCAACCTTTAACCCACCTTTAAGAACATACCACAATCTATTTCGTAAATTTCTTCGTAGTTTTTGTTTAGGTTTTTGTCTATATCTTGGTGCTAAACGTCGGTTTTTAGCACGAATCTTATCCGGATGGCGTTGACGATAATTACGATCAGATTCAGCTGCTCTTCCCAAAGTTTTACGTTTCTCAATGTATGCTCGTCCCTTAGGTGTACAGCTCCAAGCGCGTTTTTGTGCTCGAACTTTATCACTATTTCTTGATATAGCACGTTTAAGCTTAATTTCTACAGTATGTGTTTTATTATAATTTTGATTATATTCATGTGTACATTCTTTACACCATACCTTTTTAATGGACGCTCGTGGTCGTACCCTACATTTACTACACATAGAATTAGGTTTATGCTCTATTTTTGGTTTGCGATGTACGTCTCTATAATGTTTTTTATGCGCCTTCGTTGCCGGTTTTTGACTTGATCGTCTTTTATTTTCTATATTAACTTCCCTATGACATTCTTCACAATATTTACAATTACCAGCTTGGTATCGCCTTGGCTTTATTTTACATCTAATACAAATTGTAATTTCTCTAGCGACTCGTTTTTTTTCAGTTCTCTTTTTTTGTGAGAAAGCTACTGATTCAGGATGACTTATTTTATACTCTTTATTTCTTATACTAAGACACATAGCACATAATAGCTTAACTTTACCACTTCTGGCAATTTGACGGTTTCTAATACCACATTTTGTACATTTTTTAGTTGGGTGCTCAGCAAGCATTACCATCTTCTCCCGGAAACAGTTTTTAATCCTAAACGAGTCGGGCTAAAAATTGTCCCCATATTATTCATTTGGTAACTTTGAGATCCAACGGTCTCACTTTTAAGACGATTTGCACGTGAGCGTATTTTTATACCACTTGGTAAAATCTGCGATCCTTGAACCATTGCATGAAGATGTACCATGCAAACCGCTACGTCATCCGAATTATAACCTCTACGCTTTCCCTTAGCGGCATTATACACTTTTCGGTCATCAATCGATCGCTCGAGCTTAGTCAACTCATAAATAGCAGTTGCCGAGGGTGATTTAAAGGGTGGTTCTAGAGCCTCATCTTCTTCTAAGGGAGGTAACATACGAACCCGGCCCATTATACTATCAGCCACAAACTTCACATAGTCAGGAACTTTAATAGATTTCTGTTCTGCACTAACCCCAAGGTTACGAATTTGTTGTATTAGGGTAACACTATTCCAGCGATCAAATTCAACCCCAGCAATCTTCTGATGTTTTATTTGAAAGTCAACCAAATCAACCGCTGAATCAAACCACACTTCCATATCATTAGATGGAAGAATTTTCAATACCCAGTCTACTACCGTGATAAATTCTTGATTACCATCGGGCAGCTCTTTGATTTCAATATGGCCACAGGCACCCGCAAACGAGTCAAAGTTTTGTCCAGCATCAAATACCAAATAGCGAGGTACGTCACGAAGCAACTTACATTCAGTCATCTGTGCCCGGTGATATCGTTGCCCGGTTTTATCAGTAAACGGAATAATTTCTATCTTAGCGGTCGGAACCAAAGTTTCATCAATGGCCCGAGACTTAAATTTGGTGGGATCAATAACTAGTGGATTAGCAGATAGTGGTGGCTTAGCTCCAAAGTCACGTTCCGTGCCTACTGGATCCTTCTCATATGCTTCGTCATAATATTCACGTTTTTCGTCCGGATTAAAATCCCAGGTCGCGTAGTGGAATGCATACATACCTTTAATATGTGTAGATTGATATAATAACTCCATTCCTTTATCATCAACCGACATTGGCGATGAAATTGATACCATTGTTCCAAGCCAATTTAATAAACCACGATTCATAACAGCAGATCGTACTGTTCTAAGTGAATTCTCCATAACTCGGTATGCTTCTTCAGCACTCATTGATGATTCGGTCTGTTTAAATCGAGACAGCTCATCAATAAAAGACCCAATACGAGTACGACCCGCGAGACCAGAGGAGTTAGAGTTCTTGGAATTAAATTTTACTCCCAAATGTCCATTTTCAATTTCTTTGTTTGTTTCCTGATATTTCCATCCTTCCATGCCAATTGGAGTATCTTGCGTTTTTTCCTTGCCTTTAACCCATTCAACATAACGTCTAAGCCAAGGAGAATCAAAACGCATGCTACGATAATATGCCCATATAGTGTCATTTGACTGTACCTCCGTGGAGGCAATATATGTAACCTCATATGGTTGTTTGGACAACAAACCAAAATATGTGGCTAAACGACCATCTGGTTGACTCATTCCAAGAGTAATTAGTCGGTGTTCAGTATATGCTCCCATCATAGCAATAGTAGCAGTTTTACCAGCTCGCATCCCAGTAATACCATGAAGCTGGTTATATTTATCTACTATTTTATCTTCTAATAATTCATGTCGCGTCAAGCCACACTTTGGACAAACATCATCATTGTCTTTAATAGACCATACTAATAATGTTTCTGATTGTAGGTATTCCTTGCCTTTACCCCAACAGTCTATTGTTTCTGGTTTTTGTGAATTACAAATTGGACATCTAACTTGGAAAAAATCTCTAAGCACCTGATATTGGCGTGTATACTTCCAAATAGATGGTATATTAAGATATTGCGGCTCAGCGACGAACTCGATAATATTTGGAGCAGGTATCTTAAGATATTCTAATTCAGAATCATAAACCTGAGCCCTCACCTTACTTGTTAATGGCGAAACAATCGATTGAATGGATGACATAAAGTCATCGGTCTCAATCACTTGGCTCAATGTCTCACCAGCTGCAATCCCTTGGGGATTGTTGAGGCGATTTCTATACCAGCACGCTTAGCCCGCATCTGCTCTGTGAATTTTTCATATAGTGTGGCTAATTTTTCATTTGCAGGAAATCTTGAAACCCAACGAACCTCAATAGATGGAACATCAAATGTATGACAGATTGGCTGCACTTGTAAATCAACCTTCGGCGGTTGAATGATCTCCATTATTAATATTGGTTCTTCTATAGTTAGAATATCATCATTTTCGTTAGTTACTTTACCTAAGAACTGTCGTCCAATGTGATCTACAATAACCCAAAGTTTCATAGTAAGCTCCTTATAAGCCTCCCTCAATGAGGGGTTAACTGAGATTCTTAAGAACCTCTACTGCGTGCTCTGGATATTTTTCCTTTACAGCAGCTATAATGTCTACAGGGGTATATCCCTCACGGAGCATTTCACGAATTTCGTGCTTTACCTGTTCAGTGGTAGCGGCTGTTCTGGTAGCTCCAAGATCTTTTAATTGCTCAGGAGTACACTCTCCTGGATTTGCTTTTGCCCACTCAACGCATTTCTGGCAGATAACCTCACCTTGGGCCGTACCAGCAGTTTCTTCCATTTCTGATAAACACCACTGGCACTTTGATTTAATTTCTGGTTCGTGCGACGGCTCGCCGGAAGTTACCCAAGGATTTTCGAGTTCTCGTTCACTGATGCCCTCTTTATCACCACCATACTCTTGCTCACGCAGCTGAGTTTGTTCATTAAACTCAGATTCTAAATCATATTTAATGCCAGCACTATTAATATATTGCTGCATATCCGCTACGGACTCAACCATTTCGTCTTTATTAGTTTCAATGGCGGCGGCAATAACATCTTCAATTCCCGGATGCGATTGTACTGGATTTGGATAAATACTTCCAATTATCTCAGCACCGGTTTTTCTAGTATATTGAAGCACCGCATTGCCAGACGGATCAACGAACAGTGTCCAACCTGTTTCCGGAAAATCTGGTAGAACTATCGAATATACTCCAGGAGTTAATCTAGCCTGTTTATCAAAAGGGTGATTACTACCCTCCTGGGTAGCTAATTTCAAAAACCGTTTTGGAACAATAGCTGATATATCCATGTCCGGAAAATTAACCATTAGACATAGGCCATCACCCTTCATGTCACGAACCACTTTACCACGCTCACCGCTTGGGACCACGACCTGACCACCACCTCGTTCACGGGCCTCAAAATCTTCACTAAGTTTCACCGCTTGACCAACCCCAAACAGATCTTCACGGCTACGTTCTGCCGGATCAAGAACTTGCTGTGGTAGATCACCCTTCCACACCTCGGGAAATTCAGTCGGCGTGTCAATGTTGGTACGTTCACGCGGTTTCTTATCTTTGGCCTGTTTTTTCTGAATACATGCTTGACGCGGTGCTCCACACTGGCGACACCCCGCTTCATTGGCTGGCATCGAATAACCACACTGTTTACATTGTTCTTCAGCATGTGGGCTTAAACGTGCCCCCTCAACATCACTAGATCCTGACTGCTGACACGACACGCACTGATCGTGTTGAGTGTACTCACCACAATCTGGACAACGTGTCCACGTATCTTTTCCCTCAATTATGTCGCTTGGATTTACTTCGATATTTCCAGATCCCTTACAATTCTCACATGGAATTTCAAAGGTTCCTTCGCCATGAGTCGCAGAACTACTGCCCGCCCCCGTACATTCTGGGCAGTCTACCATTACATTTTTCTGTGAGTATCGACGGAACTTCCATGGATTACGTGAGCCGGGGTTAAACATATGATCTTTATTGATAATGGGCGTACGAGCTGGTTCATGATCAATCCCCAACCATTTTTCCATAAGTGGTGGAGAGTACAAATTCCTACGCTCTGCAATAGCCTTGTCTAAAGTACCACGTTTAATCAATTGATCAATGGCCTGTTTGCATAAAACAAACGGACTCCCATCATAAAAGAATACTGCTGGTTCGAGTAAACTCTTATCTCTAACAATAACTGGAACATCAATAGCAATCTTATGGCCGAGTAGTGTGGAAATAACAGCCCCGACCTTTAAAATACCATCTTTTATATCACCATCTTTAGTGGTAGCCTTCTTAACTGTGCCCAAATAGTTAAGTTTTGCCTTAGATGGTAGACCGAAGCTATCTAATAGATCAGATACAATAGCGATTGCTTTGATTCTAGCGTTTCGAGGTACATCAATTTTTTTATTAGTGTCTCGATCAGTAAGATCAAAATTAAGTTTAGCGGTATGAGAAGGTAGACCACTCATCGCGGCCTTTATCCTACTATTAATTTTAGACTGTTTTTGTCTACGAACAGCAACGGCCTTCTTATAAGTATTCATTGGTCTCTCCGATAGAGCAGTAAATCACTACCCATTATGTCGAAGTCAGAAACTAGGCGTGCAGTCACTAGACTGTCACCCAGCATTCGCTTGTAGGTCTCAGTAAACATAGTCTGTCTTAGTTTAGACTCGTTCTTCTCATCAAATCCTAGTTTTGAGATCCAATTTGAGATCACCTGATCGTTAATGATCGCCATCTTGTCGTATCCTCTTGGATCTTGAGTCGTTCCCCAATCAGGTGGGCTGTTAGTATATAGCTGAAGAGAGCTTTTGGCAAGTTTCTCAGTATTAACACCGGCCAGCTCATTAGATGTATTAACAGGTATTTGAGCCTGTCGAGAGGCTGGTCTAACGACCTGTTCACCTTCAGTTGGACCACGACCGGTCTGAATCTTTTCTAGTTGTGACTTTCCAGTATCTGGTTGAGTTAGTGGGTCAAACCCCAACTGCATCTTCCAATGCGATCGATCATAAGAACTAACCCCAGAATTCAGAGGATCAGCAATCGCTGAGCTAGGAGCGTCTTCACCCATTGGACTGCTTACCGGTGGAAGATCATGATCTCGAAAACGTTCGGCGGGATTTCGTCGATCAATTTCGCCAGGTTGTTCTCGGTAGGTGACTGGTTTCACCTTATAATCTTCTTGAGCAGTTTTCTTAAGTTCAGGTATCAGAGCTTCAATCTGCTCGAGTAATGGGTCTTTCGTGGTTTCCGCCTCCGTAATAGTACGAAGCTGGTCATATGATGTTCCAGAATCTTTATCACTCTTGATTCGTGCCTTTTGAGGAGCTGACCACGAGGTGTTAATGGCCCGCTCTATTGTGGAACGGGAGGCTGTTTTATTAGACGTGGGGGTTTGCACTTTATATCCAACACGCACATGATTTTCACCACACCAGCCACCATTTACTTCTACGACATCCGTACACTGTGCTGACCATGACCCCATCTGATTGGGCTGAATATTAGACACTATCTTAGCGATTTTATTGTTATCCACAAATACAATATCAATAGGAAATCCAACATCGCCCATGTGAAAAGACGCGGCTCTTCTAGTATACATTGGAAACCATAATCCACGATCTCGAGGCAATGACTCATAGGCTTGTAAACCTGTTACTTGTTGTCTTGCGGTTGCTGCAACATCACATAAAACCAATGAATTACCAAGTTTAATTTCCACATCAGCTCGTTCAGGATGAGTAAATGATTGTTTTTGCAACATTTGCTGCTGACCAACATTCATCTGTTGCATCTGTTGCTGTTGTTGCTGCGCTACCTGATTCTGTAGGTTTAGTTGCTGCTGTTCATCAATTTCTTGCTCTTCAGCCTGTTCTTGCTGTTCTAGATTCTCTTCCAATTTTTGCTGTTGTGGTGGTGTCGACAGCGTAGTTTGTGCTTTTCTTATAAGTGCTTGTTTACGCATAGATGTAACAGCTTGCATCATAGTAATTTGCTTTTGCATATTTTGCATTTCTTGTTGCTTATCACGAACTTGTTGCTCTTGAACTTTCTTCAATTTATCTATGACTTCTTTAGGGCTTTCACCAACAACTTCTGGTACAGAAGGCGTAATAACGGAAACTGCCTTTTGTGTTTGTGCTTCACGCATACCAGGTACAGTAGCTCCAACAGTCGTACCTATTTGTGATTTTGTTGGTGTTTTTGTTTGTGGCATGGCTAATTAGGGAGTTTAAATTCTTTTTTGGTTTGATCCATGGCAGATCTAGCTTCTTCAATAATTAAATGTCCAAGGCGTTCATGAGTTACAGCCGCGAATGCGTCTAGTACATCATTAGGAACTCCTTGGCGACGCATAATACCAGCAAGCGTGTCAAATTCTTCGGATAACTTATTAACAATACTCTTTGTAAATAATTCGATAATAAATTTGGCTACAACGCTTACTAACTTATCGCCCTGTCGCATCTTGCCAATTTCTGCAAGAATAGACTTTTGTGTATTAATCATCGACACATAAGTTTGAATTTTATTTTGTGACCACTCGTTAAATCCACCCCTACTTATCATTAAAGATCCAGCGGTCGCATATATTTTATCATTTACTTCTCTAAATTTAGTGTAAAGAGAACATAATTCTTTGTACTCATCAAAATGACCGGCCAACACTTCTTTAAGTGTTTGGCTCTCAACAAGTTCGTCCTGGGCTGTTGGGCAGCGAGCTTTTCTAGCCGCCATTATCTCCATTGTCTCTTTAGGAAAAACATGCTTTTCAAAATGCACCCAAACAGTCTTCCTAGTTGGAACTTTAACATTGGGGTGCATTTTTGGAATGTAGTCAGTTAACAGCCGCCAGATTCTACCATACGAAAGCCCACCAAGGGCTAGTTGGGACATCCAGTTATATAATTCGGTATTAGTTATTGACCATTTACAGACAGAGCACAATGTACTCATTTTCGGAATGATAATTGGGCTTGGTCCGTCTGATTCAGCGGCATTTAATATTTCAGTTAATTTTGCTGATATAGCTAATTTCTTGGTTGATTCCTTATGTTTGATTACTTTTTCTAGTTCTGACGACACGCTCTCTAATTCTTTGGATAGCTGTTCCTTATCTTCAATTATCCTGGTAGAGGTTAGTGCGTCATCTGGAGATATCGTGGCAGCACTAGTTTTGATTGCATCCTCGGCACTAGATTCTAGTACCTCTTCAGCAATTTCTTCCTCTTCATGGGTAAGAACTGGTACTTTAGCTGTCATTAATATGACCCAATAACTATTTTAATCATATCACCCTTAGACAATCTGGTGTCAATTGTAAGATTCATTTCCTTCTTAGCTAATTTTACAATTTGATTTTTGGTAAGTTTTTCAAGATCTTCAACTTTATATCGTATATATGTTTTAGGCGTATTAGCCTCACCACGTTTGTTGGCTTCAAATTGATCCTGACTAGCTAATGTCTGTGCTAATTCGATGTCCGGTCTTGTAGTATCATCTTTATGTGTTACATCAACTGGTTTTTCACTTCCTTCACAACTTAACAGCTTATCAACATCAATACGATTTCCAGCATCATCACAAACATAAATGTGTAGCTGATTTGGATTTAGAAGCTTCAAAATATCACGACTATGCTTGATTGCTGCGTGTGCTCGTTCAATAGAACCTTTAAAATGTGGAAGAATGTCAATCGACTCACCACGTGGAATACTTACCGCAACATCCGGGCCTAACCGACGCATCTTAGCTCTTTGATATGACACGTCTGGGTGATGTAGGTCTATAGGTAAATTCCCCTCACTAACATTCACCAACATGTATCGCATAATAGTCTCCTATCGAATGCCGGTTGTTGGAACTCTAACACTAGGATCATCAGTACAATAGGTAACTGGCATAATACCACGAGTTTCGCTACATCGTACTTTTATTTCAGCTACACCAGCCTCTTCATCAAACATGGTAATTTTAGCTTTACCCATAACACCAAAATCATGAAAATATTTATCGCTCTCAAGACCCTTAATATATGAAATTACTTGATGCTGAATGTTCTGTGGGCTCATTCCCTTAAATGTCTCTGGATCCCAACCAAGTTCCATTATTACATATCCACCATCTCTGGTAGAGCTGGTAGAATGCGTTCGTGTAATGTTAAACCTAGTACGAAGTTTAGATGGTTGTTTATTACGCTCCTTATAGTCATAATCTTCTTTATCATTCTTACCAGGTGCATTATAAGCAGATGGACCAGGACCGGCTTTACTCCATTTTCTCATATCATTTTCTCCAATAGATCCCCGATGTGGGCCTCTCATCGACATTTCTTTCCCATAAATAGCACTACGAAGGGCTTTATCTTTCTCCCACGCACTCGTTTCTTCCTCAGGTTCTTCGTCTTCTTCTTCACCAGCATATTCAACTATTTCAGATGGAAGCTCTTCCTCTTCTTCTAACGATTCTTCAATTTCAATAGGTTCCTCTTGTTCCTTTAATCGGCTAAGAATTTTTTTATCATACACCTCTCGGACACTTGGGTCCATAGTTTTCATATACATTTCATAATGTTCTGGTGCTTCCTCATACACTTCCGCCAAAAAATCTATTGCTTGAGGATTAATTTTAGCGGGGTCTTCTAATAACCCACCAGTACCCTTTATTACCGATAAAACTTCTGGTATTGATTTACCTTTGTATCTTCCACTAGGTAATGGTTCAAATACTTGACTCTTTGGCTTCTCTGGTGGCTTTTCACCACTCTCCATATCAGAAACTTTATCTAGCCAATACTGATATTGATCTGGAAACTTATGTTTAATATATGATAGCAATATTGTGCGTCTATCGCCATCCTTTAACATAAAATCAATAACAGCCTTCTTATTCTTTTTAAGAGCCTGTTCTAGGGTATCACCCGCAAATGCTGGAATGTCTGTATTTTCTGGAATAGTCCACTTTAACACACTGCTAAGTGTGCCGGTTTCTGTTGCTTCTTCAATGGGTCGTCGTTGTTCCTCGGTATGTATGTACTGTTTACGACGTTGATCAACATTTTCTACCCATCGATCAGACATCTTTTCAGGAAGTGCCTCTTTACCCCATTCCGTAATTTCATTATAATGATGAACGGCCATGTAATCTAAGAATGTATTTAATTGTTTTTTCTTGTCCCAAAGATTATTCATGATCTCTGGAATAGTTGCATTACTAAATGCTGGAACCTGAAATGTGTCCCACTTAGATTCCATAAACTTGGGTTTCTGCTTGGGTTCTTCTGATAATTCTGGTTCTGGTGTTTCACCTTTCCATTTTACTAATCGTTCCTTCTCTTTCTTTGGTGGTCTAACACCAGGAGGAGCTTCAAATCCCTCAAGCACACCTTTTTGCTGTAAATAAACCCTAATCGCGTTTGCTGATTTTTCATCCCCTTGGGATGAATAGTGTGGAATTAAGAATTTATATGCAAAATCTGGATGATATTCACAAATTTCATACACTGTCATTCCAATTTTAGATGGATATCCCTTTTCCCTATATTGCTTAAGTTGTTCCTGTGTTTCAGGTTTTGGCCAGGGTATAGTTTTCATTAATTTTTGCATAAATTCCATGACTGGTCCCTTTTGACCAGCGAATTGTTTTGCTACATCTTCAATAACCTTTCTTTCTTGAGATGTTGGGGATTGCTTAACAGGTGGTTGTGATTTTCCTGGTGGTACCTTAGGTACATGTTCGGTTGGAGGCCCAAACATCTTGGGTGTTTCAGGAGCTGGTTTAGCTGGTGTTGGCTCAGGTTCTTCTGCCTTTTCTGGTGTTGGTGGAACTGATTCCTGAGCGCTGGGCACATCTTCCCATTTTGGCTCTTCTTTTTCCCATGGTCGTTGTTCTATGGGTTTTGATGGTTCCAACGGCTTGGCAACTGGTGTTTCTGGCGACACCTTTTCTTTGATCCATTGTAACCAGGGTTTACGCTCTTTCTGTCTCTTTTCTTTATATAACTTCTTACGTTCTTCACCTAATTCTTGCCATGTTTTCTCTTTATCTTTACGCTCATACCTATCAAGCAACTTTTGAAAGGCTTTGAAAAATGTCCGTTCATGGGCGGCTGTATACAAAATTTCTGATATTTCTTCTGGTGTAAGATGTCGTCTACCTTTTCCCTCTAGCATTTTCCATTCAAGATCGGGATGTTTAGCTAGATATCCATGATATAAACCGGATAGATCACGTGAAAATTCAGATGATGGATCTGTCTCAGCCTTTTGAATTGCCTCAACCACCATGTCGCGTAACGTTTTGGCTAGCTTTTGAATCTCAGCGCTCTTATTTAACGATTCATCATCAATTAGAGTACTAACCATAGTAAGAATGCCAACTGTATTATCACAAATTGACAAACATTCAGATATCTTACCAAACATATGATTTGATTCAATATCTCCATATGCCACGAACGACATATGTTTAAACATTTCTACTTGTTGAAGTCGTTTCTCGGCTTCTCCTTTACTCTTATATGTACCACCACTCCAACTCGGGTTCTTTTCACTCTTTACTTCATATCCTTTATTCGTTTTCTTAATATAAGCTGTGTAATCACTACTTGCAATCTTAGACGCGCTAATCATCTCACCTTCAGAACCATAGATGGTTTCTGTACCAGTTGAGGTGGTTTGCTTGGCTGGGGTACTACTAGCAGCTGATTGTTGCACCACTTTTAGTGCTTCTTCTATGGCACCTGATATAGTTGCAAGTGCTCTTGGTAACAAAGCAGCCCTAAGAGTATCATCATATGCTTGCCAACCTGCTGGTGGTTGATATTGTGGATTCTTAAGTCTAATATCTGTAATTGCTTTTTGTCTAGCAGACGCGTCACTGGCCTGATATGTGTGTAACAATTTATCAATGTGTTGCGCGACTTGCGGATTAATTCTGGCGTGAGATAAAAGCTGCTCAGCAGCAGAACCGGCCTGTCCTATGGTACCCTTAATAGGATCAACTTTTTTCTTTTGTAAAAAGCCACCTGGTGAGAAAAATCCTGGGGTTGTGGTCGGACGTGGAGGTCGTACATATTTAGGACCACCCTTGGTGGTTTTACCGAGCCACTGTGCTTCCTTACTAAATGTTTTATCCGGGTTGCCAATTACACCTTCTTCATCGTCAGAGTCAACACTCTCAGTAGTTCCATCTCCTTTATATGTTTTCTTGGGGATAGTGCGGGTCATCTGTTGACCATACCACCCATCATCAAATATGCTACTACCAAAATAATTAACCCAATATTGAACGGTAGCAGGATCAACTTCTTTTTGTGCATGCTTTTTACGCGGAATGTCACGCACCATCTGCTTACCATAATCTTTGAAATATTTGGTAAGAAGGTCTTTGGTTGTTTTATCTACACCAAGTTTAGTAAGACGTGACTCATATTCAGCCTGGGCTTCAGCAGAATATCCACGTGTATCGAGTATTTCTTGAGCAGCTAAAACACCAGCAGCATAGTTACCAGATTTTTGATATGGTCCTTCCACCACACCGCCAGCAGGATCACCGTAGGGTTTAATGTGTTGATATTGTGTGGACTGTTGACCAGGCCAGTTACTAATTAATGTAGTAGTTGGATCGGTTGGGATGGACTGATGTGTTTTCCGTTCGCCTAATAATTTAGAAAGCTGTTTAGTTAACTCTGGATTCGCTAACATAGCACGAGTTAACTCAATAATCTTATCGTTATCTTCCAAATTTTTATCAACGTATTTTTCAAGTTCCACAGCTACTTTAGGATCTGTTTTACTCTTTATCACTAGTTTATTGGCTAATTCGGAATTGGCCGCTTTTATAATAGCCGCTGAAACACTAAAGCCGTATTCTTGCAATGACTCTGGACCAGATGGTCCTTGAATCATGATCATCGGTAAATCAGGGGTACCATTCTTAACTGATACCTGTACAAAACCTCTAGCAAGCTTTGATCCGCCCTCGTCGCTGGGAACGATGGACCCCTGACGAGTAATATACATTGGGGATGTTTTCTCCCCTTCTTTACTGTGAAGAACGAACCAGAGTCTTACCCCACTATTTTCAGCTTCACCAAACGCTTCGGTTTCCTGAGGAGACGCATAATGTTCTGGATTACTGATATTAAACGCTTGTAGCGTTTTACGCGCTGCGTCATTTAGGTCATTAAATTGATCAGCTGAACCCGGTTGACCTAACTGAGCTTCTTTAATAACCTCATCAAAACCAATTGTCTTAGCTTCAATTTTCTTCAACTTATCGTAGTATTTAGAATCCTCAATCAAATGGTCCATCGCAATCTCTTTTGCGACTTCTGGATCATTTGTGTGTTCCATTTCAATTTTAATGCCTTGCTCGAGTGGTTGCTCAGACAAACCACCTGGAATTTTATCCCCAATTACACCTGTACCTTCAATTTCTTCACTAGACAAACCACGACCACGTTCACCTGGCATATGAGGAGCAGATCCTTGTGGTCGTACATCCTCAGCCGCTTGTTTTGGAAGCTCGAACACCAGATTAATATTTCTACCAATCTGTGGTAATGCGTCTACAAGACGTAATTCCGGATAATGCAGCGCCGCCCAGTTCATCATATGACCATCATTGGGCCGATGATCTCTGTACGATATTTTAACAATAAGTTTGTTAGATTCTTCGTGTTCAGACACCTTTTCCATTGTCGGGGCAATTTCACGACGAACCGCATCACGAATCTGTTCTGATTCTGGTGTAATCTTAGCAAGCTTACCTGGTGGTACTAGATACGATTCACCGGGTGTTACATCAACAATATAATCTTCACCACTTTTAGATGCGACTCTACCTTTATAAGGTGTTCCATCTGGAGCATTAAATTCAACCATTGTTCCAGCTGGAAGAGGATCATCTTCCGCTGGTGGCTGACGAGCACCAATAAGTTCAGCTACATGCTCAAGATTCCATTGTTCACCATCCGTAACGCCAAGAAAATCCTTCTTACTATACTTCTTACCGTTTGATGGTCGTGAAATAAATTTACGATCCGAAATCATTATGCACCCCTATCATAGCATAAGATTACTTTGACTGCACAACGCTGGGTGCGGCTTTGCTCTTTGACTCCATACTCTTAGTGGTAGCGTTTTCGCCTGTATCGCTGTCCTCTCCAAGATCGGTGGCTGGCAAAGACGTACCAGATTGATCCGTTACGGGGTGTTGGTCTTTTGGGCTCTCAGCTTTGAATGTTCCGGGATCCTTAGCGTCTGAACTGATACCAAGATCTGTTGGCGCTACGTTGCCTTGTGGTTTGCCAGTCTGCGTCTTAACCTTACCCGGTCCAGGAATTTCAACAGCCTGTTCTGAATCTGGTCCTAATTTTTCTGGTTGAACGGCATCTGGTTGTTGTGCATTTACTTCCGTAGATGGAATGTCAGCCCGTTTCTTCTTCGCTACATTCTTATTTGGTTTACCAGGTTGACGGCTGGGTGGCATTTCTGGTACTTCAGCCTCACCTAGTCCCGGTGGCTCACTTACTGGCGCTTCAACTTCTGGACCCGCCATTCCAGGAGGAGTCATACCAAGTGCCATCTGTTCACCAAGCTGCATCGCATCTGTTCCAAAAACAGCGGCTGCGACCTGTACCACCACATTTTGATCAAATTGTTGCCCACCAATAAGATTACCTTCCTTATCCTTTCGTTCCTTCATATAATCTTTTTGAAACTGTCCAATAGCATCAGCAACACCCATGTTCTGATGTTGATAGTGCATCATGGCGGCTTGAATGACTTGCCAATCTGCCCACTGTTCACCAAGACCCGAACCAGGGGTTCCATCAAGTTCAAGACCTTCAGCTACCGTCCCACCAGATGGTGGCATAACAGCTCCTGGTACTGGACCAGCCTGTCCATGGTGTTCCATGCCTTTGAGACCATCAGCAATCTCTACGATATCTTGAGCAATTTCTTCTAGCTCTTCAGCTGCTTCCAGCTCTTCACCCTCTTCTTGTTCATGGGTTGGGCTCAAATCATCAACTGTATCAAATTCGTCTATTGGCTCTTTGTCCATATTTTCAAATTGAGCAATTGGTTTAAAACCAGCCTCAACCATGAAATCCCAAACCTCAGCCAATTTCTCAACCGGCACGTCCAATGAGTATGCTTCCGCTTTGCAGCCGTCCGCACCAACACCATCAGCACCCATCATCTCAGCTGCCTTGGCGAATTTATCACCAAATTCATCTTGTAGATCATTTGGTGTAACTGCCGTTAGGATTGCCTCTTCATTAATCATGTCGTTTTTAAATGCTGATGTGATCACTTTTGATGGAATAACCACATTACAGTTATTACAAGTTAAATCAGCGGCAATTTTAGGCATGTCATAGCTATTTACTTCTAAACAGCCTGGACACGTCATTCTAATTCCTTCACGGATAAAGAAAACTGGTGGGGGTGGTGAACCTGCCGGGTGCTTAGCCGTACTAACTAAATACATAAAGTCAGCAACCGCCCCATCCAGATCAACCAATGGATATTTCTTACTACCAGATTTAGTAGTAATTTGAACGATATCGTTTTGCCCAACAGAAATTGAATATCCAGAAGCTGTAAATTCTCTACCAGCAACGATGGTTTGTTCAATTACGTCCTTAGTAATTGACGCTTTCTTATCTTTGCTAAATGGATTTCCCTTCTTCTCATCCTTCTTATCGGTCTTCTTCTTAAACTTAAATTTTTCAAGTGATGGTGGAAGAGCTGCTGCTTTTACCATACTCTTAAGCTCATCAAGTGAGCCCAACCACCAAGCAGGTGTTTTAGTCATCGACTCAGCAGACTTAATAGAGACCGCCATAAGCTCGTCTGTATCGATTGGGAAATGGTCGCACCCATCATCGACCAGTGGATGGCTAGCGGTTAATGCCGCCTTATGACGAACCTGTTTAAACTCTTTATTGCTTTCCAACGCCTCACAACCACATTCGGGAACCGCTACTTGATCAGGTTGCTGGTCATTTATCTTAGGTTCAAAATTTGCGTCTGGCAACTTCTCAGCTGAATCTTTCTTGAATTGTTCTTTCTTCTTACCCTTCTCAGTATAGTGGGGCTCTGCACCCTTACTTTTCATATGGTGGGCAAGAGCCCAAGGATTTTCAACATTCTTAGATTTCTTCATTTTCTTAACAGTACCTTCCCAACCCTCTGGAGCCACTGCTTCCTTAGGCATTGCCTCGCCGGTCATTGCTAAGTTCTTAAGAGCCGCGTGGCGTAGTTCAGCAGCGTGCGTAAGTACACCAGTTCCATCAATACCAACATCTTCAGCAACTTTATCTTCTTCCTTAACTTCTACCGCTTCATCGGTTTTAGGTTCAACAAATTGTTCAGCGTCACGATATAATCTGCTTGCAATGCGGGTTGCAATATCACGACCATGTAATTTCTTAATACTCGTAGATTTGCTAACTCCTTTAGTTTCAGTGGTGTCTTTAGTCTCAGCCGCTTGAACCGAACTAACGTTCGTTTTGGACGCTCTATTAACCAGTTCTCTAATAAAAGTACGTGCTCGTACACTAATAGGATCATCAGTGTAAAGACCGTTCCGTTCAATCGCGGCGTCATACTCTTCTTGATTGGAGATTTGAGATGCAATACGAACTAATTTTGCAACCGGCAATGTTTTAAATGATACCTTGGGAATACAAGTATCAACTACTTCACCAACCGCTGATCGTGGATTCATGCCCTGATAATGATCACGAAGACGAGTCAGGGCACCAGCTGTCAGGGCACCTAGTGGCTCTGTATGCCATAGTCTTTCAAGATGAAGAGCAAATTTACGCAATTCCATATCATTAGCACATTTATGAGACGCATCTTTAACAACTGAGAATGCATCAAAACGTGATACAATAAGGGTATCATCAGGCAATACACGTTCTTTAACCAATTCATCTGCCACTTTACGAGCGGCTGCTAAAACTGGCATTGCGGCCATAGACGCATGGCGACGTTGTGCTACTTTTATACCAGATGTTCTTTGTTCATGCTGTTTTAACAGCCAGTCGGCATTTTGAGCTAGTGGCCCACTAGGAGATACGGCATCAACATCAATTTTACCGCCCGTGAGCTTTTTAAGTGCTGTTCTAGTTTGCATCGTCATTCTCCATCTGCTCTACTGTTATATCAGTAGTCTTGATTTGCAAGACATCAGCTTGCTTCGTTCCCCAGTTCTTGGCTTCCTCCGGAGAGGAAGCTACTACCTTGTATTCCTTTAGACACTTCTTGTTTAAGACCAAACTTATTACATATCGATTTTTCATGCTGTTTAAAACCTGTACATGTGGTGGTAACACAAACACAAACCACATCACTCCATTTACTACAATTAGCACAATCCTGAGAACCAGGAGTATAATATTTAATATTATTAGCGGCCTCTATAGATAACGCATGGATAAAGTCAGGGACAGAAGCAGACTTGATTAATTCATATGCCTCTTGAATCTCTAAATATTTACTATTATCTCCGCCTTTATCAGGATGGTGTTGAAGAGCAAGTTCTTTGAATCTATTTTTAACTAAGATTCTAACTTCGTCTAATGATGTTGGCCTACAATTAGATATAGACCACATTTGTGCACGTGCTTTAATAGCATACCATAAATCCAAGATAGCACATGCGTCATATAGGTTCATTAGTTAATCTTAGTAATGTCCAAATCTTGCATTTTACCTTCACCACTAAAAGTGGCGGTAACTAATACCTTGGCATCTTGATCATCAAGCTTGCCAATAAATGCCGCCTCAATAGATAAGGTATTATCTTTACCAATATCTTTAGCAAGTGGGGCAATCTTTCCTTCAATCGTATTAGCTTTCAATTCACGACGAATTGCCTGCTTGATACGACGTGGCACGTCCTTTACCCAAATTTGACCGTAATCCTTGAAATAAGAAATCCAGAAGTTTTTTGCAACTTGATCAACAGCTGTCTTTTCCATAACACTCATCCTTCTAATTAGTCACTTTGTTTGACTAGTTTACCTTGACTTAAATATTTAGCACGATCACGAGCATCAATCTCAATTCTATGTTCTGCTGGGTCCCAGCTCTGTTCACCTTTAGGAGTGTCAACTACTAGTATACCACCACGCGTAACATGCTTAACAGTTCCTTCAGTCCACGCACTTCTACCAGGTCTACCCGGCACTGGTATGCCTTCACCCGCTAAATCCATATTCTTAATTCGATCACCAGGTCCGATCGTAAACATCACATCCGGACTTGGATCATTACTCTTACCAGCATCATAAACCTCTATTCGCTTCTCCATCGCTTCCATTAATTCAGGAGACCTAGCGGGAGGTTTAGAAACTTGTGGTGCTGGTTGAGGTAGTGATGTGGGTTTCTTAACTTCTTCTTTAGTTTCTTCTAACGCCTGCTCAAATGTTGGTTTTTCAACTTTTTCTTCAATGGCCTCTTCTACACCCTCATACCCACCCCATGCCGGATCAGTGTGATATTCTGGCCAAATTTTATAATGAAGTTGTAACCACGCATCTTTATTCATGGGCTGAAGCCACTGATAAAGATCAATGAAAAATTTAGCAGACTGCCTGGCGCTCTGATCACCTTCTCTAAGGCGTTCATGAATGGTCATTAATGTTTTCTTGGTATCGTCACGAACGTACTCGAGACCCTTCTCTGGTGTATAATCATACTCATGTTTATACCACGCCATCTGGAGAAGATCGCGAAGATATTCGGTCATGCTCTGAGCATATTTCTTAATAGATGCGAATTTATAAAGAACATCCCTATGCTGTCTATAAGAATTTGCTAGAATTATAATAGTGTCTTCATCATCCTCTGAAATAGCTTCTGAGATAGGTTCGAGGAATTTCATAATGTCAGAAAGATGTTCATGCTCAATAGAAAGTAATTCACCAATATCGTTCTGTAACCCAAAGATACCTTCTGCAGCACAATGGGCCGCTTGATATTTATTAATACCTTCTACTTCAGCGTTTAGAAGCCATTCAAGGGCTTCTTGAGTATTGGTATGAATTTGTTCTATGCATGGAATTGTTGTTGGTGGTAAGCCACCAAGATCCACAATCCACCGAGAAATTAGTTGGGCGTGTTCCAATTCATCGTTGGCGTGTTCTTCAAAATGCTCTTGTAATGTATCGGTATGCAAACCATACCGAAGCGCAGAAAGAAATGTATATCGCATCCATTGGGCATATTCAGCTTGTACGATATCACACAATATAGATACCAATGTGCTCATTTATTAGCGAAGAATTCTTCGTCCCACTTATCAGCAATTTTACGATTATATTTACCCTGAATTGTTACACCTGTTGGCATCCCAGCTTGCGACATACCACCAGAACCCGTGCCGCCCGCATATGCAGTAGCGTTACTTGATTTTTCTTGTAAATCAGCTGCTAAACCCGCAATGGATGCTGCGGTGTTTGGGTCTAATCCTTGAGCCTTGGACATGTCGTAAAGTTGTTTGGACGCAGCAAACAATGCCTTTTGGTCACGTAAATTAGCCATTGCTCTAGTGTATATTGAAGACGCCTGGGCGTAGACATCAATGGGTCTACGTTGAGCATTTACAACAAATGCAATAATGTTATGAGCTGTCTCACCTACCAGATTAATAATTCGTGATCGTAAATTAGAAGCGCGTCGTGATTCTGAATCAATTCTATCTTCTAGACCTTGATTAAATGATTTAATAGCTTCAGCTAACAATAAAGCCCACATTTGTTCTGAAAATTGAGGTGACTTTGCCGCCATAATGGTCCGCACAGCCTCGGTCTTCCAAGGATCATCTACTACAACTTTATGTATTTCTTTCCTATTGACGGGGCGTAGTTTTGGGGTTTTGGGTTCCATCTAAATATCCCCAATCAAACAGGCATAAACGCCTGTACGTGCTTAATAGTCACCCCAAGAAAACACGCTAGCAATGGATTTATTATGATATCTTAATATTTAAAATAGATAAAAATTCTACGGCTTCTTGAGCACCAATCTGATACCCTCTTGATTTTAATGTGGCCAGCGCTTTAGATAATTCCTCGGTAGTTACTATATGGTATCCCATAATATTATCAACAATTTGCATGGTACGAGCACCATGCTTATTCTTACCAATGGTTAAATATCCTTTCTTCCTTAGTACATCGACATATCCAACCACAGACGACATTGATTTGAAACCAAAATTGGCTTGTACTTCACGAATGGTTGGTGGATATTTGTTATCTCGTAAATATTCGCTGATAAAACCATATACTAATTTCTGACGTTCTGTCAGTTCTTCTCGTTTATTAATGTTCATGTACGCAATGTACCATAAACTATGCTAGCACGTCAAATTATATAACCATTGCTTACACTAACCATAATACGACTATTAAAATAGTAGTCGAAAAGGTTGTAAAATAAAAATGAGGTATGATACAGTAAAACGTGAAGAGTTAGCATGTAGTTATGACACAAAGTTAGGAGTTATGGTGCATAGATTTAAGATAGTGGCTACTATTTGTCAATGTGGTTCGGTGTCTGTGCAAAAAGGGCAGACACATGGTGGATGGAGACAGTTACATGATGATACTCCAAAAATTAAAGGTTAGTATACCATATATACTAGGTGTCACGTTATTTTTTAATACATACTGGTTTTCTAAGATCGCGGCAGAAGAATCAAACAATGAACTGAGTGCAGAATCGGCGTGTGATATGTTGGAAGAATTAAGTGAAATAAGTAAGATAGAATATAAAATTTCATTAATTGAACGAAAAATTAACCCACAGCTGTCATATATAATTGCTGAAAAAGTGTATCGATATAGTAAACAAGCAAATAAGGAATCTGATCTGGTGTTATCAATTATGGCTGTCGAATCATGGTTTGACCCAAACGCTACATCTCCTACCGGGGCCAAAGGACTGATGCAGGTAATGCCATTTTGGGAAAAGATACTTAATGTAAAAGACTTATATGACATGGATGATAATATTATATCTGGTATTAAAATACTTTCAAAATACGAAAAACGGTTTAAAAAGACAGATTTAGCGCTAGCAGCTTATAATAGAGGCCCAGAAAAAGTTAAAGAGGATTTACATAATCGTATAGATCCAAGAAATAAATATGTATGGGACATATCGAGAATGTATAAACGGCTAAGAAAAATAAAATTTGGTACCATTACTTATGTCGCTAAAACATAGAACGGTTATCAAGATACTAGACGGTCAATCGAATTCATTCATAAACTATATAAAAACCAAAGAGGTAAATTATGACAGAAGAAACCAAACAAGAAAACGTTGAACCAGCAAATCAGAAAAGACAGGTTATTATTACGACACGAATTAAAGACATTCTTCATGAAGGAAATATTCGTTCTTCCGAAGATTTCATTGAAGCTGTAAACGATAAAGTAATAGAAATGTGTAGAACTGTTATTGTACGTTGCAAGAGTAATAATCGGTCAACTGCTAAGATTTGTGATCTATAATACTATACATCCATAATTCACTCCCTGCAGTAATACCACTATTCTACATCTGAAGCTTCGGCAAAGTTAAATGCCACATCCCAACGCCCACCAGCGTCACCCCAGGTCTGTAATGCGCTGGTCTTTTAGCCATCCACCCCGATTTTGAAGTGCCCATTAAGCAGTCCTACAGGTAATGGTTTCCGATGGTCATAACTTCGATAGTGGCTGAAGAACACCTCGCCGCTTCCACCGTCTTGATGTGTTACAGTACTCAACGTCCAGAGACCTTCATCATTGGGCGTCATGTCAATATAATAGTAGGTACCGACTTCAAATGGATGTTGCTCGTGGAAGAATAGATGACACTCTCCTGATGGTGAACACTCCCAGAAACGCTTGTTCTCTTCCGATTGCTTTCCCCGCTGCATTATGGGTCCAAGTTCAATCTGCCACGACTTGTCCCATTTTTGCGTGATGGCCAAACAACGAAATTTCGCACGTACCGGTCCCTTCATGTTCCTCTCCTATAGGTAAATGTTTGGGACCGCACTGTTGACCCGGATCGCGGTGTGCCGGTTGTTACTATTATATCAAATGGTGGGGTTGTCGTCAATAGGCTGAGAAGGGCGGGCCGGTTGTTTAGACCCGCCGCCCTCTCGGATTCAACGGTCGGTCAATCAGATTAAAGAATCCAATCCAACGCTTTGGCTTTGTCCGTATAGGTGTTCAATCCCCAAGGATACAGAGACACCAACGTTGATGGCGTTCCATTCACCTCATCCAATATTCCGTCTGCGTCAAGTTTTGGACCTTGTGCTGGCCCACCAGCATCACGTCCTTGACGAATGTGGAACACGCACTCTAGCCAATACGCGCCAGGATACCCTAACCGGATATCTTGGAAGAAATTACCACCATATCCGACCGCTGCTGGGTGTCGAGAGGCCCACTTCCAAGCCAAGGATTCCTGCCCTGGAGTAAGGCTGGAATAGATGTTCTCAATTCCCGCCTGATGCCCCTTGGATGCCTCGCCAGTTACTTCAACCACGTACCACTTGCCTCGATCCATAAACCGAAGGTATTTGGTGCGAAGTTGAACACCCCAACCAGCAGGGGGCTGCTTCAATGTTGTGATCGGTACAAAGCTGCCATCAGGGGCCAGGTCGTAGTAGTTGTCACAGCTGACAGGAACCACCTCCCCGTTGTAAGCACTATATTCTGCCAACGTTGCAAATGGGGCTTGAATCTCGAACCATGAAAACCCTCGATAATGCAACATCCGTTGGAGGCTGTCCAAATCCTTACGGCTCTTGTAGAAACGTACTTTCCCTGGATAGGCAGGGTCTTCTGTCAGATATCCCTTGTAGGGAACGTGCCACGGTACAGGAACCCCTACATCGGATTCGAATTTTCCACCATTAGCCGTGTAAGCGGCGAAATCCATATTCTCAAATTCTCCAGCAAAGTAGTAGAACTTTTGAACATAATCATAGCTGTAAATACCGGGTGTTACTCTACGATAATTTGTGCAAAATCCATCAGGCGTACTTTGCCCCGCAAATTGATCAGCTGCTACAGGACCCGCTGAATCGAGTGGTGCCAAAATCAGTTGTTGCGGGGTACCAGAAACCGGCAGAGGTTCAGGCATTGCATAAATCGACTCTGCGACAAAACCTGGAAGTACTTTGATGGCATCAAAAAATGCATGTGCTTGTACTTCTGTCGCGCCATACGGACATTTGACCAACATGTCCAAATTGTTTTTGGACAAAGGATCAATCGAATTGGCGCTAACGTCATTCAGATTGTATCCGGCAACACTTCTGAAAAGATTCGAATACAAATTTCGAACTTGTCCAAGTGTTTGACCGAGGGGTTGCGCGTACTTGTCATAAACTCCGTAAATCAAAAGTGACATTTCTTTTCTCCTAGGCAATCACGTTAAACGTGTGCTGTTTGAATGCTACGGAGAACGTCAACCATTTGTCGTCCACCGCAACTTGAATTTTGAGTGACGCCAAATCATTAGCGGCATACACCTTTGTGTCACCACCATCCCAATCCCAGACCCAACTACCCGCACAAACACCATTAATGAATCGCGGTGTTTCAATCCCGTGTAAGAATGTTGGGTCCTCGATGTCCTCGTCATTAAACGTGGCATCAATGGTAATTATTGAGTCGCCGTTGAACCAGGCGTGAACATTCAAACCATCTTTGGTCTTGAGAGCAAACTCCATTGGCATTACATATGGAGTATTTTCTCCATTCAACAAAGCGGCTGAGATATCCTCGCTAGTAGCGGAAGGTACCATAACCAATTCCATGTCGCCGCATAGTGCGCGCTCCATCAACTGAATTTTGGACAAATTGGTCCTATGGTTAGCCGTGCATTCCTCCAAAATTTCATCATCAAGAGCACGCATCTCGTACTCAAGTTGGGACTTCAATTCCGCAAATTTTGGTGACAATTTTTCAGTCTCAGCTCTAGTAGCAAACAACTTCTGTTGTAATGCAGTGTCCGTTTCATCCAACATGACACGTGTACCGCGAACATCTTGTTTTGTTTGAACAAGCTTCTTTGCTGTGTCTAATTGTAAATACAACATTGTCTAATCCTTTCTTTATCAACCGTGCAGTGGCGTGCCCGTTAAGTTTAATTAAGCACTAAATGTTACGGAATCTTTAGACAGACAAATCAATGATGGGCTACCAAATGTGGTACTGCACGCTAAATACACGGTTTCATCTACAAGATCTGTCAGCGTACATTCAAATTTGCCGTCAGCATCATAGCACCAACACGACCACTTAGAATTATTTGTTTCCAGTTAATGATCTGATCTATCTTCCTATCAATAACCACAGACACCATGTCAGTTTCTATTGCGCGGATTATTTGATCTAACGCTGAAATGGCCTCGAGTTTATATGGTTTATTGGTTTCAGCACTGGTAACTTTAGATAGATCGCTGGCTATCACCTCTATATCTTTCATGAACATATTATAGGCACGAGATTTGCAATGATTTTATATAGTGCTAAATTGTGGTATTGTGTGAGTATTATATATGGATAGGAGGTTGTATGACACAAATTTTAGCTCCGTTTACAGAATTGGGTTATCCTAAAATTGCTGAGGATAAACCATACTATCAGCAGCTACTAACACCAGAATATGTACAAAAATTAGCGGCTGCTTTACAGGTAAAATTCCCAAACGCCACATTTAAAGTATATGAATCTGGAATGATAAATTTCAAGGGTAGATATTTCTCAAACATCTTGGCCATTAAACCAGAAATCAATTTAACATTTGATGTTAGATTAGATGGGCAAATTAAAGATGATACGGGGACTATATTTAAACCATTCGTTGCCACCAAAATAGTGTTTCCTGACGATAATCCGGCAGAATTAGCTGATTGGGTATATCTAGAGACGCAGCGTAAGATGAAAGAAGTTGAAACACAAATGAGGCAGGCCCGATAATGGAACAAACTACTTTAGCGGAAATTATGAAGCACCACTATCAATGCGGTGGATTTGAATTTACTAAGAGCGATGTACAATCGAATGAAAAAGGTGAAAAGTTCATTAGGTATCGATGCCTAAAATGCAAACACGAAATTCATGAACGACTTGATGTAGTTAATAAGAAGGCAGCATAGTTTATAATTTTATGGTAGTGCCTAGCTCCGGTAGGTAGGTATCCCTCCCCCCTCTATCTACCGGGGCTAGTTATACACGTTTCCACAAACACCACCACTTTATTGGTTCATAAATTTGTAAAAATCTATCTTGAAGAACTGAAGATTTATGAAATTGCGTGGCTTCCACGATAACACGTTTATTTTGAAATCTCATTTTAAGGTGGGCGGCTTAACCCCCGCCCTGGGTGCCAACGACAACGGGGCTCAACCCCGCTGCCGAATCTTACAAATACTAATGGTGGACCTGCTGGGAATTGAACCCAGGTCCGATAATCTTTTGGTGGTGGGCACTACGTGCGTATCTCGTGTACTCGTTTTTCATCAATCCTCAGCCCACTGAGCAAGCTGATCCAGACGATTACCTGTCTGTTTGTTTCGATTATTGCCGCGCCAGGACCAACAATAACCTAGCCTACTTCTTTTCCCGAGTCAATAGTAGGTGTCTCTTCTCGGGTCCTCTTACGCGGCAGCGAGCTGCCGCGTAACAGGTTGCTCAACATCAGAGTTGGCAATTAAACGCTGCCTTGCTTTTTAACGAGGCTGCAAGACATCCCCGGCACGCTCCCATTCACCTCCGTATCATCGTCGAAACCGTTCAGGCCCATAAACTTTTAGTATAATACCACAACCCACCATGAATTACTAGATTATTTAACTTTTCTTACGATATGTCTTGAAGAAATGTTTGACTTGAGTTCGTAGACATTCCTGGCGCATTACCATCACGTGGAATATGCCAAAAGCATGGATATCCAGTATGTTCCAAAATAATATAATCGATGATTTTTGTCGATAGATTGTACTTACCAAACTTGGCGGCCTCTTTTCTAACAATTTTTTGGATATTCATTTATTTTCCTTTTTGGTTTCCGGATTCATCGGGTAGTCTCCCTTCCAGACACGCATCCAGCGTATCGTACATTTCAACAGGTTTCTGGTAAGTCTTGCTCGGCAATGCCCGCCAAGCCCTAAGCGCATCCACGATTTTATTGGCGGCCTTCAGCGCAGACTGGATACGCAAGAAATTTGCTAGAATGTCCGCATATGGGCATCCATCATCGTGCGCGTAGCTGTCGCACCCCGGAAGATACGGCGCATCTGCCGCCACAATCGCTCGCATCTGGTCATAGTCTTTTGTTTTGGCGGCAAGCTCGGCCTCGAGGTCTTGGTGGGCGTCACCCATCTGCCTCATTGCGTCCGCTCCGCTATCAAGCATAGCCCGCAACTGGTCACGCTCTTTCCTGGTGGCTTCGAGGCTGGCGCGGAGGTCGATTACGCGCCGCACTGACCCAAAGGATTCCTCAAAATCAGACACATTTTCTCCGTAGTAGAAACGCCTCCCACAACAGTCGCATTCCCACCGCGGGTTTTCGCAGGTCCCAGGCCTCGGCTCGTCAAATTTATACACCACACGTAGACATGCACAGCTAGCGGTACTCATGCGTCTCCCTTCGCGATTTGGTAAATCAACCGTTCTATCTCTGCCTTTGCCTCTGCCAACTCACCCCGCAACTGGTCACGCTCTTTCCTGGTGACTTCGAGGCGTGTGCGGAGTGCCTTGATGGCTATTAGCGGGATGTTTCCTGTATCGTTGTTGAGCACGTCAGCATCGCGCAGCTCATCGCATATCTCTTGCCATCGCTCGGGCAATCCATGAATTGCGTGCCACGCCCCACAGTTACAAGCCGGGACATCACACATCACAAATCCGTTATCAAACAGCACGTCCCGTAGTCTTTCCACCCTCTCCCGTTGCTCAATCTCAGCCGGTGAGCCGTGACCGCACGCGCAACACCAAGGCACAATGCCCTCCAAAGTGTATTTTACCACCCCGCACCGCTCGCACTTCGTCGCCTGGCGCGGCTCGTAGTTGTAGCCGTTGAACAGGGGTGGGACGTCATCAACAAGTCGGTAGTGCCCAGGACATGACCACCCAACGCAACGTTCGCCAATAGCGTTTGGATTATTTTCGCGCACTACCTTACCACACACATCGCATTTTAACGTGGTCATTTTCACAACCTCGGAGCTTTCGGATAGTGTTTCCGCACAATGTCGGCGCATTCCGGCAATGTTGCAAACCTGGCGGCACTGGCGGCATCGGTGGCATAGGCGGCGGCATATGGGGTGCCTTCGTAATAAAACGGATCGGTTACGGGCGGATCTAGTAGGAATTGTCTACGGACCCCTGTGGTGCAGCGCTGTGGGCTGAGTGGTGTAACCCTTTGAGCGAGTTCCGCCGCAAGCATTCTGTCGGCATGTTCTTTTTTGGCGCTCATTTTTCCTCCAAGAGCTTGCGGGCCTCTTTTGCGTGTTTCAGCGCATTTGATACCACGCAAAAATCCAAATCAGAGCACGGCAGCAAATGCTTTCTGAGCACAACCGCGTCATGCCCTTGTAGCCCGTCAAGGTTTTCGATGGCCGTGCAAATATCGGATATCGCCTTCCGCAACTCCTCATTTTCGTCGAGCAACTGTATTACCTTGTTGCTGTCTAGCGTTTGGCTGTATGCAACCGGATACCCACAACTATCATGCACCCCGTTCTCCTCAACACAATCGCCAGGTACCCAAGACCTGCACCGAAGACACCACCATTCTTCTGTGTGGGTTTTGTTTTCGTCGCACAACTCCCGCAGATTGGCGCGTTCGGTGGGGGTCATGGGGCTACCTCGTATCGGGAGAATGTCAAATGCAATGGAACGCACGGGACAATACACAGCCAGACATCAAGCACTGAAATATCGGGCTCGATATGAGTCCGTTTCCAGAATAACCCAATCCAGAAGTCCTCTAGTTTGAACTCGACTCGATATGCCCAGATCATCTCTTCCTCATTTCTTATTTAGATGCAGTCTTTCGCAACTTCATCCCAGTCCACCACGACACTCGACGCAATCCTTCGACTGGATCGACGTAGAACCACGCCCCCTTCGATTTGAAGACCGAGCCAGGTTTATGGATGGCTACAGAGGCATTGCGCTTGTCTTCTATCGCGGCTCGTAACCGTTTTTCGTAATCAATCGTTGGTATCTCGGATAGAAATTCTGAGCCGTCATGTCTGATTTCTTGCATTACCCATTTCCTATTCTAATTCTTGCATGGCTTTATGTGCCTTCAGGATTGCAACTACATCACCACTCGCCATGGCTTCGTCGGCCTGTTTTAATGCAATCTCGATAACACGTGCGCCAAATGTTCCTGCTGGCCCTATACGCTTGTATTGGATCAACAAATCCCTGCATCTCTCTTGCTCTTTCGGAAATTCTTCACCGATTGATGACATTTGATTTCTCCTTATTGGTGGCCGGTCGTCAAAATCGCGGGGTTAACGATACCCCACCGATCACTCTTGATCCCGTAATATGCGTTCCATGCCCTGCGAAACTCTTCACCCCGAGAATGGCAATGGCTCACCATCTCCGCCACACACCCAGCCATGAAACCCGTAATACCACCAGCTCGAATGTTGTCATCTGCGGCATCGATGAGCTTGTAGGGTGTGTCATCCGTGATTGGTGGCTTCGCGTGCTCAGGCTCATCGAGCATTCGCATGACTTCCTCAGCCACCAGCACGCAGCATCTTCCATATGGATCTGAATTGTTATCTATCCATTTCTGCCAGTCCTCGGGTTTGATAATTGGCATGATACGATGCTTCCTACTTTCCAATTTAGACACTAGGAATTGAATTTATTTGCTGCCTATATTGTGCCCTGGCACTGGTAGCCCAATCATCCTCAGTACCCAAGTCCACAATATATTGGTCAGAAAACGGGGGATTGTACCATTCCAGGACACCACCTTTTCTAAAGTTTTTACCCCACATCGTGGTCCCATAATAATTCTCCCCAGGTTCTCGATAGGCAGCTACGCGCTCTCTTTCAATAAATGACATTAGTGCTTCTTGAGTTTCAGCCTTTGCTACGGGTTCCACGATTTCAATATTGGGTGATTGCATATTATTTAATAACAGAACAAACATTTTGATCTCCACGATATCAATATATCGTCTAAATATAAGCGTCGGAACTTGTCGGTATATTGATATATGTTGGCACGACGCCTGCAATCTACTGATTATTAGGAGGTAATATGACATTTGATTTTGAAGCTATGAAACAGAAATTTGACGACCAAGTATTTAGCGAGTATCGAGTAACCCTACATTTGGTAAATGCGGTGGGCGGGACCCCAGCCAATCCACAGATGATCGAAGGATGGATCAATGCAACGTGCAAGGCTAAAAGTGCTGAAGACAAGGCCAAGATTGTGGAAGCCACGGTCCAGGAACTCCCGGAAGTGGCCGACGACAAAGAAACCCGAAGTTGGACAATTTTCAAACGCGATGATCGGGGGCTTTATATTGAAGGCCGGTGTATCAAGAGTGGGCTCAAGGAAGCGGCTAACATTATCAAGGATATGGTGGGAATCAAGGCATTGAAGAGCAAAGTCGCGGACCAGGTATTCGTGGTCGAGGATCGATGTTACTTTACCCGTAACGGAGAGCCGATCAAAGAGGTGGGTCAGGAAGAACGGGCCATTCATGTCATGACGGCCAGTGGACCCCGAAACTCGTTGAAAAAATTTGACATCCTACATGACGTGGAGGTTACATTTACGGTTAAAATGCTGTGTCGAGGAACCGTCACCGAAGAAGCTCTTGGATTTGCAATCCTGTATCTCCGGGATCTTGGGATAGGGTCAGACCGAAGCCAAGGATATGGGAAGAGTCGGGCCGTTGAATGCGTAAAGGTCCGGTAGACAAATCATATGACAAGCCGAACCATTATGAGCCGCGCCTATATGACGTATCCTTCCCAGTCGAAACGACCCGGTTTGACAAGTCGAGTCGCCTCGACCTCGACCCGACCACATGGGTCTATCCCCGCGACAATCCCATCTTATCCGGCCCGGTCGAAACTCCCCAGACGACATACCTCATCGACGCACATCCATTCAGGTCATTCAACAGATCGTGCGATGCCCATATCCCCCACCACGCGTTTACGCGTGGTGGGACAAGGGATTACCGGGAAACGGGACCCCAATATCATATGGGTCCACAATACTAAATTCAGCGTCTTCGAAGTCGGTAATCCAGAGATCTAGGTCTTGAATCTTAGGAGGTTGTGGGATCTTCTTTGGACATGATAGACTCCTATGGTAATGTTTCGACGGTATTACGTGTGAGTTCTTGGTTATCTAGACGACGGATTGCTTCGTCAATATGAGGGGATGTGGGGCCAGCTTCAATGCCATGGGCCTGTAATTTCTTGCTTAATACCTCGGGGGGGTCGGGGGACCCCACCAAAGTCAGTTCGAATTAACTACTTAGCCACCTTCACGGGACCCACGGGATGGCTGGCGGGGGACCCACGGGACAAGTCCTGCACGATACTGTACAAACGTTCAATGGTGGGGTATATCAGATCATATAATGTGTGTGAAAAACTGATTGACTGGCTTACGGTTAGCGGTTTATCGCGAACTTCGACAATACCATACACTGCAACACATGTGAGGTAAAACATGACAACGTATAGCAAGGGACGAGCAGGCACGAAAATTGCAGTTTCTCTTATTGTGGTGGGCAGACCGTGTGACCCAAGATCAGTGGTCACGGTAGCGGTACACGGTAGATATAGTGGTAGTATAAGGAAGACTGAGGTTCACCCCTTGAACCTCAGCTGACCTTATGTCGTGGGTTCAGAGTCCCTAAACCCGACCCTTCGGGGTCAGAAAGGCCAAGGAGTACCATGCAAGCAACCCTCAAAATCGAGAGCCGTTCAAGCAACCAAGACATCGAGGCCTTGAAAGCCAAGGAGCGCGAGCTGAAAGCGGTCGAGCGATCTCTCAAGGCCGCTCAGCGACTGGCCGATTGGGAAGCCGAAGTAGCAGCCGTCAATCCCCAGTACCAGATCGGGAGCGTTCGCCGAGCCACCGAAGAAGTGTCGAGTCTCGGTCATTGTCATGGCCAGGTCTGTGAGATCATGTGCCAGGAATGCGGAGAGCGTCGAATTGTGAACCTTCAGGATGCTCGGCAGTGCCGATTCTGCAAGCACTGCAAAGCCACGGTCAACCAGGTCAAGGCGAAGGCCCATCGGACCACCAAACGGTTGTCCGGTCGGACAGTCGCGGACCTGGAACGGGACATCGAAGCCGCCCGAGTCCAGCTTGAAGCCATGACCGCCGCCAAGGTTGCGTAGCTGAGACAAGTCTTCAATCGGGAGGGCGCAAAGCCCTCCCCGCTAACCCGCCAACGCCCAGTCCCAAGCCTGGGGTGAAATAGGGAAGAGGGGCGCGAGACAAGTCTGCAAACAACCAACAAGGAGGATACCATGGAGACGATATTCTCATGAAAGTGGGACATGAGGATTTCAAGGCCGCTCAAGCAAGAGGTGACGCACCAGCAGAGGCAAGGCTCTTTGCTCGAGATGATTTCCTGTACGACATCTGTGTTGACGTCATTGGCTACTGTGAAGACAAGAAAGCAACCCTTTAAGGAGGATACCATGAAGAAGTCCAAGAAAGTCCGTAGACCCGTTGACACTACCCGTGAAGATGTGACCCGGCCGCTTATTGACCCCGATTTCCTGGGTGGTCTGACCCTAGTGGAGGCAAAGCCCAAGGAGGTGATAATAGACCGGGACTTTCTCCGGTCCATGATCCACTGGTCATAACCGGGACCTAGACATTTTCCGACCGTGGACCCGGATAATCTCCGGGATCTGGAGATTTCTAGGTTGCAGTTAACCTTACGACCACGAGCCGTCGATGTCCCAAGATACCACAAGATGTTTGGCTTGGCATCCACGGTGCAGCGGTAGGGGGGGTGGGGGAGTCGGTGGTGTGGTCGCCCTGAATCCTAGAAAGGGTTCAGGGTAACACAGCGAATAACAGCTGTCAAGTATTGCTGAAAGGAACCATGACCCGAGAACGAGATGTCTGACCCATCCGGGAATTTCCAGTTCGACGAGCGGATTATCAAGTTCATCGAACTAGCCATGAAACAGGAAATTGAACGTGTCAAGAGAGGAGAATCATGAATCTACCAAAACCCTGGACCCGTGACATCATCCGATACTCGGCTACCATCGCAAGGGCCGCTGTGCCCGTGGGAGCCTGCCAGCACAAGCCCGTGAAGGCAGGTCGATGGCGGGTCAAGCGACCCCGGAGACCAGCAGGCGTGTGTTTTGCAATGTCAGGACCAAGTACCGGGGACCTGACCGACGTGGTAGAGCTTGGCCTCAAGCTAGCCCAAGAGGCGATGGCTCGAGGTGATCGGGACTATGCAGCGGCAATTCTGAATCGGATCGGAACCGTGAAGCGGGACTATGAAGTGTTAGCCAAACAACGGGAGCTGGTCTCGCTATGTCGCCAGCTCCATCGCATGGGAGGATAACACGTTCTGCGTTCTAAGCATTACTCTTATCTTGATCAACACTATTAAGACACAATAGTCTAAGTGTAGTGTAGTTCACCAATATATTGTCAGCGTTACCAGCCGGTAACATACCGGATAACGAGTCAAATATGCAAATGGTTGCATATTGTAAACGATCGTTTACAAAGTGTCAACGACCGTTGACAACGGGCATGTCAGCGTTACCAACCGGTAACACGCTAGACATGAAAGACGTTTCGAATATGTCTCGTCTGGGGGTTATGGCTGGGAGGTCGCTAACATGATACCTAGACCGGGGGTCGCCGGGGGTCTCGACCTAAGATTGCCGTCAACACTTTGTGAAAATATCGTGTGACCCCACGGTCATTACCCTGAAAACCGTCACATGACCCACATATCTGGTAACATACGCTACCATACAATGTCTTAATATTACGGTAAACCCAACCCACAATAATTACCAACCACTAACCGGGAAACCATAATCCCCAGTTAATGGTGTTTAAACCACCCAAGGAAGGAGCTAAGTCATGTTATTTACGTTGACCGACCACCCGCCGTTCACCATTATAAAGCCTGCAATTTTCAAACAAATTACCCGTCTATTGACTAAGGCGGCCAATCATGGGCTAGAGATTGCTGAGATCCTTAGTGAAGCGTCAGATACTCAAGTCGCCAATATTGCGAGCTACCAGGGGATGCCCGAAGATGAGTGCTGGTACTTTGGCTTTGAATTCTGCCAAGAATGGGTACCAAGTTTCAAACATGGTTTCAAAGCCTGGGTTTATACCCATGATATGGTTCACTACATCTTCGTCAATAGCCAAGAACCACTGATTGTCCGGCGCATCAAACAGGAGATCGAAAAATTGCAGGATCCACAATACGGTTTAGACGCCCAGGAAACCGCGCTATTGGGTAAGGAGCTACCTTGAATGGTTATCGGATTGTGTGGACTGTATACCCGGTGAACCAATTCCAGGCTCGTCTCCTCGAGGATCTAGCGTCAGATTATTCGCCGGTATTATAAACCACGACCAGGGGCTTGGTGCCATCATAGGTGCCCGCCGACGCGTCAACGCCACTGGTACTAGTCCCCAGTTTAATGGTCGGGGAGGCTTGTCGGGTATCACCGAGATATACACTCTTGACTGCCGTGGTGGCTTGGATATCAGACGGAAGACCCACCACATTACCATACCCAATTACCACGACATCCGTGGATGGCGTACCACCGGCACAGCCACTCAACACGCAACTGGTCACTTGGGCAAAGATTTTGGTGCCGGTTAGTGTCTTACCCGCACCCGCACCATTGGGTCTCATCACTTCAACGACCGGACGACCCGCAGGATCCACACCCGTAATAGTTAAGAGACCTGTACACGAGTTATTGGTATCTGTCAGAACTGCCGTGATGTTGCGGGCGACATCCGGCTGACCAGCAATCGTTAATGGGCCATTAGCCCAGTTGGTAGATGTCACGATACCATCGGTATCCGCGAGTTCTGGAGCCATCAAGTATCCGGACACCACCAATTTAGTACCTTCCGCGACATCTGTGGGATCGGCAAGGCTTAAAACTTGAATCGTCCCAGCAGCCACTAGTTCTTTAATAACAGGGCTCTGATTCACGGCCTCAATGGTCGCTACATCTCCGATATCAATGGAACCACCGGTTGCAATGTTTCGACGGATAACGTTTACCCCCAACGTAACATCGAGCGACAATGCTTGGGGTGCCATATTAACAATCAATACTTTAGCCATAACTTCCTCCTGTACCAAATAATAAAATATTAACGGTTTCTAGATATGGACCAAGCACACATGTTTAGCTTGGCACGCGTTCTGCACTATCTGGTGGTATGCAAGCGGAGCATACAACACTAAATTTACTTCCGCTAAAAGGAGCCAGCAATGTTTATCGAATCAGCGGTTACTAGTGGTGTGGTGTCGGATCTTCAGGCGATCAAAGTAGAAGAGCAGAAACTGAAGGCTGTTAAACAGGCACTCCGGGAAGCTGAGAAGCTGTACGCGTGGGAAGCCACCACCAAGGCCGTTAACCCACAATATATGGTAGGTAGCCGTCGTCAGGCAACTGACGATGATCTTGCGGTGTTGGAAAACACCCATGGGGTGGTGTGCGTGATCACGTGCCGGGAATGTGGGGCTGAGCGCATCGTGAACGTGCAAGACGCCAAGCAGACACAGCTTTGCAAAGCGTGCAAGGAGAAAGCTAACCGAGTAAAGGATCAGATTCGACGGGCCAATAAGCGGCTGGCTGGCAAGACCAAAGAGCAGCTCGAACAGGAAATCGCGGCAACCCAGGCTCAGCTCGAGACCTTGAAGGCAGCAGTTGGATGAAAAGATATCGAATGACTGACCAACAGTTAAACCGGATCCTTGATGCCTGTAAACCGGTTCCGTATATGGTGTTCGGCGGCATGCAGCCACGTTCACCACAACAGAACGCCAATGATGCTTGGCGTGATTTGGGACATGAAATGGGGTTTGATTGGACGACCGTTCGACCAATCGGAGCGGACATGCATGACTTTGAGGCATTACCAGTAGAATAGCAACGTCTTGATGGATGTCTGGGGTGGTCCCGGCCAGTCATTAAGACCCAGGGTTGGAAGGAGCCTGTTATGTCACAAACCACTAGTTTCCGTCGTCCCGTGGATCAACTGTACACTTGTCGGAAGAACCGTCGTCATTTGGTGAATCGCCGTGACACACTGGTGAGTGAGCTTGTAAGGGCAGCTAGGGTCGGAGATGTGGAGCGAGTGCCATTTCTGAGAAATGAGGCAAATCGGGTCAATGCTATGCTGGCCGACATCTCAGAACAGGTCCAGCAATTGACCAAGACCGCCCGGTGACTATAAAAGAATGATATGGGCCGAGTGGGTCCACCAAAGTGTTGATGTGCCTGGGTGCAGGAATTTGGTATACTGAACAGTCTTAAAAACTGTTGCCCGTAAGGGATTGAGGGATCGTGCCCCTCCCCAGGCACCAACACTTTATTAGAAGGTTGACAGGATGCTTAGAAAACGATGGCTATACGAACACCGAGAACTTAAGGGGAATTTCAATGTATGAATATGTGTGGGTTTGGGATATAAACAGCTGTCAATGGACTCGAATATTAGTCTTTAATGTTAATGGCGGATCATGAAACGAATCAGTCACGAGGAGTCATGAAACAACGAAGCGTTACATTCTCGATTACAGTGTTTGAGACCGTTGAATCTGGTGAAGACACTATGGATCTAGGTGATGGTGAAATTGAAGTGGTATTCACTGGCAAAATTCTGCCTGGCATGTGCATTGCTGAAATGGCAGCAGCCTTGCGTCGAGTGATCTTATTACTGGTAAGCTAGTAGATATCTACACATGTAGCTAGGAGGATCCATGAAAGTCAAGAAATGTCGTTACATGGAACAAGCCCGCACCTGGCAAGAGCGTGAGGTAGGTTGCCCACTCGATCATTGTCAGTGTGGTACCCATGATGTTGATACTAATGACATGGATTACGTTCTCTTGAAGAAAGCCGGTACAGAGATGAATGGTAAAAAGTGGAAAACAGCACTTGATGAGTGGCTTAAAAAGGTAAGAGATTAAAATGAAACCTGAAGAATTTAAGTTTTGGTGTGTAACAACCCCAAAATCATTAGAATCAACAATTGATGACGTTCTATTTTCGACAGATCTCCGGGGATTCGCACTACAAATTCTTGGCGGTCTTGACCATAAAAACATCATATCAGTAACAATGGACTATGAAGAGGCAAGAAACCGAGCCATGAAGGTACTTGAAGGATGGAGGATTATGTATGGGTGAACTATATGACGATTTGTTGGCGGCAGGGTGTGAGATGGATAACCACGAATCAGATCTGTATGTCCGAGATGTACAGATGGCTCGAGACATTATTAGGCTTCATCAATGCATGGGTGAAAAGAGAACTGTTAATAGATTCAAGTCATCACTTGACGGTAGCGATTGGTTGGACATTCCATTCGCATATCTACCGTGGTGGCGAAGAAGGGTGGGATAATGCTCTGCCCAATTTGCAAAACGACTCTTGTTCCTGGATCACAGAAGAAGTATGAAACTTTGGCCGACCATGTTTGTAATCCAAATGGTTCACCATCATTACGCGATACTTTCAACTGCCCCAACGAATCTTGTGAAGCTTGTAAAGACGGGATCTTTTGGGCCGATGATGGCGAAGGATGTTATGGTGACCTTCGTAAGAAGTATCCATGGATTGATAATAACGATCAACCGTTTGATTCTCCTCACCGCGCTATCCATTTTCAGTATAGCTACCACGACGAGGATCGTTCATTTATAGTCCATCGTAAGGTCAACTACGAGTCTAACGATCATGGCGATAAAGTAGGTAAGAAAGTACGCTACACCCTATCAATCAGAAAAGACGGCGGTTACGTACACTACATATCAGGGATTCATATGTTTTTGTATGGTATGCGATGTTTCTATCATAACAGAAAAACCCATCTTGAAGGAAAGCCTTGGAAGTCAGTAGATGGTCAAAGTTATTGGAGTCAGCAGATACTTGACCAGATCAAACGTGCTGATTGGCCTCGAGCTGAATGGTGGCGTAAGCTTGAAACCTGGTGGATCATGACCTTTCATCGTAAATTTGTTGATGAAATCAAGAGAGGATGAAATGGATTACGAGAATGATATGCGTGGAGGCTATGATTGCCTCGACCACCAATATGTAGACGGTCATTGTGGTATCTGCCATGAAAGGGAACGTTCAATGCCTTGGATCAAGTGTCAGTATTGCAAACGTGAAGCTGCAAAAGAGCAGACGTGGTGGGTTTGTAACGTTTGTGGCTTTAGAGTATGCTGCGACTGCGTTCATCGACACACGGGTTCATACTCACATGGCGGATCCAAGTGTAGCCAGTGCGATAATGGTCAAATGGAGCTAAGACCCAATGGATAAAACCATGCAAACAAGAAAACGAGAAGGTGGAACTATGGAGTTCTGGCCTAAATCTGTGGGTGAAAGGATTGCAGCATTTCGTAATGTGGTGGAAAATAAGTCATACGCTAAAATTGATGGCTGTATGATCGATCTATTCAGCGCCAACTATGTGGTTCAAGTCTATGATGCGCTGAACCCAATCAATCGAGAAAAGTTTATGACTCTCGTAGCACCAAAGGCCGTCAAGGTCGCATTCCAACTGGTTAAGTAGGAGCAAACATGCGCTACACGTTTGAGCTTTCATACCATCATAACAATCCAATGCCATCCAGTAACTTCACAGTTGTGGCTAAAAATAATGCCGAGGCAGTGGCCAAAGCCTTCTATCTAGCGATGGAGCATCTGTGGGGTGACAATTATTCGACAAGGAAGAGTTTTGCTCAATCATTTCCAGTCAAGTATCAGGAAATCGTGAAATTTCTCAAATCTAAGGAAACGACCCACATTTTCAAGTTGGATGACCAAGAGATGGGTGAGACCTGGTATGTCCATGTATGGAACGAATATGACGACCATGTGTACAGTGATGGTAAACCTGGTGGTTGGAATCGTGGATTTGGTGCCGGTGGTCCGGAAGAAAATTCTACCGATAAACACGAAAATGTCTGGGTTCGCCAGATTAGTCGGGGAACACCAAAAACTAAGGATCACTTGATTGCCGGTATTCAGGGCATGGTATACAACTTGAATAAGCTAAGCCATAAAGACCTAATAGCAGTTTACAATCTGTTGACAGCGAAATCAAGGAACAGGAATATGACGAAGAACTGGAGGACGAATGATCATCGATAGAGAGCGGTTGATGGCCGACATTATGAAGTCCGAAGACGCTATGGAATCCTGGAATTCAGGCGACTACCACCAGGCTATTCTAGATGTCTGTTATGAGGCGTGGAATAAAGAAGACAACAAAACATGGGATTATCGGGACATGATTAGCTTTACCCGTTTCACCTATGGTAGCTTCCCGGAACTCATTGTTCTGGCCGGTAAGTATAATCAACAAGTTACTAATGGGGGGCATGATCAGCTTTTCAGCAATGGGTACGGGGACGGTGTGGGAGGATGTTTTGCTAAGCACCGTGAAATTCCACTTCATGATCGGATGATTCGATTGATCATTCCACGAAGACTGGGATGAAGAAACACAGGGAGTTGAACCATCAAATTTTTATTTCGCGGCGCATACTAAAAAATCACTACCAGAAATCTGTGTAACTTGGTACAAGTATCCTGGTCGTGGTATGGGGGGACATGAAGATCTTACCTTCAAGCAGGTGCTTCAAATTGGTTTGATTTGTTTGGAGGCTATAGGAGAAACATGAAAATCTGGAGCGCTAAGATTGATGGTGTGGGGAACCACATATTCTTAGACGATACCAACCAAATGAATGAGGCACAGGTTCGAATTGCCATCTACTACATTCTATTCGAGACATCTGGAAATATGTACAAGCGACCACTAGTAAAGCTTGATTTCATGAAAGACGACCAACAAGTCCAAATATCGGTACAGAGTCTTAAATTCTGTCGCGTTTACAAGCTCCTCAAAATCGAATAACAGTACATATTGTTTGGCTTGGCACGTGCCGTGCACTGTTTGTAGGTATGCAAATAACACACCATACATATGAGTTTAACAGCTTACAGGAGGTAGGGGATGCGCTGTGACCAACCAATGGGTTTGAATGAGCGGGCTCGAGCCATCGTTGTCTCGCAATACCGCAAATATCAGGACAAGATAACACGAACATATGAAGACGGTAAGACTGCAGAACTTACTCAAAGTGGACAAGAAAGTCTAGTCAAGTATGAGAAGTGTGGGGAATACCACGGATTTGATTCCCACGACTTGACTCGATACATACTACCCAATGGTGATGTTTACGAAGAGTTCGAGCAAGCAAGTCCATGGTCTAGTGGTCCATGCATGTTTCTAGCATTGAAAGATAAAAATGGAGATGTGGTCAAAGAATCCATATGGACCGATCAAGAGATTGAGCAGGCACTTTAGATAGGAGGATTAGATGAGCGCAGCCACGAAGTTAGCTCCGGTAATAAGCTTAACGAAACCAAACCGAGGTAGTACCAAAGGTGGTGCTCCAAAATTGGAAATTAAAGGACTCGAGGCCGATGTCGCCAAGATGCGACAACGGCACATGCAGATTGAAAGTCTGGAAACCGAACAGGCGCTAGATGAAGAAAAATTGTTGACCACTGTGAAAGAGCAACGCCTCTCTTCAGAAGTTGAAGGTCAATTCTATAAGAATGTTTTGGTCGATAGTGCTGATGGGATTCCAGCCAAAATTGTGTTCAAGAACATGTTCAAGCAGATTGATTGCTGCCACGAACCAGAACTGCGAGAACATCTGAAGAAGTGTTATGACCAACTGTTTGAAGTAAGATACAGCGTGAAGCTCCGAGAGAACAATGCGGTAACTTATGAAAAGCTTAAGCAATTACTCGGAAGCAATCTTGAACTATTGTTTGAGGTAACACCGTTTATTTCACCGAGAGATGAGTTTATGGAGAAACGATCACAGATGCGGGGATTGTTGGATAAGAAGACAAACGCGGTCCTGGATTCAGTAACCGAACAGGCACAGTACAAGCCTTCTGTGAATTTTAAATAGGCATGATTGAAATTAAAGGACAGAGAAATATGAAACTACTGGTTAGCACTCATAATACTCAAGGCCTGCGTGCTTCAGACTTCTGTTTTGTACCAGATGGAGAATTTGTGCTTCCATCAATGTTCGTGTGCGATGATGACCTAGACGGTAGCTGTGGGTGTAATCGTGGTATGGTGGGAGCATACTGCCATAAAGGTACTACAACTGTTAAAGTTGTAAACAGCTCGATGTCAAAGACCGAATTTGGTGTGATGGTTGCAAATTCAGTCCATTTGAGGACAAAGGTTAATAATACGGAAGCGCATAAGATCGCACAACGAATGGTCGATGGTATCTTGGAGGCTATTAAACCATTTAAAGTTGGTACTATTCTTGAGTACCGAGCCGGGGAGTTAATACCACGATGAAGATTGTTAATAAAAATCCGATGGAAGAAGTAGTATTGGCCGTAATTGAACAAGGACAATGTTTCCAGGTTTGTGGTGAGATCTATATCAAAACAAATTTAATAAATGGAAACGATCATAATGCGGCTAATCCCGTAAATTTAACGGGAGGTGTGTTAGCTTATTTTAATTCAGACGATAAGGTTCTACCAAGACCGGATTTGATAGTCACAACAAAGGAGAAATAACGATGTCAAGAATGAAGCGAGTCAATCGAGTGGTAACAGTTCAACCAACAGTAATAGACCAGGTTCTATTAAGTGATGGGATCCGACCTATTAATCAGGAATGTGCTCCAGATTGTGCGGAACAACGGGTACCTGAACGAGCAGGTGATATTAGTGTGAGAATGGACGATCCGAAATTCAATCCACTGGTCCTAACGTGTCCATCATCAGTTTCATCAGAACAATTGTCCAGGGAATTGGGTCTTGTAGACGTTACAACTCAGAAAGAGAAACGTTTAGAAGAAGCCGTTCTACCAGCCAAGCAATTTCAAAAATCTTTGAATAAGGCGATGGAAACCAATCAAATGGTTAGCGTAGCCAAGAAGGAGACCAAAATGACCAAGCGAGTTCGTAAGACTAAGACCATGAAGCCCGATTTTTACGCCCGATATCATCATGTGGTGCCGGGTTCAGTACGAGAGCCCAGTAAGGCAGACTTAAAGGCAGTCTCCAACTGCCATGGTCGGGTTTGTGATGTTAAGTGTGTAGACTGTAAGCGGGTATTTACCATTAATACTCAGGACGCGTTTCAATGTTTGCGGTGTGACGAATGTAAGAGCAAACGAGCTAAAGAACGACGTAGTGAGCGCGGCAAGAAGTATTTATTAGATCATATCTTATTGAAAGATTAAGAGATAAAATAGAAGAAATTGATAAAGCAAAAACTGATATAGATGAGATATGGGAATTATTTTGGGAAATGTTTATCGTCACATTGGAGTGTGGAGATCTTGGTCCAGAAGATGTTCCAGATCTTATCAGATTATGTAACAAACACAAACAAGTTTTATATATTGAGGATGATACGTGTGGTTATTGTCACTCATTTTATCCCCATAACGAACAAAAATTTGTCCGCGATTTCATAAAAAACATTAAAAAATCAAAATATTTATCACAAGAAAATAAGCAGTTCATCCTTAAATGCATAAGGAAACACCGATGAACAATAAATGGATGTTTAGATCACTAGATCCTCAGGAAGAGACAGTCTTTCGTCAATGGGCAAGGGACCATTGGGAACCCAAGGAACCTAGTCCATTGTGGCACCCAGTGGTCAGGAATGAGTGGAACCGAATCACCAAGGAGCGATCAAATGAGTGCCAAAACACGGGCTGATCGGATTAATGAATCAGCTGATAAGTTAGTTGATACACTAAAAGCACTGGTAAGATATGACTTCAAGAGCGGTAATGGCTGTGTCTTTTGGCCTGCTAAGACTAGGTGTTTATGTTATTTCTGTGAAGCCTGTCGATTGATCGAGTATATCGACAATAAGCCTCTCACCCTTTAGGAGGATCAATGATTAGTCGAGCCAAGGTGTCCAAGGCCGATGCTGTGTTGGCGGTACTAAACGAGCTTATTTCAGAAGAAGACAAGCACGTGCTATATCTGGAGATGTATTCAAATGGTAGAGAACAGGGATATCACATCAAGAACTTTGATAATCATCAGGCCGTTTCATTCAGTGAAAATCGTTGTTCAGACCAAATAGTGGTGTATCGTGGTAGTCTCGTATTGTTTAATATGCAGGGCAATGTGCCTAATAAAGAAATTTATGAGCATGCTAAATATTTCAAATACAATGAATACACTAAAGCCGCACAGTATATTCATAGTTATCTAAGTAAGGAAAACTGTGATAACGAAACTGATCTACAGGGATTTGGACCATGAAAGAAACCAACATTCACGATAAATTCACGTGCAAGGTTAAACAATTTAGCCACGCGCCTAAGAAGACTCGACTAACCGGTAACAAACGAAATGGTGCCGAATCTGCCCAGCACATCATTGAATTTCCTGGTGGTGCGATTGAGGTATCACGCACTAGTAACAATGAATATTGGGCTCACATTATCGTCAATACTGGACAAGTGATCGATGATTGTGAAGGTCTTTGTTCTGCCCATGGTGAAATTGTTGGGTCACGAATTGATTATCAGGACAAGATTGTAGAAATCGAGAATCAAGACAGAGTACAACAGATCGCGATAAGGATCAAGGTGAGCCAATGACCGAACAAGAATTCTGCGATTGGTTGAGCGAGAAGGTACAACAAGCCCTAGAAGATGATCTGGACAATGGTGATGAAGATGTTCCAGATGTTATATTCAGATCGTTTGAAGAAGCCGGATTAATGACCCGAGACCGAGGATTGGTGGTTAGGTTTAGTAAACCGCATGACGAATTCCAGGTAACAATTGTGAGGCGACGATGATCAAGAACGTTAATGTAAATCGACCAACCAAACGATCAATTACCAGCCGGGTAACTAACATGTCTAACTATATGGGATTACATCTTGAACTTCGTTGGCTTGGTAGGCGTGCTCGCTTAGTCTTTCAACCAACAGACGACAAATTGGCTACTCGAGATATTTCACAGCTGTTAACAACCGCTAAGATGGCGGCACATTTGGATGGGGTTGAAGAAGGATATTATCTGGGCAGCAATTTTGACGTGAGGTAGAACATGAAGAAATGTCGTGTTTTTGTTCCTACTACGCGATACATACCAGGAACCAACCTTGAACGACACGTAGTTCGCTGGGAGTGGACACCAAGAGCATTAATGGTCGTTTATCAAGATGGTATTCGATGTCGTAGTGAGTGGAAAACACTTACCAAGTTTCTACAGGCAGTTCGTCAAGGCCATGAGGGACCTATCATTGAGATAACTGGGAGGGGACATGCCAGAATCTGACCAATTATTGCTTATAGATGACGATCTAATCCAACAATTCAATCAATTGGTAAAGGGAATTGAACCCGGTGATCTAATGATTACCGCCTATGAACGTAAAGATTGTATGGTAATAGATCTCGACGATGAAGAGACCACCCACTTTGAATTCATCCAAATTGGCGCTGAGATAATGGCAACCGCGCATGCAAGTGATAGACATGTCTGGCAATTGCAGTACGATCAGGCTAACGTAGTGTTCTTTGTGTTCGCCAAATCTGAAGATCAAGTAATCAGTATTGTTCAAGACATTAAACATAATTGTGGGTCGGAGATGTTATCATGAATATTCGAACGTTTATTAGGCGGCATCGTCAGGAAATTGACCAAGCAATTAATCAGGTGATATTTCGTTATGATGGACGTGGTGGTCGTGGTACGGTTCCTAATCCACCACCCCGACACAATGACGAGGAACGTCGTCAGTGGATTTTGAATAATGAGGGTCTGTATCTTTGGGCTAAGAGGGAGTGTGGATCATGAAAAAGAAACATAGCTACTACGTTGATATTCCAAACTTAGACAAAGAAGAATGGGAAAACGTTGGTATCTTCAAATCTCGTAAAGAGGCACTTAAATTTGCGAGAGATAAATTTGGTGCTGACAAAGATGGTAAAATAAGTTTGATTAGTAAAACAGAAGATATTGACTTAGAGGGATGAAGAATGAATATGCAAGATAAAATTCTTGATGCTATTCATAAGGTGGCCAAGAAACATAAGTGCGATTTTGTGAAAAATTCATCTTATGCCAATGTAGGAAATGTTTACATTCAACCGATTGGTAAATTTACTAATTGTTTGGCGTTTCACTATGATTTTCAACCATCAAACTGTACTCTACAATTTTACCCCGGCAATAAAGAAGTTGTTGCCACCTGTGGATTCACACATCCAAATTGTATCATGGATTTTTACACTAAGTACGACACGCCTCAGAAAATTGATGATATGCTCGACTGGGTATCAAAACATCTAGGAGAGTAAAATGAAAAATACCGCTAAGGCTTTACATTATAAGAGTAAAATTCATATCAACTGGAATAACATCCTCAAGGAATTGTGCGGCACTCCGTGGGAAGAGGTTGAACCTGGCCGTCGAGAACGTCAAATCTATCTTGGTTCCTGGCTTAATATGTCGCCCAGTGGCAAATATTACATGCCGTATGCGTGTAGTAATGTTGAAGTGTGTCGAGCATGTGCAGAAGCTTCTGACGCACCGTGTGATGAAACTAGCCCGTGTACAGGTTCGACCGGAGACCCATTGACTGGTGAGGGGCATTGCGAAGTGTGTCGTGACGCGGCATGGCAAAAACAGTTAGAAGATGAAGCCAGTGAGTTTGGTTTGTATGTGACTAGTGGAGAAGGGGATCCGTGCGATATCATGATTGGGCAATATAAAGAGGCATAAATCTTGCAACCTCTAGTGTAGGAGGTTTATCATGGAACGTAGAGCATATAGAAGAGAAAATATTGAACTACCCGCTCAGCTCAAACTAGGAGATTGTTTAGTCGATGGTAAAATATGTGATTACTCTGCTGGTGGTTGTTTCTTTTATCCAGAAGTTGGGTATATTGATGGTCGATTTGTGCATACCGATGATGTAGTGGACTCATTCAAAGAAGGCGATATATTGAACGTTGTTGTGTTTGCGTCTGATAAATCTCAACCAGAATTTACGATACCATCACAAATTAAATGGCTTGGATATAATGGTCGTCATGGTTGTGGTGGATTTGGGCTGCAAAACCAAGCAACCATACTACAAAGGGCAGCATAGATGGGCGGTATCAAATATCCACCTAAGCCCATGAGGGGGTGGCCAGGAACAGATCTACACAAACGACTTATTGACGATCCTGAATGGATAGCAGAGCCGAAAATTAACGGAGAACGATGTATTGTCCAATCTGGTAGATGGAAAAACGAAAATGGTAGTCACACTATAAAAATCTGGACTCGCAAGTGTCATATAATGGTAGGGGTGCCACAAATATTACAAGACATACTTAGCGAGATAATGAACGGGACCATGTATTTAGACTGTGAATTGGTTAAGAAGTCTCATATGTGGGTATTTGATATTCCTGGCCTCCCCTATCGACTTAAGGATAGACGCAAACACCTAGAAGATTTTTATGAATATCGTACCTGCACCGGAGATCATAAATTCGTTAAACTAATACCATGGATCCCCAAGGAAACCGCGTACGAAGCTTCCTTGGCCAACGGTGACGAAGGAACTGTATTCAAGAATATTAATTCTCTATACAAACCACAATTCGATCCTGAAGATGAGTCACCGACATGGGTTAAATTCAAGAAACCGGAGAAATGGTAATGCGTAAACACCCACCCACCTGCAAAAAATGTGGTAGAGAAATCACAAACCAAGAAATTAAAAGTTACCAAAGGGAGTGTAATCTAGACTTCCCTTCTATATATGATACGCCTCGTATTTGCGAAGATTGTGCAGAAAGTATTCCTCTACCTCATTCAGATATTGATCTTGGGAATGGAGAATAAAATGGCAGCTAAGTGGCATATTTATGAAAATAGCGATGAATTCGTAATCGCCAAGAAACGTAGGGCTCAGGTAATGGTCTGCGTACCATTGAACTATGATACTGACTATACCGATAAATCTGGAAATAGGGTAGAATATACCCGTAGACTGGTCCTAGCCAAACTCGTAGTTGATGCTCTAAATAAGAAAGGCAGGGTGTAAAATGGCTAAGAAGGATATTCAACTTAAAATACTCAACGGTAAGAATGATACGGTTGAAAAGTATGAGGTATCTGATCTTAAGGCTGTGGTGCCGGAAATCCGTAAAATCGATGAGGAAATGAAAGAACTCAGCAAGAAGCGTGAAGCACTTCATGACATGATTATGGATCGTGTTCGTGCAATTAGGCAAGACGAAGAAGAGCGGGGCATCCTATATAAAACATTCATTGTAGACAGTACTGATGGTGTCCCAGCCACAGTTATGTTTAAGAATGTGTTTTCCAAATTGGATGTGGAAAACGAACCTGTGATGCGTAAAGTGCTTGGAGATGTGTTTGACACTCTTTTCAAGAAAGACGAGAATATGGTCTTGAGGAAAACAGCCTCACTTGATGCGCTGCGTGAAGCGCTGGGTGATAAGGCCGAAGTCTTCTTTGAGACCAAAGAATTCATTTCATTCGAAAAGGATTTTATGGAAAAGCGTGCTGCTATACGCAAGAATCTAAAGCCAAACGTAAATGCACAATTGGACAAATGGATGGCGGATAATCAGGCTAAGCCAGACCTTCGCCTAAAAGGATAAACCATGTCAGCTGCCGAAGAAATGTTGCACACTATTTATAATGAAATTCTTAATAATCATTGGACTTTTGACGACCAAGAAATACAACGAGCCAGCGTGGACAATTTAGAACTTCACGTACATTTGCGTGACAAAGTTATCAAGATTAAGGTGTCGGAGACAGCAAATGAGAAAAAGCAAAGAAGAGTTAATAGATAGATTGAAAGAACTTGACGAGCAGATGTCAATCCTGAAAGAACATGAAAGGTTGTTTAAATGCAAATGTAAAATTTGCCGTCAGACTGGATGCGACGTATTATCCTTTGAATATAAGGGACCAGCACATATTAAGTGTCTTATTCAGCTATCGCGTTCTTCTGCACAACGCTAAATTCTTTCAATGATGGTTGTCTAATCTTTGGAATTCTAGCTTCTGCTGGTGAGCCATCCACATCACGCATTGGTAATGAAATACTGTGCATGTGTCTAGTGCGTTCCCTTAATACAGCGACCTCTATTTTCAATGACTGTATGTCATCATGTATTCTTTTAAGTTCATTGGTAACATCGGACGACAAGTTATCTAACCCCTTAGCCGTAGCCTCATATGAGGCTCTTTGTATTTTCTCTTGATTTTTAGAATCTATGCTATATTGAATAACACCAAATACAAATCCACCAACCGCAACAAGAGATGTTATTAAACCGGCTAGTGCTGTCATATTAATTTTACGCATGTTCCCATCCATTCAAGAATGGATAGCCATTCCGATTGCAATTCCAACGGCTACCCCTACAACGAAAGATATGATTGGAATACTTATTAACAAATTACGCTGATGTGTCGAATCGGGTGGTGTCACCTGCATATTTGGAGCATTTGGGTGTAACACCTCATTAGAGGGTGTTGTATATAACCTACATTTTGGACATGTTGGGCATGAAAGACGCCGTGGTTGATGCGAAATTGTTAATTTATCGCATTGTTCGATTTCAACTAATCCACGAAGTTTGGCTGCTTCAAGTTCAGTTTTACGCAATGATGAATCATCAAGTGTTGAATTTGCAAGTAATATAAAAGCTATCGTGACAATCACTTTTTATTCTGTCGTTCAGTTAAAAGTAAATTATATATATCACGAATTGTTATGGTAAGACCATCAAGCCGTTGATTAATGGCGTCTTGTCTTTCTTTTGACAGCTTTTCAGCAACCACTTCTCTCTGTGATAGTTCGTCTTTCGTAACGAAATCTGTTGCTAAAAGACGCACCATCATCACTGAAACAATAACCGCTACCGGGGTAAGAATACCAATCATCTTTACCCATTTATAAAAACCGTCTTTAGACTCATTTGTCATTGTTACTACTCGTGATATTACTGTGCTCCACATCTGACCACCTGGATCCTCACTTTAAACCAAATAGTAGATGCAAATCATCAAATACCTCTAAATTATTTTACAACTCTGACATTGACATCACAATCTTGGAAATCTTGGGTAGTGGTGCTGTGGGCTCAGTTGATACTGGTTCAGACACTGGCTCTTCAATGGACAATTCGTCTTCTCTGGACTCTTCAGTCTGCTCATCCATGGACTCAATTTGATCGTGGTATTCTTGCATGACACGATCCATCTCATCGGCCAACCGAACCTCATCGGTCTTCAACGACTCGTCTTGGAGAACATATTCAATTTCATCAAAGCATTGCTGATATAAACGGTTTCGTTCCTTGAGTTTGGCAAGTTCATCGGTATCTATGGCACCAGATTTAGGATGCTTAGGTGGAACCTTCATGCCCTTGGGGAGTCCGGATCGTTCCACGGAACGTTGCTGCCTACGTTGCTTGCGCTTCATAGCGGCTTCTTCTTTAGTTTGCTTAGGAGATGAAGCCTGAGCAACGTGTTGACCCATTCCATGCCAATATTCTTGCCATTCCTTCATACTGGCTTCTTTAGAAACCTCTTTCGGCATATCTGTCTTACTAGTTGGCTCCACCATAGGTTCAAATTCTTGACCAGATGATACACATGCTTCAGTATCCGATCCTTCAATTTCTTCGCTTCCTTGGTCTTCTTCACGGTTTTCTTCATGGTTGTCTACTTCTTGTTTGGGCTCAAGCATGTTTGGTGTTTGAACCATTTCTTGTAGAAGCTCACAGATATCTGGTGGCGTGTCTACCTTCTCACCAGAATCTAGTTCAACTCCCATAGCACCTGGTTGAACAATGATCACAGTACCAGCAGTAACCGTACCACGATGTGGTAGTGTAACCTTACTACCAACTTTTATCGACTTTCCGTGTCTATCTCTTACCGCAGCTTCCCTTACGACTGGCTCCGGATCATATCCCAAAACATGATCTTCACCATGTTTCCTAGTCAACATAAATCCACCATCTGCCTGTGGAGTAAGCTCCCACAGATGGTGACCTTGACGATAGAAGCCAGTACCCATTTTTTCAAAATCATTAGGAATATCATTGATACTAGCAACTTTAATCTCAGCAGTCTTTTCCAATTTACTGGCTGTTTTTACCATATTTTTAATAGGTGTCTGGGTAGGTTGTTGAACATGTTTATTGGCACGCTTAGTTTGAACGTCTTGCATTTTGGAGGCAATTCGTTGAATAGCCCCATCGGCCAGCGTACTGGTTCCTTCTGATGTGAGATTACGTTCCATGATATACTCCTTGTATCACCCCCAATAATCCGAGACTAATATATATTGGTAATTGTTAGACTGGTATAGCACATGCACTATCTAGGTGTGTGGAATATGCAGCACAGATTAAAAGAGGTTAATATGAAAAGGAAAATATTGAAGAACAAGATGCTTAATGGGATAGCCACACAATATATTTATAACATGGATAGAGAAGAATTGCTTGATTACGCGATTAAATCAATGGTCAGCGAATTATCTAACATGAAATTGAAAGATCTACGTAACCTGTATACCTTGATATTCGAAGATAAGGAGACAAAATGACCAAGGAAATCAAAGAAGCTTTGGCGTCTGGTGATAGTCTAATTGGATTTTTGGTATGGTTTGATTGTGAAAATGTTAGTGTGACACCATCTAACCTAAAGCAGCTGTTTAATCAGCATGGTCTAGATGAACGACATCTACCACAAGACATCAAACCTAAAAATGCCTTTCAAAAGGCATGTAGATCTGTAATGATTAAAACAGGTGCGACCAGTGACACCAGACGATCTATCACAAAGCTAATCATTGATGGTATGAGTAAGATTGTTTATGGGGTGGTGGATTTGGATGTAAATGAAAAGGTTGAATCAATTGAACCAGACTTTAGTGACCGGGTATGGCTGGACAAGGGAACCTGGAACGTGTCTTGGGATAAGGGGCATAATGTCTCTAAGCTAATTAAACAAACATATGATAAATTGTGTGGTGAATATACCACACGTGATATCTCACGAATGATTGTTGACGCCATGGAAAAAATGGCAGCATTGCGTCTGAGACGTGCTGGTGTGGTATACTTTGTTCCAGCTAAGTTCGAGAAGGATTTACAAGCACTTCAAGGTGTGGTAAATAACGTGGGATCATGCAATATGCAATTGTTTGCATTGGGAGATACTGGTGGATCAAAATTTGGTAATCGAAACAATTTGACACAGGCAGCTAAGAGCCACGTACAAGATAAAGTCGCTGATATGAGAGCAGATATTGCTGAATTGAAGAAATCTATCGAGGATGGAGTTATTAAGGGACAATCGGCTCAAAACAGCATTGATGTACGGCTACGTCGATTCCGTGAACTTAAAGAGAAGTGTGTAATTTTGGCTGACGCTTTAAAAGTCAAATCAGAAATGCTTGAAGGTGAACTGGATGTGGTTGGTAAGTTGATCAGAGAAGAGCTGGTGGTAAATTAAATTTGCGCGATTCGGAGGGGCCATGTTGAAATGTGAAGGACTGACAATCAGACAACTACGAGTCGAATATGGGAAAAATAATAACCTTAAGGAAGTAGATGATATTAAAATTGATGAGGCCATCACTGATTATTTAAATCTCAAACCAGGAACATGGTCTTTGAGAGCATTTACTGCTAACCAATTTGGATTTTATTTCATTTGGTCAGTACAATAAGGAGATGTTGTTATGGTTTACAATCCAGTTGAAGTCAAGATTAACATGAAGAAGGTTACAAACGGTGATAACGAGTATTACATTGGTAATTGTGATATGGAAATTAATCTTCTTGACACGGTACTTAAGTTTTATCCACCAAAAGATGGTGAGAGATTTGGTGTGGTAGTAATTAACACTCATAAAGAAAATCGTAGTATGGCAAACGAACATAGTAAATCAGGTATTGAAGATAATCAGTAATAACCGAGGAGCGTATAATGGCTACCGTAGCGCTTGCCGAGTGCAGGTCCGCTGAAGGCGTCAGTGTGTATCCTAAGATTCAAGAAATCATCAAACAATTGAATGTTGGTTTTTATGAACGAGACACAATCATCAAAGCAACATGGGCTGCTATTTTGGCACGCCAACACATATTGTTGATTGGCCAGCCTGGTACAGGTAAATCACTCGTCGCGGATAGTATTTGTAAACGTATTGGGGGTATGGAATACTTTCAATGGTTGTTGACTAGATTTTCTACTCCGGAAGAAATCTTTGGTCCAGTAAGTCTCAAAGGTCTCGAGAACGATGAGTATCGACGGGTAACCACTAATAAGTTACCTGAAGCACATTTGAGCTTTATTGATGAAATATGGAAAGGCGGATCAGCGATTCTTAACAGTCTTCTAACGGCCATCAATGAGCGGGTTTATGATAATGGCAAAAGTAGAACTAGCATACCATTAATCAGTGTTGTGGGAGCAAGTAACGAACTCCCCCAAGATGAAGAGCTAGCAGCTTTGTATGATCGATTTATTCTCAGATATAACGTTAAATACATTCAAGACAG